CTTTACTTGTTTTTGTACTCATATTTATCCCTCCTATTCAGTCATTTTTTTTAACAAAATTTTCCCATAACATATCAACATCATTGTAATGTCTACAACAAGCATTCTGTATTCTTTCTATCAACGGGATGAACCATAACTGAGTTATTCCGTAACGAGTTTGAATTATTCTGCATAGGTTTATTTTTATTATCTCCATGTCATCAATACTAGGAGATGTGTTGTTATCATCACATCTATCTAATATTGTTTGAATTGTAGCCAAATAATGATCCATGTCTTAAATTGTTAATTATATTACCATCTCCCATTTCCCGGCGTAAACAGTATCTCCCCTGTCCTCACCCAATGATTCCAGTTATTTTTAAGTTCATCAATATCATACGCCTCAGCCGACTTACCGTTATCAGATCTTTTTATGACCGACATAATACTTTCCGCTCGCACGCTCCAATGACTATAACAGTCTGTCCCGCATCCGCACGCCGTGGCTCTCCCGTTATCGAACTCCCAGACCAGAGGCCGGAGGCCGCATCGTGGACACGGCAACCATTCCATTGGATTCTCCGGCTCCTCATAAGCATCAATACACTTGTACTTATATCTCTCTACCATTATGATCAACCATTACAGAATTGATTTAATCTTTCGATTCCTCATCTCATTCTTATCCTTAAACATCATTATCCTATTAACAATTCCCTCCGATTCCATGTACGTCGAGAATCCATGTATTCTTAGATATTGGATTGCTGATAGTGATTTTTCTAATATTTCCTTATATTCTATATCTGTTTTAACTGCTTTCCCCATGATCTTTTCCCTCCATTTCTTCTAATATGATTTTAACCAGATATACTACCTCGTCTATCTGGTCGTAATAAACATTCACCCCATCAACTTTATCATTGTTTTCATCATATCCATCAACCATCAAATTATCTTCCCCCGATAAATACACGGATGTTATAGATAAACAAATCAACCCGTTATCGGTAAAGATCCTTATTTCAGCCGGAAAATCATCTATATGGCCTACGCTACTCACATCAAGATCAAGTCTCCCTGTTCTCTTGATCAAATCAACCATAGCTCCATAAGCTACTACGTTCGCATTTAATAGCATTTTATTTAATGCATTTACTCTTTCTACGTCCTTCATAATCTCTAACCCCTTTGTATTACATTGTTATACGTTATTCCGTTATCTTGAATTAGTTTCATAAACTGATCTTCGGTATAAGCCAGAGATTCCCCTCTGTTAGCCCTCTCTATATTCTCACTCATCATCCCTATAGCCTGTATTAAGGCTGTTGAGGAGTTGGCTATCAATTTAGCCGCTTCCATTATCCTATTATCGTCCATAATCATATTACTTTAACTTCCTCGTTCCACAAATGTCTTTCATGTACCATGGTTATTCCTATCAAAATCCCGGTATCTTCTCCCCAATATTCAAGTATTTGATTCCTGAATTTGTGACGCAATTTTTGTATTCCTCCCTTGTTTTTATCATAAGAAGAGTAATCTGATAATCTTACTGTCTCCATCGTTTACCTCCTTCATTTGTTCGTATACCAATCTTTTAAGTTCCGGCGTGGTGTTTGTTTCTTCTTATTTTCCCCCATACTTATTTCTCATTTCATTAATATAGCTCATATACCAATCTCTTATATCCTCTTCACTATCCATGCTATACTCTTTATTGAATGGATCGTATCTGATAAACTCCTCTGTTCGGCAGAATGGGCATGGAATCTCTTCCAATGGCTTGATTAGAACACCATCATCACCTACATTATCCAGATCATACAATATGCCATCTATGCAAGTCGCGTCTGGATAATTCGCGCCGAAAAGCGGGAATTCTGGACATGTGTTTCTCATACTTGTACTATTCAAATTCGTTCTCATATTCCTTTCTCCTATCCACTTCCTTTAAATTCAAACCATCAGGTGTCAATATCTTCTTTTCCAACAAATCAAAGAGAAGCATCGCCCTTGACTCCACCTCTGTTTCCCCAAATCCGCTATATACTTCTGTTGGCGAATCGTAGGCATTGTAACGAACATAGGCAGCTTCGTAGTATTCGCTATCCTTATTCGGGAAATATTGTGTCAATTGCAACCAGTCATCCCATATTTTTGATTTACTGATATTTATCATACTTGGTAGTATCTTCCCAAGCTCATGACTCATATAAGCCGGTATGAGGTCGCCTTCTTTTCTATATGAATACCTCATTGTATTTTGTGTAACTGATTCTGTTTGGGATCCCCCTCCTTTCATCTCTTTCACAAAATAAAATTCCGACTCTGAATTTACACCCAACTCATGCAACTTTAATGCAAGCTCATAAGGGCACATAAAATTTTGATATTTCATGTTATTCTATATTTTCGTTTCTGTAATCTCCTGCATAGTCCAACCATACCCTGTAATCATTTCTGTACTTGGTCGCCTTTATTTTCATATTCCGGGATATATTCTTAGGTAATTATATACAACCTTGCACCACAAAGCATGAGCGGACGCCCCGCTTCCCCGACCGCCTTACCCATACACGCCGGCTCCACCGGTAACGCCGCCCATGACATCTTGGATGTCTCTCCCGTAAATCTGATAGTGATCGCCACAGCTCTCAAATGTTACTTGATAGCTGTTTAATCCCATCCTAATTGTCTCGCAATACCTTTCATCTCGCTATACGCGATCCTGTGACATCCAGCAACCAATATATCATTCTTATAGCTATTGATCTTCCATTTGTGACCGGTTGTATCCAATACCATATCGTGTTGGAATTTACTGCCATTATGGAAGAGCTTTATCAATTTCCAAAGTCTCTCAGCTTCAGCTCGTCCTATCTTGATATTCTTGCTAGTCTCAATTATGCCATTCTTAATGCGAAGCCATACGTTAGGCTGGTCATCCTTCAAATAATAATGTGGATATAATTCCAGAATCTTGCTAGACTTCCACATCTCGATCTGTTCTTCAAATTTTTTCTTGCGATCTTCTTTTTCTTTTCTTCTTTTTTCAAAAATTAAAGCCTCTTTTTTCGCCTTACTGTCTTCCCATCTCTGACATCTGGCCGCATACTCAGCCCACGTTCCTTCACCACAAATCTCATCTACTATCACATTGGTCGTTCCTAAAGTTTCTAACGCTTGGTGATTTAGCAACACCTCAAACACACGCTTTAACTCATGGACATATTCACTTTTAATCTTATCCGATTCATAAGATAACTCATGTTTAGTTCCGATCCAGGTGTTTGCACTTTTTTTAAGAAGGCTCTTGGGAGTACCCATATTAAAGAACTCAATATAATCCATTAGACTTCTAAATACTCCCCAAACATCCCTATAAGACAGGCTTGTTCTAACCTTCTTGTATTTCTCGATAACCTCTTTGATAAGCTCCAATCGACTGGTGATAAAAGCCATGCTGCCATCATCAGACATATTATATCCAACAGAAAATACCTTTGAACCAGTTGGTATTGCACTACGAACACAACGTTGATGTTTACAGGTAGAAGAAGAATAATACTTATCGTTAAGCAAATACGCCTTTTCACCACACTTATTTCTTACGATTCTTCCAATCTCAAAATGATAACCATAAGAATAAATACTTCTACCTTCAAAGAAAAGATTACTACCTTTTCCGGATTCTTTCTTTTCATTTGCCCATAAGTGAGCGACCATAGAGTTGTTCATATCAATATTTTTTTGTTATACAATTACAGATTAATAATACGATATACGTTCATTACATCCGACATCTTGAATTTATCAACATCCGTATTCTTAACATCATATGTATATGAGTCAAATAAATTACTTACCGCGTTCAACCAATCATCATCTGTCGGTTCTTCTACCTCATCCATACAATCATACACATCCCAGTAATTCATGAGGATACCGTTGTACGCTATTTTCGGATCAGCGTATTCTCCTCTTGACATAAAGCAGATGTTTTTGCCGGCTTCGTTGCCGGCAACTATCTTTTTATAATCTTCTATAATCTTATTCATTTTTCTGATAATGATTATGTGTAGACTAAAAATTACTTTAACTCAAATTTAATTCCTTCCGGGAGTTGGGAGCGATCCACGTTATTCACGAAATCATCAAACTCTTCCTGTGTGATTTTCTTTTCATAATCACTCCAGTTGAAAGATAAAGTGTTCGTGTGATTATAATATATCACATTATCGGTTGACAATCCATAATCAAATACACAGAGCATTACCTTTTTATCTGTTTCCGCTTTCCTGATTATCTTATCGTGTTGCTCACAAATTTCAGCACGCTTTTCCATCATCTTTGCCTTATGAGCTTCCTCCCTACGTTTTTCGATATTTTCTGCGGAATAATACCCGGCTTTAATACGCTCTTCAATAAGCAAACGTTCCTCGTCCGTTAATATCAAAGTAAATCTTTCCTTTTCTGGTGTATACGGATTTACCCATTTCTTGCCACATAGGTCTTCAAGTTCCGCAATAAGCTCGTCTGATCCACGTTTCCATCTATCCACAATCCCCAGATTGAAAAGCAGATACTTGAAATACATCTTATCATCCACCGCTTCAGATAATTTGGAATATTCCTTGTCTGATATACGTAAATATTCAATAGCCACAGACTTATCGCTATTCTTTATGTGATACATGCCATTTTCCACCGGATACATAGGAGCACCATAATGATTACAACAATGTAATGGTATAAACTTCGCCAATTCCGGACAATGTTTCGCAATCTCATCGTGGCAGCAGCCTCCCATATACTCTTTATATATCCCATATTCGTTTTTCCAACGAATGTCAGCGGTTATACTCCAATCACACATATTGTTATGACAATCATCATCTAACGATATCGTGACTGTTATTCTGTATTTCCTTTTGTTTTCTGTAAAGAATTTTGTACTTAAAAAAGTTAGTTTATTTGCAGTTTCCATATTTTTATGTTTAATCGTTTAACTTATGAAAAATAAAATCGGCACAATTTCCCGGAAGTGTTCCTGCATCATTATATCGATAGAACCCTTCTGTTTCCCAATCCACATCTACCGGATAGCCATCTGCGATGTTCAAGAAGTTTTTTATTTCTTGACATTCTTCTTTACATAATCCAGTATAGTCATCATTTATCAGAGCGCAAGCCCAATAAACTGGAAGCCTGTATCTTATTACCTCTATATTCATAATCTCATCAATTTACAAATTATCAATACTAAAAAAAACTCCAACAATCTATTACAATAAACTCTCCTACTCCATATTCCACAAGTGACTTAAGTGATTCTATCCCATTACAGTGATAGAAAACATTATCATTATCATCATCATTGATGCTTAATGATAATTTTATTGTCGTTCTTTGATCATCCCCTGTGTCTTTCCATACGATCTGACATTCTACGTATTCAGGTTCTTCCCCATTCTTTTTAACGAACTCGAAAAACATAGAATCAATATCTTTCTTGACTCTATCTACATCCGTTATCACTACCTCTTCCTTGCAATCCCCACAATTAGCATGCATAAAAGATTCATCAAGATAATCTATTATTTTCCCGGTGTTTGGATTTACGATCGCTTCACAAGCAATATTTGTTCCGCCACACCTTGTACATATTACTTTCATACTATTTCATTTAATGGTTCAACATACACATCCCCATTCTCATAATAAAGTCGATCTTCATACTGATTATGATGAAGCTCCTCATGTATCGCATCTTCATCATCAGCCCAATACTCATACTCCTCATGCCATGACTTAAAGAAATTATCATAACATTGTCTCATCAGATCCTCTAAAGAAAAACCCTCCGGATAAGTACACCATACATTGTAATAATCAATTATAGGTTTCAGGAGATAATAATCATAACACATCCCTGTCAATGGGCAATTATCTCCATAGTCAAACATCACCCTACTATACTTGTGCCTGTATTTGTATTTCCCATCAATATATTTACCTGACGTGGAGAAATACTTGCCCTTGATAATATATGGCATAATATTGTTGTTGATATATCTGAACAGTAATTTGCCGCATAGATTCTCAGGGAATATATCACGATGATAATCTATAGGATGTTCATAAATAGGATCTTTGTATTTAAACTCATAACTAAAATCATATCTCTCGTATCCAACTTCCCAACCATAAACATTAGTATCTGTCAGATCTTCAAAGGCTTCCATTGACTTTTTATAGTCTATGTCATAAGCATCCATACATTGCTCCATTACATTCCAACGCTCACGCTCTATGATCCTTTCTTGTGAGTCTTTTGGTAACTCATCAAACTCATACAGTTTTAATACAATCTTTTTCATAATCCCTCCTCTTTTAATATAACTAGATCCCTAATGTCAATCGAATGACATACGTACCTCCTTATGTTCACGTTTAGAGATATGATTGTGGCTATTCTCACGAACCACCACAATCCAGATTCAGATATTACTCATCCTTTATCTTTACGAATGGGTTTTCTACATAAAACTCCACTACATCCTTAGATTTTATAGATGTCACTATACCGGTGGTATCCACAAATCCATCTGTCTCATCCATTGTCAAATCTTCTATTTTATCTCCCGGCAGAAAACAAAGATTATAGTCTTGATCAATATACATAATCATCTTTAACCTAACCATGTCATCAATGACGCCTTTCATTCTCTCCACAACATCTAATTGATCATCAGTAAGCATTAATTTACTTTTTGAAGATTTTACTAATCTCATGTCTCCATTCTTGTCAACTACAGTCAAGTCATTGAATTTATACACATCTTCACATGTTCTGTAATATGTTTCCTTACAATAAATTTTTCCTTTATTATCTATTTCAACATCAAAACATTCCAACTTACACTTGACAGCTCTTCCGTTTTTGTATTTCCACACATCACCTATTGGAATGAACCCATATAATGACTCAAAAACATCATATATTGATAGTCTTGTCTTAGGAATGCTCTCGCCCTTTTTAAAACATTCTTCGGACGAATAAAATAATTTCCCATCTAATGTCTTCTCAGTCCTACATCCTCCCCATGTTCCTACATATCTAACTACTCCATATGTAAAACTGATCAAGATCTTATCAATCTCAAACCACTTTAATCTTCCTGACATATCGTCAAAAAGATATCCACTCTCTAGATAAACCGATAAACATTCTCTAATTTCCATAACAATTTATTTTTTTTTAATTAAACAACATCATTTGTCTTGATCACAATCAGTCTCAATACTCCTCTAAGTATTATGGTTTTCATGATACAACTCCCTTGTGTAAGGACTCCAGATTGTCCCTGACTCTACCGCCGCTGGATCAACAGCCATCAGCCCCGCGCCTATCTCATAATATAGCTCAAGATCCATTGGCTCTAACGCTACTTTCTCCGCTTCTTCCCGGCTTAATCCTGACAACATTAAACACCTAACTCTATTTTCATAAGCGATGGGCGTTTCATCCGGACTTAACCTTACTGATATTATTTCAGCATCTTCTATACTATTAAAAATCAACTTTTCTTCCATATTATTATTGTTTATGGTTGTTTCTTCCACTCGTTATATCCTACCTCAAAAGCTATGGGGTCATATCTTTTCAACATAACCCCATAATTATCCCTACCAGTATATCTATCCTTACCGCCTATTATCCATTCTTCCCTAGACAAAGAATTACCAAGATCGTTAAGCATGCTTATATAATCTTTCTTGCTTTTCATATCATAATATTACATTAAACAACTCGTTTAGCCTATCTATCTCATTTAAGTACTCATCTTCTTTATAAAACTTAATTTGAGTCCCATTATCCAAACCAAAGGACAGGGTGAAGGATATAACCCAGCCCGATTCGTCCACGGCCTGCCCCTTGGGAACCCAAGACATCACCGCCTTCCTGGATATCCACCATCTCCCTATCTGAACGAAATCAGGATAGTTGTTCATTAAATACACCATCTGACTAGCCATCTTATTAACATCATCAAAAGGCACTATATGATACTTGTTTCTTATCCTGACCTTCAAGAAGGGGTTATCCATATTATATGCCGCAAATGCTGATATTACGGACATAGGATACCTTACGCCTTTTATTATCACCCATTTCATATACAATACCTCCTTATATTAAACTATTTAATATAAATTCATCTTCCTCCGTTCTCTCATTCATAGGCTTATTTTGTACCGTTTTGACAAGATCAAGCACCTCATCCCAAGTCCTTTCTGATAGCGTCCCATTATTTATGCCACAACACCTACATCCACTAGAAAATACCGGTATCATACTTCCATCACACATCCTAACGAATTTATATCCTACATATTCATTGCATAAGAAACATCTTCTTACTGGGATAAACCTTATTCTACCTCTATTAATGATACTTATTAATACCTCACGATTCATATTATTCCCTTAATTTACGTTTAACCTCCTTAATATATTTAGGGGAATGTAATCCCCTATGCAATCTTATAGCCCGATCTATATCCTTTTTAGGATTATGATGAGATTGATATATCTCGAACATTTCCCTAGCCTTGACAGGATTCGTTCGATCATCGTATCTATACCGCTTTTTCTGCCGTTTGAGGCGTAATATCCTATTAACCTCATCAACGTATACCCTTTTCATTTGCCATCTTCCTAAAGCCCCGGATGAGGCGTTATACGCTCGATCGTCATTCCTTGACTCCACGAAAGACAGGGCGGCCGCCAGCTTATCCCATACCCGTGCCTCGATCACGGCCGGCTTCGGGGCGAGGGGCATGCCACCGCTCCCTTTTGGCGGTGTCAGTATCACCATAGCCATCATAAGCAAGTATCTTGTCATATCTTATCCATATCAAAATTATTATTCACGATCTTATCACCTATGTTAATTTCCCCCATATCCAAGATATTTATATTATTTATTATACTCCTTACCCAAAAAGAGGATATAATAGCAGAATATTATGATATTAAGACATAAACCTGTCTATTACCATACTGCCATATTTATCCTCCGTCCAATATCATTCGTATCAGTACACAACTTTTATTATTATGGTCATAAATACACTCAATCATTCCTTTTTCAAGCCGCTATCGCCATTAAGATTATCAGCTATACCCAATATCTTCGAAATAAGAGCCTTTTTAGGCTTATATTCGTCGTTTATGCTTATAACCGAGTAGTTGTATACCACGCCTTCTTTCGAGACCTCCACGCCTACGTATTTAGGCGCAACGGCATCCCTATGCAACACGATAAACGGGTTTTTACCGTCCAGATCATTTATCAACTGGTTAAACTGCCGTCTCGTCATCTGATAGTGATATTATTTCCATGTTATAAATGCGATCTCTCTTTACCCTTATCTTCTCGCATAGCTCATCGAAGCACCCATCTTCTTCTAACCTACCAACATAATATGATACACTTGATTTAGAGCTTCCTTGAAGATATATATTTCCTCCTATATTCCTTGAGAAAAAATTAGGTAAGATCATCTTTTGCCTCTTATCCTTATTATCCATGTAAGATATAACGACAACCCACAACTCTGGTTCCCGTTCTTTCACCGATAACATAAGATCGAGACCCGATTGACCATTGATATTCCTCCTGCCGGTTTCGTTATAACGAAGAATAATATAATCATTCGCGTTATCATCCTCAACCATCACGACTATAGGGCGATCTCCCTTCCCATTATCACATAATACTCTTGGCTCTTTCCCGTTGCGGAGATACACCTTATCGTAATCTCCGTTTTTGTATATCTCAAAATCAAATTCTATCACCATATTATTTTCTCCTATTGATGTATTGTTGCGTACGTCCTTCCTCTATTTTTTCGAAATAAAACTTATTCCCATATAACCGAGTGAAGCAGATATTATACCCGAAATGTTCTGCGCGTCTGATCTGCGCGTAACCTCTACTGATGTCATTATTATCAATCAGCGTAACAAAACAATGTGATCCTACTTCTGTATTCAAAACCAGATTTTCCCAATCTTTTACCTCCATATCAAATCTCCTTAAATAATTTTTTGTTATGATTATCGCTATTATACCATTTATCAATATTATCGTACTGCTTTGGATAAACCCCATAAGACCTACACCACCTAGGTAACGGCCCGTTCAGCACGTCTAACGCCGTCTCAAGGTCAAACGTAGCTTCCTCCTTGACACAACACCCCGATCCACTTCCACAGCTCGGTATATAAACTCTACTATACGCTACGCTCATCCCATATTCCCCATGACTCAGATACCCGATGTTGGGTGAATCAGGGAAGGCGTAATACAACATCGTATAATCACCCTTACTCCAACCTCTATTATAAGTATCATCCTGCCATGCGAAAACCCTGCAACCGGCCTTCTTTAACTCATCAGCCGCTTTTCTTAAAATATTATCTCCCATATCATTTATATTTAAATTATGCCAAGGCGCCGGGAACCGACCCCGGACCATATCCGCACACGTACGATCATGGTATTCCTTCCGCCCCGCCAAGGCTTGGTTCAACATTAACAAACTTTCATATCCTCACACATCTTAAAAAAGACCTCTCTTATGATCCTCTTATACAAGATGTATATCTCATCATCATCCTCATCGAACTCCACGCCCCATGAACGTAATAAATATCTAATGTCGCAATTCGCTATATGAATCCTAAATATGGATGGAACGCTCATTATGTAATCCTCAAAAGCTTTCTTAATCCCATCCCTTTTGATATGTTCTTTATACTCATCCTTGAACACGTTAAGCATAAAAGATAGATATTCCCTATCATATTTAAACTGCTTACCATAATTATCTGTATCTATATGATCCAGTATATATATTTCTATAGCGTCTCTATCGTATTTTGACATACTTCTTCCTCCTCCTTTTGATATTTTATAACCTTTTTCTCCCCATACACTTTCGCTAACTGGATAAGTTGACCGGTAAACACCTTGGTACGGTGTTTTACGATCTTATCCACCAATTCCGGGCATCTGGTTCTCCACCTATAATTAACCTCACCTTTAGCTTTCTTCTTGTAATACCTGTAGAATGTTACGGCTACTACCACTTCCCCATTCTGCTCAAAAGCAACCAAATCGTAATTGTTGTAAGTTATTTCGTTCATCGTGTAATATATTTTATAAATTCAATCACTTTCTTTGGCAGTGAATCTATATCCTTCACTCTTTTACCAAAATTGTACATATGACTTCTATGCGGATAATAATCTCCCGCATACATCCCCACTCCTAATGGATGGAATGGATCCTCACTACATGAGAAAACAGGATAATACACCACCCCATAACCATCCTTTATATTTTTATTTACATATACTATGGTATATCTATCAGCCACTTCGCCGCCAAAATCATATACTCTTACTTTTACTTTCACGCCATCCACATTTGTTATAATATTATCCATATATACCTCCTTTGTTGTTCAATATCCGACTAATCTATTTTCCTTCCATATAAGGTGTATGTACCATACCATCCCCTATCCATATTTACCACCTCAATATGATGTATGTGATAACAACCATTAGCTATTCTGCCGCAATCGGCTATCACCATAGCTATATTCCTATACCCAGAATCTATGAAAACACGAACCAACCTACCCCCGCTAAATATAGACACCTTGATATCGTCTTTCTCTTTTATAATCCTTCTCATATCATATCCTCCTATCAAACTAATCTATCATTTTACCATAATTAGTATATGATCCACACCACCCGCGAGCCTCATTCGACACCCTAATATGATCAATGGGCTTATCCCCGACCATATTATTGGCGTACGATATTACATCCGACATACTTCTGAATCCGGAATCCTTAATGGATTTTATAAGCGTCCTATCATACCCGAATACCAATATCTTCACAATATCTCTTTCTTTCACAGTCCTTCTCGCCCTCATAACATTCTAGCCATAAAATAAACAAACATAAAATCTATTCTCTCTTTGTTATCATCCATCCTATGCCCGGTAATTTCAAAAACAACCCTACGCTTTTCTACAGTCTGTATATTATCTAACTGAATAGCTATGTAAGGATATTTCATAACTTTCTCTCTATTGATGTTATTCAAAATAGCGTTGACATCTTGCCTGCGAAAATACATATTTACACCTATGTAGCTGGCAACCAAAAGACACTCATCTATCACCCCATCAGTATCGAATAGAAATAACATATCATCCTTCTCTATAGTATATTCCGCATCAAGAATCTTGATACGTTTGCTCCCGTCCTTCTTATCAGCTATAAGAATCGCTAGCATCTCCTTATCGGTCGTAAGAATATAATACGCCTCTTCTCTCGTAATATTATCCCGTAGATAAAGCAGCGCTTCATCTTGTAATTCCATAATCTCGTCCATGTTATTAGTATTTTATATTACCACGCCAAGGAAAAGGACGGAGACCGACAACCGCGCTTACCACGCCGTGACACCGCCGCCCGTTCCCCTTGGTGTTATTCCACCACCATCAACCGGTTTTAAATCCAACATTCCTCTACCTCTATCTCCATATGATCCTCCTAATCACATCTATCAACATCCTCACCATCCTCGAAATAATAGTAAGCCCATACCTGTACGCCTCCTACCTCTATATATCCATCACTCTTCCATTCTATCAACCCATCTTGCCTTACCACGTTGGTAGGCTCAGCCCCTAACGACAGCAGATTATTTACTATACTACCGCCAAATACGTTCCTTGCTTCTTCTTTCGTCATATCACTATCAGATTTTTAATATTACACTAACGCCAAAGGGGAACAGGGACGGACGACCAGCGGGGCCGACCCCACGCCATCGCCGCCGCCCGTTTCCCTTGGTTTCCCACACTCCCTCCATCACCCAAAGAAACACACACCCATACATAGACATACCTCCATACCCATAAGATCCCTATCTGTATTGGAGAGTACCATTGTTTGGAGGTTATCCTTATCCCACCTATTCCCCTTATTTCATTTGGGATTCTTGGATCCCTTATTTCACCTCGTTTTCCCTCGGTTCACCTTGATCTCCCTTGGTTTCTCTTGGTTTTCTTTGATTCCCTTTGATTTCCCTTGTTTGGAGGTGTCCCCTCCCGCAAAACAAACCAACTCCACCAACTCCCAGCATAAAACCCGAGACCTTCCTCCCGATTGTTCCACGTGGAACGCCCGTTCAGTCTAGGATATCGAGGTCCTTGTTCTTGATTGCCTTATATATCTGCTTTATACAATGTATTGATAATAAAGCCAATAAAAGAACTATGATTAAAGGCAGGGCGTCGCCCGTAGCTATAACATACCGCCCCAACTCAAATGCCATATACCCACAAAACAAAGTAAGTACGAAATATATAACTAATCCCATAAAATATACAATAAGTAACCACGATTTTAAAATTACGCCCAAATAATATAATCAATTGAGTATCAATAATATAATATATATCAATCCCTAGAGCTTCCTCTAAGGAAAGACAAGCCTAGACATAGATAAAAAATATACAATAAGTACCGCCTATTATATACCTTTTATAATCGATTCACGCACAAAACCATACATAAGGGCACAATATACCCGCCTGCATGGATATAAATATATACAGAATGATACATAATAAAGCGTTTTGCTTACACATTTTCGATAAAGGCTTAAAATTTACCGCCTAGACACTTTTATGTGTAAGCAAAGCATATGATTATGCTATCATTTTGTAAAATTAGGCACAAAAAAAGCCCTTCCGTCCTATATCACTACAGTACAGAAGGGCATAAACTTCAAAATCAAATAAAAACAAACGATCTATTGTCGTAATTTGTTTGCCATATAGCTAACACGTTTGCGCCTACATTTATCAGATTCCCTGCTACAATCTAATTTATTTGACTTGTATAGTTCTTTGGTAAGCTCAATATAAAACTCAATTTGAGACTTTCTTATAGCTTCTAAAGCCTTTTCTTTTTGAATAGATAGTTTCCTATTCAAATTATCGAATTTCTTTTTGTACATAATATATTAATTTAATTACACCAATAAGAATACGGCATGGCTATGAAGTCACAAAGCCGCCGTTATCAAAACAGCCAGCCGGACGCACCACACCCGCCCGATTCCCTTTGGTTTTGTCCCTTTGCCCCGAACGAACGAAGCCAAATACGTACATACGTTGCCCGTGATACGTACCGACAAGGCGTATTAAGTACGTCAATTTAACCGCACGAAATACCCTTGTAAGGGTTGTTATTTGCTATCCGTACACATGTTAGGTATTTAAGCAACCCTAACATACGTCGTATTGATACATTAGCACGGAAATAACACCGTAATACACTCAATGCGTGCTACTCTCACAACGCACTAACATACGCCCTATACATGCGTATATACACCAACGTACCCCGTATTATAATACGGCCTATTAAGGATACCTTAACGTACTAACCCGACTTACAATAAGGCCAAAAGGATAACGGTACGTCTCCGGACTGGAAACGCACCCAAATCACATTGTTAAGCGGCGATCTATCTATACATGCTATCGATACCCTACCAACATGTATATCCTTATTGCAATATGTTAAATAACTCGCTATTTTAGTCTGAGTCCAGTTGCGCGACGGGGACGCAATAGCATGCAACCACGACGGGCTATTATAGCCCGCCTAATTATCTATCATTTTTAGGGTGTGTTAAGTAGTAAGTAATACATTTGGCTATCAAATTATATGTGTATCGCTTGATAGGTATAGCTACTTTGACAATACGTTTATCTGATCCGTTAAACACCTCATAGTAAGGCACGCTACCCGTGTCGTTGTATGCTATAGGCTCACAATATCCAAAGCGTTTATGCGTATCACCCAACACGGCTATATCGTTCACCTTATCTAATGGCAACTTACTGTTGTTTGCCTGATCTTGCTTGTCGTAGTATTCTCTTTCAATCTCTTTGTAGGCGCAAAAGGTATCATTTACACGTGGTAGTATCTCTTTACACAATTGTATTACTACCTCTTTATCCTTTGCCAAAGCAACCAAAGCAGGTACAACATCTTTGTCTACTTTAATATCGTTATCCTTCAATATTTCGTTGATCTCTTTTCCGGACTTAAATAGGTTACACCATGCTTTGACAGCACCAATTAACGTTTTTTCACTTGCCTTCTTTACCTCGCTTTGTACTTTAGTTAACTCTTTATTTGTCATTAGATTTTACCCATACCTTTGGGATTTATATTGGCTTCTGGTACGCCAGTTTGTTAATATTGTTATCTCACATTGCAAATATAATACATGTTTTATTGTCAAACAAATATTTTACAATAAAAATTCAACGATTATATATAATAAAACTAATCAAATGTAAATATATATTAAAATATTGGTTTATATTATTGATAAACAACAAGTTAAATCAAAAATAAGCATTCTTTTTTTTGGATCGCTGGTTGTTTTCCGTTCCCATTTTCCGCCCTTCTTGGATTGGGGGGGGCGGCCCCAAAAACGGCAGCCCGGCCGGGGTGATTTCGAGGAGGTGGTCCGTCCCGCATATCCCGCATATCCCCGCAATCCCGCATACCTCTACATGTGATGCGAAGCCCAACATATCCCTCATATCCCCATATCCCCATCAAATCCATCCATCGTCCCCTCACGACCTTCTCATTAATTTTATTATATTTGCGATATAATTAAAACATAACATATTATGAGTAAAGAAGTTGAATATATAGGGGGGGGTATTTAAGACCCCTCAGATAAGGAGGGGGTATGTTTAGGCGCAGGACTTCTTCTCCCGGTAAGATCCACTACCGTGTTAATATAAACAAGAATATGTGTCTTGGCTTTGTAGATATATATATTGATGGGAAGCCATATCAATCTGGTTTTAACGGATCTTATCTTGATATATATCGCGATAAGAAGATAAAAACTATAAGCATAAGTGGCCAGATATCATATCTAAATCCGAAAAATGAGTACAATATTATTTTGGGCATAAGTGGAGGTATTATAGAGGGAACCCTTACGTATCAATATAATTCGGGTATGCATTGCGAGTTGGCTAATAAGGTGATATACGGGAATAGGATAACTAATTTTGTTCCTGTAACGGTGATAGAAGATCCTGGGAAGATCATTAATTTCACTTACAGATCTGAATTACATACTCAGGTTTTAGATGAAAGTTATGTAAGTTGGGATGGTGATTATGTATTAAACGATAATTGTATAGTAACTGATCTTTGTTCGGGATGTGAATCTTATGCCTATGGGAAAAGTTCTCATGGTAACTATCGAGTAACGGTAAGGATAGTGTAGTACCAAGGGAAGGAAGGAGACCCTCATCCCTCCGGGCCTCCCCCGTCCTCCCTCCGCCTCCCGTTATTTTTGGCTTCCTTCTGGTTTTATCCTCAAATTTTCATATCTTTGGGACAAAACTATAATCATGTTTAGAGACATACTTCATAAGATCAAGATCTTCTTCTGCGACGATGACGTTGAGAAGATATATGTAAGGGACAGTACGGTTATCCGCAACAACGAGATCCATAGGATGTATAATGAGATACTGGACGAGTTAGGTGATTTGGCTACGGTCGTATCAAGGAACTACGTATATGGTAGGATAAAGGACAGGACGGGATTAAGTATCCGTCATATCAGCAGGATAATAAACCATACTAAAGTCGAGGAGATATGATAAAGGACGTAATGGAGCGGGATATGATAAATGAGATATCAGCGTTATTCGTGATGATATTCACGGCCGGGTTGATGTTTGTCATGCCGATGTTAGATATAGAGTGTGATGATATTACTATTATAATAGGATCAGGGATAATACTATCTTTTATATTAACCATAATACCGATCTTGCTTTCTTATGATATAAGGGATGAGATCATTGAGTTGATTGGAGATATGGATAGCCAGATCGTGGTAGACACATCGGTGTATAAAACGAACCTGCCCTAAGTAATTCCTAGGGCAGATATTAATCTCAATTCGACTTCAAATACGATTCTATTCTATCAGCGACCTCTTTAGGCGTATGTCCATCCCATTCCCATGCCGTATCAAGTTCAGGGATATTAAACAACTCCCAATACCGGTTCTCATAATGATTGGATATCTGTCCCGTTGGCAGTTCTGCCATTACGATAAACCACCCTCCGCCGAAGCATTCCTCTCCATCATAATGCTTATATGATTTACAGACCTTTATATCGCCTTTGGCCAACTCGTTGAAGAAAGCGGCATTGTAAAGCATTCGATATTTATATAGTTCGTTAAATGTATGATATCCGTCGGATACGTTACCCATATCATCTTCATGTAAATATGTTTTCTCAAAAATGTCCTGCTTGCAAGGATAAAACTCCCCGTTTACTCCCTTGATGATGTAATCACCTACATTGGCTTTCATAACACCTTCAAGGGTTTCTATACTACAATCAACAGAAGGAGGTATCCCATTATCAGCGTCACCTTCCCTAATAACTTCTATTTTAACGCTATCACCAGCGAAATCCTTGATCTCATCATTATTAAAGCCTTTCCATTTTACGGCTTCTATCGCAATTGGTTTCTTTACATATCTATTCATAATTTTACGATTTAATATATTATTATCTTTTGATATACCTTTCTATAAGATCTATGGATAATTTAGCGCCCAGCTCTTCCTCCAACAGGTTAAGGTAGTTCCGGTGCAGGCACCCGCCCCGCTCCACCTCCCTAAAGCCGGCCCCGTCCCGGATCCTGACTAGCCCTTTCCTTGGATCCATGTCGATAAGATCCCGAAGCTCGTTCATATTCTTGAACCGGTTCTCTATTACCTTAAATACATCGATCTTAGGTCTCTTATCCTTATCTTTGGACTTTATTTTAATTCTTCCACTCATATCAATTATCCAGTAACTTTACATGTAATATGATTCATATTATTATTACCGCAATAAGCGCACATAGATACGTAGGGAGAATATACTCTTCCACATACCGGACATCTCCATCCATACATAACAGGATGTGTTTGTTTGTCAATTTCTTTCAAGCCCTCATTAGTAGTAGATGATGTATTTTCGTTTTCCATATCATTCGTTATTTATCTTATCTGTACTTCCAAATCCATTATCCCCTCTATCAGATTTCCCAAGATCTTCCAATGACTCCACTTCTTCCCATACGATACGTTCCCTTCTACGAATAAGAAGTTGCGCTACCTTACCACCTACATTACAATAATAAGGACTATGACTATCCATTTTTCTGTGAACTATCATAACTTCCCCACTATATCCTTCATCAATGGTAGCAGGGGCGTTTTGCATAATTAGCTCGCTATTAGTAAAACCACTACGTGGACGGATTTCCATCTCATAATCCTCTGGCAATTCTACATGTACGCCAGTATGATATATGATCCTATCTCCGTCAAGTTCTATATCCTTAACGAACAAATCCATGCAAGCATCTTCTTTATGAGCGTATTCAGGCAGCTTAGCTCCTTCTTCCAGCCATATCTTGACCTTACACGTATCTATACCATCAAGTAACTCAACTGCCTCTTTATAGCTCATAGGTTGCTCTGAGGCTAATGAAATGACTCTTGCCAATAAATCTTTAATTTTGCTCATTTTATCTTGTTTTTAAATTCTTTCCCTTTCGGGCATTGTAATTTACATTCCTCACCACAAGCGGAACAGTTGGGTCTCATTCCGGACACCCCTCTTCCCCCGTACGGCCAGTAGGCATAATCGCAGACGCTCCAGAACGCCTCCATCGCCCTGATCTTGGCATCGACGGTTATCTTCTCCTTCACCTTTTTCATGCTCTTCCTGAACTCATCTTTCATATCCTTCCCTTCTATCTGTCTGGCTTTACGTCTCTCGTTCCACCAATTGTAGTAGAATTTGTCTGCCATCTTATAAGCTTCGGGGTCAAATTTATCACGATGCAGGATAGGGGCGTCCTTGATCTTTCTCAAATTCCTGCCACAAACATAAGCGAGTCCTGCGTACGGAGGTATGTCCTTAGGATCAACCAACCCATCCGGAACGCAGTAGTAGAAGTAGTTGGGCCGGCCGTACCTGACCCAGTCCCCGGTCTCGTATAGGGCTTGCTTCCGAGCCTCGAACCAGCCTTGCATTACTTGGTGCTTTTCCTCTTTCTCGAAATCCTTGTTATAGTCAGCCAACGATATCTTCACCTCAACCTCATAAGCGTACATAGATCTGGTTATAGCCAGATAATCAGACTCCCAGTTATAGACATACAAGTTGTTTATAATCCATCTAGGAGATACCAAGAACTGTCTGTTAAGGATATCCAATATCCCTCTTTCAGTGTATTCAGCACTTTTATTTGATTGCCGTGTTCCCATCTCCAGTAAGAGGATTATTCCTATATCCTACCGCCATTATAGCGTTACCTATCAACATCCTCAACTTCTCCATATCCTTATCATGGAACGAGAAAGTGGTTAGAATATGACCATTGGTCTTATCATAAGATTTTATCATCAACACAGCCACATACTCACCCATCATCTTACCATTCATGATATCAAGATCAATTATGCCGTGATCTATTAGATCAACCACATCCCATCCTAATGGCAGGTACTTTTTTATTTGATTAATGTCCATCCCAAATAGTTATTATAAATAGGAGGGTCGTGCTACCCTCCTATAGATTACACACGAAAAATAGAACTGAAAGCGATCCTAAGCACGTAGGATTTTATTAATTCCCGTAGGCTGTCTACCGGTTATCATTAACTACCGACCTACGGGAATATGTTTAAGAAAACACCATGTACCCCAATCCGGAATCGAACCGAAATTTCATCGTTAGGACCGACGTGTTCTATCCATTGAACTATTAGGGCATATGTCCTTATTCTCACGAACCAGGACATCAAACGTCTAAACTTTAAAAAACCTAATGACAAAACTCTATGCTAGTTTTTCCCCAAAAAATAGCGTGGACCCGGCCGGGCTTGAACCGACAACCTTCTGGTTATGAGCCAGTTGCTCTTACCAATTGAGCTACGGATCCTAAATACACCACATCGGCTTTCACAAGAGGATGTGGATAGGAATTTCTCGAAGTTTATATAGTAACTTTATGAAACTATTGTCCAACATTCTAGCATATAGCACCAATCCTCGAACGGGAACGTCTCCACGCCAGACCTACCCCATCCCGTCCCCCAACTGTTCTGTAGGACGAAGCCGGCCTTGTCCCAGCCGGTGAGGATAACGGCATGACCTCCCAAGTTCTGCCCTTGGCCTTGCCAGAATCGATTACCATAATTATAGCAATACAGACCTATAACCAGAGGCCCATTCAGCATCAAAGCTACCTTAGCCGATACCGGATCTATGATCCTAGCGTAACTGTTTATTTTCTCCCCATCTACGCCTACGTTCTTGATAGACTTGATAGCGTCACGAAGAACCATCCCGTCTTGATCCTTATCCTCTCTCAGATCATATATATCGTAGGGAGAGATCTTAGCCGGTCTTTTAATAGCCCTTATACTCTTTCTCCAGTTAAGTATCTCAGCTAAGCTTACCGCAGCGCAAATAGGAGAAGATCCTTGATCCACTACGCTATCAACGTTATTGACCTTATACTCATCAGGGACAGCCTCATGCTGCATGTTCATAATAGCGTCCCTATCATCTGCTGGCGATGGTATGTAACCTAGTCCGTATTCCATTACTTATCTTTTTTATGGTAATCAATTATCTTGATATTAAACGTATCGGATCTTTGCCTTACCTGTATAGACCCTCTAGCCTTTCCCTTGGCGTCGTATAGGGCGGTGAAGCCAAAGTTATCGACCCGGCCGTCGTCCAGCGTAAACCGCCACTCCTTCCATTGGCCCATCACGGTCCCGGAAGACACTATAGAATCCACTACATAAGATATGTCAGTAGTATCATATTCCGTATAATAGGTTCTTGACGTACTGCATCCGACAACCGCTAAGGTAAATAACGTTAACAAGAAAAACAAGATCTTATTCACTTTTCTTAGATTTTTTACGTTTCTTAGATTTCTTCTTATCCTCCGCCTTATTCTCGACATTTACGTCAATACCGGCATCAGCGACCTCAGAGGCGTTATTTTCAGGTATATCAATATGACCTGAGTTAGGATCCATCTTATCCTCATCAACAACAACCTCATTAGGAACATCGATGTCTAAAATCTCTGCCTCCAGATACTTGATACGATCTGACATAATTTTATTCTGATCCTCAAGTTCCTTATATCTTCTTCTAGCCTCATCGAGTAATTTAGATGATAGTTTATGTTTCTTCTCGATATCCATATAAGCCCGTTTAAGAGTTTCTTTCTCTTTTACCGACTCATTATATAGCTCTCTTGATTTACTAAGCTCATTCCCCATCTTAACTATATGAGAATCCTTGGAATCTATATCCATATCAAGAGAATCGACAAGCGTATCAAGATACTTTATTTTCTCTTCCAATTCCGTTATATTCTTACTGGCATCCTCATAATCCCTTTTTAATCTACTTGAATAGCTAATAGCTTCATCAAGATCCTGTTTTAGAGTATCTATATAACTACTCTTTACTATCTTCAATCCGAACATGTTCATTGCTTTTATAAGTTCTAAAAATATCGGCTTTTATCTTGCCGACTATAATTAACTCAGCTATATGTTTGTCTTTCTCGACTATAGCCATATCCTTACGGACATTAGTGACCCTGATCATGATATTCCCGTTATTAGACGAGACGAACGGTGATCCTACCAAAGTAAGTCCCGTATCTCCGGTAAACGACGGCAGCATCATCAACACCCCTATGGTGTTATCCGGGAACGACGCCCATACCCCTGTGTCTATATCAAGGACATCACCCTGTCCTAATGGGAAAGCATTACCCTGCTTGATAGGAATATCCTTACCCAACGAGTTCCATGCTTTCGAGAATCTTACGGAGTTAAGGAAGATCTTCCCCTCTTCCTCCATCATCCCTACCATAGGGTCGCAATTCAATCTAACCTCGTTTTGTTTATCATCCGGCTTCTCCTCAAGCTCATCAAGGTCTCTGGCTGATGTAAACGACTTGCTTTCCAGAAGCTTTTTAATATCCTCAATACTGGCCATTATAATTTGATTATTAAATAAACGATCTTCAATCCTAACTTCAAATCAGATGTCTTCTCGAACATCTCCCTAAGAGGTAAGATAGTAGCGTCAAGATCTGACGCTACCCATTCTCCATCCTTATAATACATATCCTTTTCCTCGGAATACGCTATACAAGATCGATGCCCTAGGTTCTTCATAACCGTATCTACCTTATTTTGGGTAGGCATCGAGACACGATTCACTTTAGTAGATATATTGAAATTACTCTCCATTAACTTTCTGATTTTTAATTAGTTAATTAAAATGGAAGATCACTGTCGTCTCCAAAAGGAGGATATTGAGGAGGTTGTTGTTGACCTCCAAACAAAGGGGCTTGCGCTTGCTGCGGAGCCTGCTGGTATGATGGAGGAGGCGTTTGCGATGGAGCCTGCGTAGCGTATGACGGTGGGGGCGTTTGCGTTATAGCCTCACCAGCGTTGTTTTGGCTTGGAGACTGAACCGGTCTCACGCCATCCGCTTTAATACTTTGGATATATTTATTAAGTACCTGATAAGCGAAAGCGTCTTGGGTCGTATAATCAAACTTCTTATTCCCCATTATATCAGTACTCTCAACCCTGTCAGGCCATCCATTCTGCCTATTCTTATAATATTGCTGGATAAGCTCGTCCTTCCCATCTGGAGTTTCCCTAGCGTATGAAATGAAAAAATTACCGGGAGCATATTGATCCCCTTTCTTAGCATGAGCAGGATTGATCACCACCTTACGTTTCAGGTCGATATTAGGCAAGTACCTTACCAGTGACTTAACGTAATTATTGATACCTCCTTTTTGAGTCATCAAAGGAACGTTTATAAAGTAATTACCATCCTCATCACTTATCTTTATGGATAAGTATTTGGCATTTATTCCATTGAACTCCACTTCTCGCACATTGATGTCAGATAAATAGCCTTCGATACCGTTCCAGAATACCCTCCAATAAGAAACTGCTCCGGTCTTCTCGTTTATATGCTCCTCGAAACCTTCCTTTGGTTCTCTTGATGACTGATATAATAATCCGCTACCACTTACTTTAAAGTAATGGTTATTACCACCTGATGAATTTTCTCTAACTCCCATTTTATGTATTTTTAAATATTAAACAATAACTGATGATGACAAGAAATACTCGTTCTTATTATCCTCCCCATAAATCTTATTGAAATGAGATTTATGATCATGCTCGATAACCACCCTATTACATGAGACGCTTTTTATAATACCAAGATATCTTCCACATAATACGTTACATATAATATCTTCACCATGATAAGACAAAGAAGCAAGTCTCTCCTTACATGATTTACCGGAAGACGGGTTCTCTGACATAATACCGCATCCTTTATCGGTAAATATCAACTTGCAATGATCGAACTCATTTACCTTAAGATTGTTTTGGAGGGCTTGGACGAGTAGATCCTTATCAAAGACATAGGTACTTGTTTTGACAAAATGCTCGTCCACGAACCTCCAATTTGGATAATTACCCTCAAAATGGGTCTCATACATATCCATATCAGGCGTAGAAAAATAAGTCTTAGTATCGTCCACTTTTATAGACAACATATCCGATGACTTATTGATATGCTTATCAAGCAATATCGCGGATTCGTTCGATACCGGTATAAACATCTTCTCTACCTTATCCTGATTAGGGACAAAATACCTGTAAATAGTATTTCTATCCGTACTTACTATATTAATATTAATATCATCAATATCAATAACCACATTCTCGATGCATGGATAAAAGTCATCTACCTCCGTATAATCGCTGGCTTTGTTAAGAACCGAAACATAATCGCTCATCTTAACCTTAATTCCTCCATCAAGTATCTTATGTACCTGTGGGAATGTATTGATATCAAAAGCCGGACAACTATACTCACCAGAAGCGTAGTGGATCGTGATCTGATCTTTTCTATCCGAAAGCAGTATCGTAATCTCACAATTCTTCTGTTTTTTCATGAACTTAATAAAAGAGCTTGCCTCTACCAAGAAAGAGAAGTTAGAGTCAGCCTCTACCTCCAATCGCTCTATAACACATACCTTTGCATTTACGGAAGTGATATAAGCCAGATTATTGACAACATCTATCTTAAGATCCTTATAAAGGGAGTTGGGACCGGCATTCTTAACAACCGTCTCCAATTTGCCCAACTTCTCATTTAATGACTTCGACAAGCATCTTATAAGCATAACGAACAACTTTTTATTACATCGCAAATATAATCATAATTATATTAATACAAATACAATAAATACTTAATAGTATTAAAATAGTTTAAACTTACGTCTAATATACTCGGCTATAAGCGTAGCGTCACACATCCCATCTTGTATCTTGGTAGGTTGAACTCCTTTACCTGACCATGGTTTTACGAAAGAAACCAAAGGGAAAAGGCGCATGGCACATCGGATGGAGGTAGCCTTCGTGTCTAACTTCGCCGCCGTATACACCCGATCGGCTGTCGTATGAAGCTCCTTCTGCCAGGTCTTTGGTTGCACCTCCTCGAACATGAACCTGACATCAGGGTGCGATCCGTATCGTTCCATCATCTCCACCATCATCGCAAAAAGTGCGTTTGGTTCCCGACGTCTCCCGCCAAAGGTGAAGTTGCTGGCTGCCGAGCTGTTGTGGATGCTATGGACGTCCTCGACGGCGATCGCCAGCGTCCCGCCTCCATTTTCTTGGATCTTGTCAGCGGCATCGAGGAAGAAACTTGATATAGCCCTAAGATCTATATCCCCCTTAACCGATATCCTTGGAGTCATAATTACCTTAATATCCCCGTTCTCCGGGATCATGGACAATCCTCCGGTGTCTATACCCGGATCTATACCTATTGATATATTCATAACTTCAACGTATATAATGAATGGAAATCCTCCGGTCTAAACACCTGTATTGAGTTATCCGGATACATACCTATATAATAACCGTAAAAAGCCCGTAGAATGCCATTTTCTAGGATTATATCCAAAGCCTTTACCTTGTGACCGTCAACCATCACATCAAGCTCCTTGGTTCTTTGGGATATCTTATCAAACCATTCAGGTATAGGATCAATCCCGTACCTGAATGCGTTTACTGTTGATTTTATCGATATATATGTTCCCATGATCAGATAAGATTACAATCGTCACGTTTAACAACCTTAAAATCACCATTGCGAAGGAATATCGCCACATCAGATCTCGTATACGTAAGAGGTGTATAGGATACCAAATGATAAGATGCCTGCCCGACGGCGGGGCGAACCGGTCTCAATACGGCTATGGCTATATCTCCGCCAAGTTCCGTGCCACCGGTGACACCCTGTAGGCACATGTATATGAATCCCTCATACTCATATCTCTTTCCAATAAACTCACTCATGGGAATACCTACGAACAGATAGTTCTTCACATCCCCTTTCTTAACCTCGACAGCGTTCTCTACACTGGACGGTATTACGTCTACAAATTTTACTCCTATTGCCATGATTACAAATTCAATTTAGTTCTTAATTCTTGACACAATTCTTGATTATCCCTCATGATACTTAAAGTATTATCGACTCCGTTCCCTACACGAACATCCCCGTACCAGTACCATGATCCTTTACGGATAAAGATACCGGTTTCCTCGCATAACTTCAAAAGTTCAAGTTCCTTATCAAACCCCACGCCATAATACAAGGCTGTCTCTGCTATTTGGAACGGAACGGCTGTCTTGTTCTTCAGCACCTTTATCCTGACCTCATGACCTACTGAAGATCCGTCCTCACCTAATATAACCTTCTTTCTCGCCATCTCCATACGGATAGAGGCATAGAACTTAAGGGCGTTACCTCCGGTCGTTACCTTAGGATCGCCGTATATAACACCGATCTTCTCCCGATATTGGTTGATGAATACCAGAACACAGTCGCTTTTGTTTACGATCCCTGTAAGAACTCTCATAGCCTTTGACATCAATCGAGCTTGCAATCCCATGTTACTATCCTCCATATCACCCTCGATCTCCTTCTTCGGGACTAGATTTGCCACGGAATCCACGACAATAAATCCTACCCTGCCGGACTCCACCAGCTTGGCCGTGATGTCAATAGCCAGCTCACCGTAGCTTGGCTGGGAGATCAAAAACCGGTTTATATCCAACCCCATTTTCCTAGCGTACTCAATATCGAAAGCGTTCTCCACGTCTATTATAGCTACTAGCTTATCTGGATGTTTTTTCTGGAACTCGATCATACTTAACGTACACATCATGGTCTTGCCACAAGATTCCATCCCGACCAGCTCATGGATGCGGCCTACCGCCCATCCGCCGCCGAGGGCCTTATCCACCACCAGCGATCCGGTACTTTCCCTTGGTATGGATATTATAGGCTTATCATCACCGAAGTTCATTATCGAGCCTTCTCCAAGCTCTTTATTTAAAGATGATACTAACTCATCTACGTCTGAAAAAAGTTCTTTCTTAGCCATTATAATCCGTATTCCTCGAAGTTAAATAAATCCTGTTGTTTCTTAATCATATCCTTCCCGATATCAGATATCTTTTCCGGATTCAATACACCCTCATTCTCATCCACCTTCTCTATAAAGTCAGATATCTTATCGCTTAGCAGTACCATATCTTCCTTAGGCACTGATTTCAGATAAAGCCCGTCTATAGACCTACATCTTGAAAGAGCGGTATATATCTGTCCTATTTCGAAGGCTCTGCTGATGTCTACGAATATATTATCTAAAGTCATTCCCTGAGATTTATGAACGGTTATAGCGTATCCTAACCTCAATGGATATTGTATTATATAGCCGCAAGAAATGCCTTCAAGGGAATCATCTACCTGCTTATACTTCATCTTCTCCCATTTCTCTTTGGTTATCTCTACCTCAGTATCGTTATCTAGATGAACATATATCGTTTCATCAACAGTATCTATGCTGGTTATGATACCCATCGAGCCATTGACATATCCATTGCCGTTTCTGGTTATTATGACCTTAGCTCCTACCTTTACTATAAGCTCATCCTCACAGGGCGCTACAGGTTTCTCCCCGAATACAGTAGCATCGAACTTAAATACCTTATTATTGATCTTATCAAGATTAGTCTTATTTATCTCATAAGCTTCTTTGTTAGTTGAGCATATAATTATAGTATTATCCATATTATCCGGATACTTGACCCTACTATCCAATATCTGTCTTGACTCATCGGTAATAACCCCACATCTTATATCCTCAAGTACGGAAAGAAGCTGAGGATCTTTTTGACGGAATACGTTCTCGAAGGTAATGACCGAGAATCCTGACGCTCTTAATGCCTTTGATGAGAAAAAGAACCGGCTCTCATAATATTTGTCGATAAAATCATCCGCCTTCACCACAGGCGGTAGTTGTGATAGATCTCCAAACATAATCAACCTAACACCACCGAAAGGTTCCTTGCTACGCCTGCATTGTCTAAGTATATCAGCCACCTCATCAAGCAAATCAGGTCTTACCATACTGATCTCGTCGATAACGATAGTATCAAGGTTTCTGATCTTCTGCTTCATAAACGGACTTACATCCACCTTATTAGACAACATACCTCTCTCGATAGAAGGGATATAAGGATCGTTCTTTATAGAGAAAAACGAATGGATGGTCTGCCCTCCTGCGTTCAACGCAGCCACGCCAGTAGGAGCTACAATAACACATTTACCCAAGAACTTTACGATACGTCTCATGAACGTACTTTTACCACTACCGGCTCTACCGGTAATAAACAGATTCTCCCTAGTGGTGAAAATCTTCTTCAAGGCACGACCCTGCTCTACGTTTTTATCCACCGTCATAATATGACGAAGGAGGTCGTTTTCATTTCTAAAATCCTCTTTTACCATATCTTTTAAGTTTATGGTACAAAGATACGAATAGTTATAATTAACTATTAAAAATAAATGTGAATAATATGTAAATATTAAATTTTATATCTGATACTCAAATCATCCAGCTTTACTCATCTCAGAAGATTTTTCTCCTAAAAATACATCTCTTATGTATTCTGTCGATATAAGGATATGCATATATTTCCCCTTGTATAATAGTCTTAAGCATCCGATAGTTACGTTCTTTCTGTCTTTGGTATTCACCACTCCATTGTTTTTTTTTACCTCGTCATACAAATCGGATATACTCTTCTTACACATGTCTAAGAACATGCTTATGTATCTGTATATAGTGGATTGAGATATTTCACGCATACCTATGCCTATGAGCTTCTTATTCAACTCATTAAGAAGGTATGCTACATTGAACTTAACTGTCTTTCTTTTAGTTACCTTGTATATGTGATGTACGTTTCTGGTTCTGGCTCTGAATATTATTTTGGAAAGGATTCTCACCCTATCAAGCTTCCGGCTTTTGTTAGCCATTCTTCGCCTAGAATCCGAATCAAGATTCTTATCAATGCAAGTGTATATGGATTCTCCTTTCTTTACAAACATATCCTTTATCCTTGGGACCTTACTAGCCTTATGCTTGTATTTTATGATATCTGACAATGCTATTCTGATCTCTCCTTCAGCCCAAGCCTTTAGACTTATAAGTTGGTAGTTTATATCTTCGTGAGAATCTCTTAATACATGTCGGTAGCAGAAATAAGCGCATCCATCCGATAGAATATCAATAAAATCATTGGTATTGATCTCTATCTGATCTCTGTTTCCATCTTGCATCCTTTTTCTTAGAAACACATGTTTGAGTACGTTTATGATAATAAGATATATCATTGCCATCTTACATTCATCGCTGATCCGGATTCCCGATCCATGATACTCCTCATGTTTCAATGAATATTTTATGGCTGTCACTTTCTTGCCTTCCTTATTAGTAACAGGCTTAAAATCAACTGGACATATAAGTGATCCGGCTGGAAGTTTTACACATCCTAGCTCATCTTTCTTGGTCTGAATATTACGTGGAATATACTTTTCGGTAAGAATCTTATCGAAATTTGATTTCATTTTCTGTAAAAGTGCTATCTTTGTTCCAGACATTTTTTTAAAGTTTTTGCTGCGAATATACAAGTTTCATCAATACGAAACAAGTTATTCGGATGGATGGGTAGCCTGTGAAGGTCGCCCATTTGTTGTTTAAGGAGGGTAGGTTATGTCCGTAAAACGTTGAGCGCGTGAACGATGTTTTTTCTCAACCTACTTGTTACGCGCGCGTTAATAGGTATATTTATTAAATATAATTAACTCTATAAACATATACTACTTACTAATATCTCTATCCGTACACAGAACCTCTCCTTGCGTCGAGTTCCTGTGTACTCTACTTAAAGTTTTTATTTAATAAAACATTGCTTTTTACCGCCAAGGTATGGTGCCGCCAGGCAGGATACCGCAGGATAAACATGGTAGAAGCCGTATCTTATACCGGAAGCCGGAACCCCGGTAGGGGAATCGGGTGGAGCAAAAGCCAAAGAAGAAAAAGCGAGGTCATGTGCGGTCGCTCACGCTCCGGCCGTCCGTATCTTCTACGGCAGGACCATGCCCCAAGGCCTCCCATTTCCCCTTGGCTTTATATCCCATAGCTTTGGGAAGAAGGAATCCAAAGGTGAAAAGGTAAGGTCGTATGCGGTCGCTCACGCTCCGGTAGGCTAACATAACTCTACCGCCGTCCATGTCAATAGCGAATCTCTGGCGGCATTGTCCGGTATGACGGCGGTAGCCTTACCTTGGGTGTCCCAGCGTGTCCCCCCCCCCACCAACCTTTTTCCCTTTGGATGCCTTGGGCTATGTCATGGGACGATAAGAAGCCAAAAAGAAAAAGGAGTGGTCGCATACTGTGAGGCAGGATAAGGCTGTCCTCCGCCGTCTACGTGCGTAGCGTACGTGAACTTCACTGTCCTCGCCATCGTAGCCTGCCGTAGACATACATGGCTTCGTTCGTACTACCCCACTAGCCTTTTCCCTTTGGATTCTCGTAAATACATGCTAGTCAGCATATATTATGTCGATTATGGCAAAATTTCTTGACAACGATATTTTTTTTAAGTAGTTTTGCTGAAAACTAATTTCATATGCCGGAACAGAGAAAAGCTTTCGTATTTGCGTTACCTTACGACACTAGACTGGATATGATCCAGCAGTTCTTAAGGATATACAACGGCTATCTGGATTCTAAGGGTAGAAGCTTGATTACCGAAAGGACGATAAACTTACTTTCTTTCTACATCAACTACGGATACTCGGATGATACCAGGGCTAAGTACATGGATTGTCATGGACAGAAGGAATCTTACGTCGCTGTCCTGAACAACGAGCTTAAACGTGGGGGTTTTCTGGTGGACAAGAAGAACGGGAACTTCCGTACCCGTGAGCTGTCTATTGAGATGAGAAGCTTACGTAACTATTTTATTCTTGACGGGGAGGGTGATGATACCCGTGTAATGGGGTTTGTGTTCAAGAGAAACAAATTGGATATTGATGGGTAGGAATCTTATTTCATTCGATAGGGATATCGTGGATGAGGTGGTAAGAAGATCTGATGGGAAGTTTACCAAACAACAGGTAGAGTGGTGCATGAAAGCATCCGTATCTTACGTCCACCACCTAGCTAGGTATACTGACAATATATCTATCAGAATCCCGTTTATCGGATACGTTATATGCAATCTCCGAGAGATGCGGGTAAGGCGTGATAAGATACGCCGGATATTTGTCAAGGAAGGTAATCGTTATCCGGATGAAAGGATGCCTATTGAGCTTGATTGTCTGGATAAGAAGATTAAGGCGATAGAGGATATGGAGGGGTTGAAGAACGGAGATCCTCTTATACGTGATAACCATGAGGCCATGTATCAATGTCGGTATGGAATGACATGGGAACAATTACAGGATTTTCAACAAAAACAATTTAAGAAATAATATGCAAACAATCGGTAAAGCCCAAGTGATAGCCCAAGCTTGGGAAGACAGTTTATTGGGTAGGATTCCTAAGGATAAGAAAGATTATCCCGAATGGTATAAGAATCGTCTTGAATTATGCAAGAAATGTCCTAAGAACTCTTCTAATATCAGGTTCTTTAAATTGCCGCCTAAGGTATTATTCCATAGATTGATTGGAAGACCGGGATGCTCGTTGTGTGGTTGTTTTATCAAGGAGAAGGCTTGGATGAAGACCGAGGTATGCCCATTGAAGTTCGTGGAAGGAGAGAAAGCTAAATGGAATGCTATGGAGGTGATAACAGCCGATCATAACGATTTTAATATCGAGTGCCCTAACGATTCCTTTGATATAGGACTAACGGATGACGAGAGCGAGTTTTATCTAAATATTTTTGATCAGAAAATAGGTGATAAGATAGAAATCGTGTTATTTATCACCCATAAAGATGGTTTCCATGTCAAGGAGCATCATCTTGGATGTGGATGTATGGGAGACGTGTCATATAACAAACATCCTGACAATGAGAATAGAACTATATTTAGGATGACGTTGGATACCTCAAAATATACGGAAGGTCATTTTGAGAAACATCTATCTCTCATGGGTTATACGAAAGATGATCCTGAACGTAATTTCAAACATTTCCCGTTACGTATTATAGGGGAAGCTTATAAGTAATAGCGATGAGAAGTCCCGTAAGAAGTAAGATAGATGATCGTATCCATGCTCTTATTGTTATGGAAGTCGGTTGCCGTGAGTTACCCGAATATTCGCTGGGTGATATACTTTACTCCGCTTTAAGGAGAGTTGCTAGGGCTAATGGTGGTAATGTACGCTTCTTGCGGGATATTAGTACCAGAGATCTATTGAGGTCTATAGACCAAAGTATTAGTGATGAGATTGAGTTAAATAATAACGATTACAACGCGTAATGGAAGAGGATAAGGATATTAAGAAAGAGATCAGGGATTATCTTAAAGAAGAAGCAGATACTCATATAAGACATTGGATGGCTATAAAACGTGAGAGCAAGCGTCTTTATAGTGAGATTGAGGATAGAACCAAGAAGATAGCCCTTAAATCATCATCGTTGATAAAGGAGGAGGATTTCGTCTCTCTTCATGAGATGACTCATAAGATACAGATGTTGAATATAGAGGCTGTAAAAGTCAATTCTAGGTTGATGTTCATAATCCAGTTGGCTACCAGCTTCGGTATGGATCTGGATTTCGATACGACATATGCGTCTACCGCAAAGAGCATTATGGAAGACAGAACGTCTGGATTTGTGTTTTATGATGACAAGGAACGTCTGAGATATGCTGATAAGGAGCTTGAGGATATGTTCCATGATATGAGCGTGACGGAAGTAAGTAAGATAGGGGTTGTTCAATCTTATGAGCTTCTTATGAAACAGTATAACGAGTTTAAGGAAATGAAAGCTAATGCCACAGGGAAAACGAAAGCCGACGAGTAAGGACGCTGATCGGGTTAACGACAATCTTGAGGTCATAGCTAAGGCTATAAATGACGCTAAGACTTATATTGATAAGCATCCTTGGGACAAGGAGAAGCCGGAGGATATGGCAAGGGCATTTGACTTCATATCAAAATTAATCGATAAGATAAATACATGGAATGATTCTTATATGGAGAAAAGTGGGATCATGGATGTATATAGGTCTGTAAGCAATGTCCAGAAAAAGGAACGTAAGGGTCAGGTTTCTGGTGGAATCGAGTCTGTTTTAAAGGATATTATAAAATGAGTCTAAGTACGAGTCCAGAATTTTATGTAAACATGAAAAATCCTCCTGTATGGAACGATCTGTTCGGTTGGGAGGATCAGGATGACGATGTTAAGCAGTTCTTTAAAGAAGAGGCTTATAAGGTCAAGTACGGGGTGACTATCAATGGTACGTTCATCCCTCCATGGCTTTATTGGCATGTTAATTTCTTTCCCGTATTCCAGGATCTTCCAAACGGGGAACGTGTGCCAGCGATCAGTCGTTTGCGTGATAACGAATGGTTTTTCGCCGAGATGTACCAACGTGCCCGTCAGGAGAAGAAAGGGTTGGGGATGTTTGGTACTCGTCGTTTTGGCAAGGCTCTTCTGGACTCGGAGCTGATATATACTCCTTATGGACCTAAGAAGATAGGGTTCGCTGATATCGGGGATATCATATATGGCGATGATGGTAAGCTTACGACTGTAGTAGGCGTATATCCTCAAGGGTTCGTTGATATGTATAAGGTTACGTTTGAGGACGGGCGCAGTATAGTATGTTGCGGTCAACATCAGTGGAAGGTTAAATATCATGGTGATTATAAAGTCATGAGCACTATGGGTATCATCCACTCTGACTTCCAGAAGATGACTATAGACATAGGGGAGGCGGTAGATTTCCCTGAGCGGCGGTGGCTGATATCGCCCCAGCTCCTTGGGTCTCTGACCGCCTCTTTCCTTTGTGGATCTACCGACAGGATCTTCGAGTTAAGCAATAAGGAGATGGATGATATTATTTATTCATCCAAAAAACAGAAAGAGTTGTTTATAAGCTCATTCATGAAGATAGCTTGCGGCATAAGTACTGGTGACGATCGTTTTAAGGTCGTTTACAAAAGTGAGTATATTATATCCTTCGTAAGAAGAATATTCTGGTCTATGGGATATTATTGCGTCATGGATGGTGATGATATGTATATATCTAAGACCCATAACAGGCTTAGGATATCCGATATAGATTATTACGGGAAGTATAAAGCTACTTGTATTGAGGTCGATAACAAGTCCCATCAGTTCCTTACCACTAATTTTGTCGTATCCCATAATACGACTATCATGTCATCCCTTCTTCAGATGAACGCTACCATGACGATCGGGCTTAGTCATTCCGTGGTAGGTTTCAGCGATAGCGATTTATCTAATATAGGTGAGTATTGTGAGTATGGGCTTGATCATGTGCATCCTTTTTTCAGAATTAACAGGACCAAGACCGATTGGAGTTCTGGTGTCACCTTAGGCAAGCGTATGTCCAACGGGGTTCGTGATGTTCATGCCATAATATCCATAGCCAATATCAACATGGGTAGGAAGACATCCACGCAGAAGACTGCCGGTCTGACCCCAGCCACGGCTATTTTCGACGAGGTAGGTAAGGGACCTATCAAGAAACCGTACACGGCCGCCATGCCGTCCTACGACACTCCTTATGGCTGGCGTCTTAGCCCTATCTTGGCCGGTACTGGTGGTGAGGTAGAATTATCCAAGGACGCTCAAGAAATGTTTTCTGATCCCGAGACATATAACCTTCTGGTCATGGACTGGGATATCCTAAACCGTAGAGCCATGAAAGGAAAAACATGGAAAGAACGGAAATGGGCGATGTTTGTTCCGGGACAAATGGCAAACTCCGGTGTCAAGGTAACTATAGGTTTGGGTGATTATTTAGGAAAACCTGATGATAAGAAGCTTAATAAGATCAAGATTGACGCCACAGACTTCGAGGCTAGCACCAATAAGCTTAATGAGGAGCGGAAGAAACTATCTACAAAGGACAGGGTAGCCTATACCTCTCATACCATGTTCTATCCTTTTACGATTGATGACTGTTTTTTAAGCTCTTCTCAAAATCTGTTCCCGGTTGAGTACGCTATCAAGCATAAGAACGATCTTCTTGAGTCGGGTCAATATAGCGGCATGCTGTGTGATGTTTTTCTTGAATCGGGCAATAAGCTTGGTACTACTAAATCTAATAAACAGCTAGCTGGTTTCCCGTTTAGTGGAGGTGTTATTGACGCTCCTGTTCAGATATTTGAGATGCCTCAATCTAATAGGTTTGATGATTTTATATACGTAAGCTCGCTCGATCCGTATAAGCAAGCGAAGTCTGATACCCCTTCATTAGGAGCTTTTTATGTATTCAAAAGGCGTGTTGGTATTCGAGATCCTTATGCCTATAGAATAGTGGCTTCATACGTATCCCGCCCATCATCCATAGATCAGTTTTGCCGTACTTGTGAGGTGCTTCAGAAGGGATATGGTGCTATATGTCTTATGGAGAACGCTGACCAGATGTATGAGCAGTATCTTAATCGGAAGAGTGGTATGCCGGCATCTTTCTTCCTGTTTGCTGGTGAGGCAATAGCCAATAAGTATGTGAAGGCCGGCTCCCGGCAGAATAGCAAGTTAGGTCTATACCCTACCCCCGGTAACCAGAACCTGCTATTCTCGTGTGTCGTGGATTACTGTTGGCAGGATTTCGTTATCGGATATGACGATAATACCGGTCTTGATATAACGGTGAAGGGCATTGAGTTGATCGATGACATAGCTCTACTGGATGAAATAATACAGTACAAGCCCGGATTGAACGTCGATAGAATTATATCGTTTGGTCATGCTTTAGCTTTAGCTAGGTATTTTGACGATAACAATTACATGCCTAAATCGAAGATCGAGGAGATGAATAACGCCCGTAAGGAAGACGCTTATAAGCACCATGAGATATATGCCTCTGCCTTTGGATCGGTATCTATAGGTGCGTTTCGGTAGTTTAGTGTTGCTTAATAACTTATCTTTGCTAAAAACAAATTAGATTGACATGGAGATTTTCAATAGAGATCATTCGTTTCCTGCAAAAGGGGCGCTATTAGGATTACCTCCTCAGGCTATTTCCACGAAGAAAAAGAACAGGAAATGGAAAGAGGATTGTATGGACGCTCTTGAGGTGATAGGATTAAAACAATATGATCGTAACCAAATGTACCGTGACTATTATCTGATGGCGGATGGTAAGTTATCTTTTATGGAGATGGCGGATGTTATCCCACAGTTAAGAAACGTACAGAAGTTAAGGAGTGATATAAGGATACCCTCTTTCTTGAAGCATTATGATATCATAGGTGGTATCGTGAATGCCTTTGAGGGATGGTTGACGAACCTACAGGATAAATATACTGTTAACGAGGTAGGGGATCTGGCTATAAGCGAGTACGAGGATACGATGTCCAACTTACTTCACCGCCATATCCAAGAACAGTGGGATATTATAGTCAACCAACGTCTTGTTGAGGCCGGGCTTGATCCTACATACAATGAGTTTAATTCCGAGGAGGAACGTCAGGCTTACGCCCAGCAAATCCAGCAGGCCAAGGCGTCTATGACCCCTGACGATATCCAGAGGTTCATGAGCACCAGATGGAAGACGCAGGCGGCTGTATGGGGAGATCATACGATCGAGGCTGATCGTAGCAGGTTTTATATGGATGAGCTTGACAGGGAGAATTTCCGGGATCGTCTTCTTAGCGGAAAGATGTTTCGTAATCATTTCGTCGGTTTTGATTACTATCGACCGGAGGTGTGGAGTCCGATGGAGGTGTTCCATCCTGATGTAAAATATCCGCAATATGGATCTTATGTAGGCCGTCTTCATTATTATGAGGGTGTTGAGTTGATATCAAAATACGGCCATAAGATGACGGCCAAGGATAAACGCCGGATTATGGGCGGTGATGATGATTACGAGGGATGGGTATCCAATGACGGTACTAGGTATGATTGGAAGAAAAAGAAGCCGTCTATTACCGGTATGTATGAGAATGAGGTTATTCCATGGAAAGGATACCATGACTATGAGTCTATAGTCGCCGCTGAGGACTATTATGGTGTTCCTATGGGAGAGTACCATACCTTCGGGCCGGACGGAGAGGAACACACCCAGCCCCGCTTCTTGCCCCGCTTCCATCCCTTTGGCTATTTTAACTCTGACATGTCCAATGGAAAGAGATATGAGATAGATTCCCGTCTTTTTAGAGTCATGGAAGGATATTGGGTGTCCATGAAACCGGTATTTCTAATAACTTACATGACGGAGACCGGTATGGTAGATCAGGAGCTTGTTACCGACGAGCTATTACCTGAGTTTTTGGAGAAGAACGGGATAAAGAAGGTGAAGAGGGTGATGGCAGAAGCCGTTGGCGATCCTGAGGTTAATACCTATATCTTGGAGTATGTGCCTGAGGTTAGGTTTGGAGTTAAGATTACTGGAGGTAATTTAATGGATAAACCTATATATATAGGGGGAGATCCAATACCTCATCAGATACATGGTGACAGCAGTCTATATGATTATGTCATTCCGGTGTCTGGATTCATAGGGTCAAGCCTTGCCGATCGCATACAGCCGTTCCAGATGATGTATAATCTTGCTATGAACCAGCTATACAATAACGCAGAGAAGGAGATCGGTAAGTTCTTCTTAGGCGACTTAGGATTCCTGCCTACGGAATATAAGGATATGATGGACAAGAAAGGGGCTTTGGCTACTTTCATGCAGATCGTTAAGTCTGTCTCGTTTATGGGTGTAGGTGGTAATGACACGAACAATCCTTACCAGAATCCGCAGATGAGTAGCATATATAACCAGTTTGGTGTATATGATCTTACTAATACGGATCAGATAAGATCCCGTATGGAAATGGCGTCTTACGCCTATATGATGGCTTATAGGATGATAGGTATATCCGAGCAAGCGATGGGTCAGTCAACTAGATACGAGAGTTCTACGGGCGTAAAACAGGGAGTTAACGCCACTATGTTACAGACTCAGACTTACTTCAATGATTTCGATGACTTCAAGAAACGGACATTGGATATTCATCTTGCGGTAGCTCAAGTATGTCAGAAGGAAGGATACGATTGGACCGTGATGTACAGGAACAGCGATCTGTCCTTGGCTTACATCAGTCTTACGGATAATAGCTTGTCGTTACGTCATCTTAATGTTATGGCTGTCTCTAATTCCAAGAAACGTCTGGAATTGGAGAATTTGAAGCAATATATATTACAGACGAATACTTTGGGCAATGACTTGCTTGATATCACTAGAATGATGAATGCCAACTCGACGGCTGAGATGAATCAGATAGGAAGGGATGCCAGATCTTACGCAGATCGTGTAAGACAGGAGGAGTACCAGAATCAACAACGACTTGTACAGCAAAAAGCCGAGGCCGATCAACAGGCCCGTAATGACGAGCATGAGAAGGAGAAGGAGCTGGCTTATATCAAGGGTAACTTCGATTTACGGGGTAAGAGCATAATGGCCGCCGGTCAAGCGGCTAGGACACAAGATAACGCAGAGGGTATGGATTATGTGGAAGCTATAGCGGATCGATCCTTGAAGGAAAGAGATCTGGATATCCGTGAGGAGGATATGAGAACCAGGCAGGCTAATGCCGAGGCTGAGCGAAGATCTCGTGAGGAGATAGAGAAAAGGAAGTTGGAATTAAAGGAAAAGGAGATAGATGCTAGGAATAAACGTTCTGATACAGATAGGTTTACGTCAATAATAAACAAGAATTGATTACAAGTTTTGTAAATATTTTTACAAAATATGTAATCATTTTGGCGTAAAATTCTGTCATATACTATAATGGGTTTGATTTAATTGGTAATTGGATTAATAATACTTTTGTAAAAAGCAAAAAAGGAAATTGTATGAATGACATGGGTGATTTCGCTAAGGGTTTTAAGACCATGAGTGTCGAGGAACTTTTTTACCGTGGTGACGGTGATGGCGATAAGAATAATATCGAGGGTAAATATGATAAGGATGGTAATCCTATAGGTGATACCAATAAAGAGCCTGCCGACGGCGGAGCGGCTGACGGTGGCGGGGATAAGGGCGGCGATGCGGTCACCGCAGACCCTGATTCCATTGGCGAAGGCGGTACTGATAATAATGTAGTATCAGGATTTAACGGAAAATCCTTTTTGGAGAAGATGGCCGCTAGAGGTATTATCGATAGTATTGACAACCTTGATATTATGGTAGATGATAAACCGGTCGATCTTTCTACTATCACGAAAGAGGATGATTTACTCGATATAGTGGAGGGATTGATCAAGGACAAGGCTGATGAGTTGTTGAAGGATAAGGTTGATACCGGTTCTATGTCTGACTTTATGAAGAAGATGATAGAGGTGGATAAGGCCGGTGGTAACGTTGGCCAACTATTAAGCCAATATCAGAGTATTCAGGCTCCGTTGGATAACCTTGATATGAGCAACAAGAATGATCAGCTTGCGGTCATCCAGCATTATTATAAGATGTTGGGTATGCCGGAAGACGAGATAAAGGATAATATGGAAATGATGATTGGTAAAGGCGATGAGTTTATCGAGTCTAAGGCCAATAAGTTTCATGATATCCTGAAAAAGGAGATGGATAACCTTATCGAGGAGGAGAAAAAGAAGTCCGAGAAAAGGAGACAGGAGTTAGTTGAGCAGATGAGAGTCTATAAGAAAGGTCTAAAGACATCTATAAGCTCAGGATTTCAGTTGAATGACACGATGATAGGTAAGGCTGTCGATTTCGTTACCAAGCCGATAGACAATCAAGGTCATACGGCTATAGATAAAGCCTATTCCGAGGCTATTAAAAATCCGGACATGGCCGCTGATTTGGCCTTGTTCTTGATGAATAAGGACGAGTTCCTTAAACAGAAAACCAACAAGGCTAAGATGGAGGTTAATAAGAAGACCATCACTCTTCTTTCTGGCAATAAGGGAGGAAAGCAGAATAAGACTAATATCGATAACGATACTATAGAAGCTAACTTCCTTGATCTGAGTGGATCAAAGAGTGTATAACGTTTAAATATATTGAAAATGAATCCGTTTCTTACAAAAAGTTTCCCGGCTACCGTGAATGGCGATAACGTTATTGCCTTTACCGATGCCAAGAACTATAAGACTTCGCTCGTAGAGCATAACTTAGGCTCATTGGCGAGCTGGTATTACGAGGATCCTGACAAGAATCATCTGGGTCTTTTGAATCTGTTCTCTAATATCGCTAATTACCCTGTACCGATGTATATGGGTATGATTAATAACGGCGCTACGATCTCCGTTAACGGTATTGGAGCTTCTTTCCGTTATGATCTTCCTGTTACAAAGACATTCGCTGTCGTTACGGCAGAGGATACTTCAGGTCATCATCTAAAACCGGGTATTGACGGTAGTTTGTTTGATATCGTTTTGAATACCTCTGAGTTTACGGCTTATGATGTTATTACCTACGATGCTGCTAACGGTTGTAATATCCTTATCTCAGGTGAGATCCCGTCTAAGACAGAAGGTGACTTGACACGTTATTGGTGTCGTGTTATCGGTGGTAAGGCTAAATACTTCCCTAAAGAGAAATTACGTCCTGGTATCCGTTATTGGAAGATCGGTCATGCTCTTGGTGAGTACAGCACTCAGTTCTCTAAGGTATCTGGAGCTGACAAGGCCGGTTCCATGACCTGTGAGTTCCGCTTAGGAAACCACCGTGGTGTTGAAGGAGAGACAACTATGTATGCTGGTATGAAGTCCATGCAGGCTGCCCAGAACAGCACTTCAGAGTTTGTGGAGACCGCTCTTCGTCGTATGAATGCCATGAGAAGTGAGTATGAGGGTAATATTCCTGATCTGGCTATTATCGGTAAGACTGTTAATGGTAGACTTGATTTGCGTACAGCTAAAGTAGCCTCTACGTTGGAGGTGTTCTGTATGGCTGAGTTGGTTAAGCTGGAAGCTAGACAGTTGATGTGGCAAGAAGGTGGTATTATCATGGATCAAAATGGTCCTATCCATTTGAATGAAGGTATCTATCGTCAGCTTCGCCGTGGTTACACTATCTACTATAGCCGCCCGATGGGTATTACTAAGGATACGCTTATGGCTGCCGCAGCTTATATTTTCCGTGGACGTCAGGATCTTCCTATTACGGAACGTAAGATTAAGTTCAAGGTAGGAGCTATGGCTATGATTAACTTAGAGAAGTTGATCAGGGAATCGTTCTTCACTACCTTGCAGAACTTAAGCTGGGGTATGGGAAGCGATAGGATGTTGCCTTCTAATCCTATTTCCGGTACTAACGACGCCATGATCTTAGGTCCTGTTCAGGTTAAGGGAGCTTTCATCCCGGGCATCGGTAATGTTGAGTTCGAGCATGATCCTTCTTTGGATTACGCCGACATGACAGATCGTAGCGAGTTGGTGAATGGCATGTATCCTAGATCCTCTTATTCTTGTATTATCGAGAATATCACTGACGCTGGATCGACTAACGCGTATTCCGCTATTCCTAATACGGCTAACGCTAAGTTAGGTAATATGAACAACAACGTATTCTATATCAAACCAGAAGGTGTAAGTATGTGGTGGGGTTATGAATACGGTCGTTGGGCACACAAAGCCAACGGTAATGAGATCGTATCATCCTTGCCGGGCATGAAAGAGCAATTCTGGTGCCACTCTGCTTCCGCAGCATGGGTTATGGATAATAGTAAGTTCTTGATTATCGAGCTTCAACCGAACTACTTCGGATAAGTTTTTTCATATATGTAATTTGGTTTTTAGAGGGGAGGATATTCCTCTCCTCTTTTTTAAAGTAACGCAAAAAGGAAATGAAAGAAATTTTAAAATCAAGGAAGGTATTGGCCGAGGTAAACGGTTTTAATATCATGTCAGATACCTTATATGAGGTTGTAGGCAAACACGATGGAAGTGCTCCTCAGGCCTTTCAAGACGCTAATATAGCTAAAGCTCCGTTCCCGGAGAACGCTACTCACGTATGTTGCCCTTGGGATGATTTCTCCAAGGCCTATAACACCGGTTTTTATCCAAGATCAAGATGCTATAATGGTCTTGACAAGAATGAGATCGACAGGCTCGTCAAACAGCGGGTAGATAATATCATGAAGCCTTTCGAGGAAATGTCGCAGATGGATCTATCTCAAACCAATTTAGAATTTTGGGATGACGCTAAGGATAAGATCTTCATGGGTAAGGTTTATAATACGGCTAATACCGTAGATCTATTTTATTTATATTTGGCTGTATTTTCCGGCATGTTGACTCCTCAGGAAATGGATGGCGATCCTGTCTTCATGAACTCCATGTTCTGTTTCGTGGAGAAAGACAATATGAAGGATTTCGTTCAGCAGCGTGAGATCAATAAGATGAACATCAGCTATAAGTTTATCAGCGCCCTCAAGAAAGGCGGCGACGATCGTCAGGCTGTCATCGATCTTCTTCTTTACATCGGTATCGTAACTCGCCCGGATTTCACGGAGGATGAGTATTATACAGGATCTCTATCAAACTGGATGAATGAGAAGAAGACCAATGTTGATTATCTGCTTGATATCTGGGATCGGTCATTGGAAGGTGATTTCAAGGAAGTTCTTGAGTTTTACCGTATCGTAAATGTCCTTCAACGAAATGGTCGTATCAATATGACTCCATCCGGATTACAATATAATGGCCAGATCATAGGGCCTGACGTTCGGACATCCGCTGAGTTCTTGGCTACCAAGAAAGACTTTATTAACATAAAGGCTAATGTATTGGATGAGTATGAGGAGATCATATCTATGTCTAATATCGATGATAAGTCCAAGACCAAGAAGGTTAAGGATATTAAGAAGAAGGATGACGTAGAGGAAGGTGATAAGGTTAAGGAGGAATAACGATGACAATCCAAGAAGCATATTTAAGGTCTTTGCAGAAGAACGAGCAGAATCTGGCCAATGGCGGGATTAAGCTGGATCCGGGAAGGTTCGTGCTGTTGTTCAACGAGGCCCAAGACCGGTTAGTTAAGTACTATCTAAATAGGAAGGATGACGAGACTATACGCTCCATCCAAAACCTTCTTGTTTATTGGATGTCGTTGGATAATGCGGGTAGGATGGATGACCCTGAGTCTACGTCCTTTAACTTACCTGACGACTATCTATGGTTTTCTAACATAAAAGGCGTTTTCTCGTACAAAGGATGTGAGGCCGCTGATTTCGTTATGTGGGAGGCTAAGAACGAGAATATCCATGAGCTTCTTGGAGACGAGAATAACCGCCCTTCTTACGACTATCGGGAGACATTCTATTCCATAGGGAACGGGAAGGTCGTGGTCTACGAGTCAGGCTTCCGTACCGAGGAGGTTAAGATGACGTACTACCGCCGTCCTGTCAGGGTAGACCTATCGGGGTATATCAACGCCGCCGGTATCCAATCCACGGACATCGACCCGGAGCTGCCCGATTATCTTGTGGAGGAGATTCTGGATATGGTAGCTAAACAATTCAACCTTAATGAGAATGAATTGTATAGATATAGAATGGATAAGGATAATGTGGCTTCTTTTAAGTGAACAACGTTAGTTTGATAGAAAGACCTGCCTAGAAATAGGCGGGTCTTTTTTTATTTCATGGTATGTGTGTTTTTGCTTTTTTATTTCTATATTTGCATAATATTTAATTGTGTAAAATATTATGATATGATTTCAAGTAGTAAAATTTTATTCGGTGTACCTATTAGATGTGATGAAGAAACATCATTTATGTCTTTGACTGACTTACAAGAGGCTTATTTAAGAAAGAGAATCGTAGAAGGATGGAGTGATAAGAGGATAGAGGGAATTTTATCCAATAGGAATAGTTCTGAGCGTATATATTATGTTATAAAAGACAAGTATATAAGAGGTATATCTTTATCAAGTTTTATTAACGACGTAAACAACACATCTCTTGTCAAGACATTAAAATCGCTTGGGGTGTATAAATCTACCGGTAGAGGATCGAATAGGTTGGTTATGTGTGCTAAAGAGATATGGATGATGGTCGCCATGGAATTACATCCATCTATATATAATGAATGTATAAAAATGTTTGGAAGATCAGATATAAGCAATGACGCTATTATATATATAAGGGGAGGAAACGAGTATAGTGATATGTATAGATATCTGTCTTCATTTTTTAGTTCTGATGATATTGAGAGAATAATTTTTGCTATAAATAAGACTGTTACCGGTGAATGTGATAAGTTTTTATACACCAAGCAAGAATCGGAAAGGATTGTTTGTATTCAAAAAGATATATGCAAGTTTATAAAAATGGGTATATTCGAATCTGTCGATGATATAATTGATATATTGGTAAATGATGTAGATGATGATCATGATTGTAATATATTCACCTATTTGGCTGTCGATGGTTTAAGTAAGGATATTAAAATAGGTAAGACGTTTAATGTAAAGAAGAGAGAGAGGGATTTAAGATGCGCTAATCCAAGGTTAAGTATCATAGCTTGTGTAAAAGGTGATATAGAGAGATGTTTGCATGATAAGTTTTCCGACAAGAGGATTTCAGGAGAGTGGTTTTCATTGTCATCTAATGATGTTGATAATATTATAAATGAATATGGATTTGTTTTAATAGAGTAGCTTTACAAAAAATGTAATCCGCATTAATATATATACACTCATGACCGTACTTTATTGTCGTAAACTCGTTTATTGTTATGTTTGCGTTAGGTAAATGATTTTTAAACTAAAATATTAATTATATGTTGCACAGACCGCAAGATCGGGTACTTTTCGTATCCCCACACGCTAAGATGGTGGATGTTGATTCCATCTTCTTGAAGGAAGGACAGATCGGTATTTACGATACTAAAGATACTTCCGAGAACGGTTGTAAGGCCGTGATTGATTTTACCGGTAAGCCTCGTAACGACAAGCGTTATGAGATCCGTATCGGTCGTAATGAACAAGCGGCTTCCCGCTCTATCTATGATAAGGATTTTTCCACGCCGTTATTCTCTTTGAACGAGATCACGGAGATCTACGCTTCTTGGCCGAAGAAAGATCATGCTTATGTCGATGATGTTATCTTAGGATACAATGGTGTTTCTGATGACACGGCATTCTCAGTTTCCAAAGGAGACCGTATCGCTATTCGCTTGGTCCTCGCTGGTCGTGCCTTCGAGCTTCTTGGCTATGAGGAGGGTCGTGTAGAGATCAATGACGCCATTCTTTTGGATGATTGTGATAATACGCCAAATCAATGCGAGGAGTGCGATCCTTGCGAGGAGGTTGATTTGTTGCCCGCCGTATTGAAGTGTATTGAGCGGATGAAGAATCAACCTATTGCTGGTGGTGGTAAGTTATCTGATTATATCGATATTACTCCTGTTACAAGATGCACCAACGAGGCTACGGAGCCTGAGACGGAGGACGTGAACTTCTATTGTATGGAGGTATGTGATACTGGTGATGATTTGGCCTTGGCTGAGGTTCGCGCCCAATATCCGGGGTTGAAGATCGTACGAGATACTATTGAGGGTAGCATGTCACGTTATAAGGTTATGAAGAAGGGGGCTAAACCTGCTGACTATACTCAACGTCTTATCTCTATCATGAAAGGATGTACAGACTGTCCTCCTAGCTATACGGAAGTTAAGGGTGGTTATCTTTATTCTATTTCTTTGGAGGATGATGGTGTTGATATGTCTACTACAGTAGAATCTTTACCTAACGTGGTAGCTGATACGGTTAATAAGATGAGCCAGATCAAGGGATCGGGTTTGTATATTGCGGCCACTTCTAAGAAATTGACGAGTGATGAGATTTCTGCTTTTGTGGAAGCTAATCCTACGGCTATCATCTATTACGTTGCTAAGACATCTGATATGTGTGAGAATCCTACGGTTCGTACCGCTTCTTGGTCAGCTTGTGGTTCTTGCAAGGTATCTACAGAAAAGTATTATATCACTATACCGGATGACGAGTGCGGAAACAGTGCTTTGGAGGAAATTCAACAGGCTTTCCCGGAACTGGAGATCACTGATTACGGCACTCCTGCGGCTTGCCAGCATAGCTTCCAGACAACGGTATATACCAATATGTTGTGCGATGAGTGTGACAAGGTATTTGAAGGATTCTTCACCAGCAATGCTCCGGCTTCCTATCGTAACCGTATGTGGAAGAAATTGGAGTCGGCTCAGGAACTTGGCTCTAACTGTAAGTGCGGTATCCGTTTCCGTGGCAAGGAAATGTTATTATCTCCGTCAGAGTGCTTGATGGATCAAATGACATATATCGAGGATAGCGTTGAGATCGTTGGCGCTAGCGGCGGTTATCCTGATTCTCTTGACGAGGGATCTCCTATCTGGTGGGATCAACTTCATTTCGAGAGACTGTCTAGCAAAGCCCCGCGTACTCATGTAGGCGGTAATATGATGGATGACGAGTTGAAGGGTTACGCTCATTTCAACGGCTTCCCGAAACATCAGGATTTCATGGGGCGGACGTTCATGAACGAATATAGTCGTGTAGAGCAAACGGCTCAGTACGTTGACTTCCAGATTACGCTCAATCCTCATAGATACGCTCAGGGATTCGGAAAGGTTATCGCCGATGATCCGGTTAACCTGATCTTACGTGTACGCTATGGCGCTCATGAGGGTGTTCAGGAGATGATCAATATGATCGGTGCTGCCGCTGGTCTTGGTCCGGCCATCGTAACCGAGCCGAAATAAAGAACCTTTTTTGCGTTCATATATTTCCTAAAGGGGAGAGATTCAATTCTCTCCCCTTTTTTAATCTATAATAAATGGTTGTGATGGAGGAGTGAAGTTTGTCGTGTATCTAGGTATGTTTGATATTCTCATCTCGTCTATAATACCGCCTGTCATATTATCGCTAGACCCTGTTCTTCCTCCTATACATATATCGTAGTCTTGTTTTGATATGTTTTTTTTCTTGTTAAATTTATTTATACCATTAATATATAATCCACATGATTTGTTATTAGATGATAATGCTATGTGATTCCATCCTATCTCTAAGACAGAAGAGCTTACGCTTTCATAATTGTCGAAATTTCCATATATGATATTATCATACCCTATATAGAAGGCAAATCCTGTAGGGCTTCCTGCTATATCAGATGTTATAAATCCTTGTTTTGAACTTTTATTCGTACAATAATACCATAGTTCTATGGTATAGTTCCCTTCGGATATAATATCCCAGAACCATTGTGATTGGTCGAATATTATAGGGGCGCTGTCGAATTTAGCGGCTTGATCAAATTTTCCTGAGACATATGATCCCCCCCCCCATGTGACAGGACCTACGTTCTTTCCGATATATTTGAAATCATTGTTAAAATGAAATAACAATATCGTGTTGTTGGCTTTTTTGTTAAAGAACATTCTTCTTCTCATACATCTTATGTTTTTAATTACGTTCAAAAATAATTATATATATCTTTGAGGTGAATAATTAAACGATATAATATGTCCGCTATTAATGAGTATCTAAAGAGACTTGCTTCCATATTTGGTAGCATGGGTTTCTCTGTTCCGCCAGATGACTTCTCAGGTGTTGTCATAGACGGAAAGACGTATCCGGTCATGATGAGGAATGACGGGTGTTACGTTTACTTCGATGATAAAGGAGTAAAGAGACTTGTAAGCGAGGTTCCTAGAAAGGACTATCAGTTCATTAACATCAAAGACGCCCGTGTGTCGATCGTCAACCAATGCTATCGTACGCCGGGTGGTCAGGTAGAGGCCCGTATCCATACCTATATGAATAATAAGGGAGAGATACTGGCCGAGAAGATATTTATCATCAACTCATCTGATATCGATATTCCTATCGGCAGTGAGTTTGATAAGATTCCTGATGGGTGGGTGGCTATAGATTGCAGTATAGCCGAAATGACCGATCGGGAGTTGATATTCGTAAGTAAATGTTATGCCACGGAAGGGGGGAAGGTCCAGATCGAGGGCGTTGAGTCGGTAGATCCCCGCTTGAACCCGGAGGTGTCCCATTATGAGGTGGTGAATACGACTGACGATAGTAATCCTATCGGTACGGAGTATGATAAGATACCTGATACATGGAATCGTATAGTATGTGATTTCCCTGATATGACTCAAAGGGAGATAATACCGGTTCTTAAATGCTTTGATACCGGGACCGGGAGAGTACAGATAGAGGGATATAAGATATTTGATTATGAGATGGGTACCAGAAAGGAATGGTATCGCGTCAAGCAAAGTACCGATCCTGAGAATCCGGTAGGTAAGTTCATTACCAGCATAAGTGATGACTGGGTTGAGGTTGTTTGCGACTTCACGGATATGGAGGATCGTGATATTGAGGTAACTGTAGAATGTTATAAGACACCGGCCGGTAAGGTGAAGCTGGAGGTTCTCACGTCATGGGACGGGAACATAGGAGTTAGGGATAAGAACTATAAAGTCCTGGAGACTACCGACCCGTCACAGCCTGAGGGCGCCAGCTTCTCATCCTTGCCAGACACTTGGATAAGGGTAGTCTGTGATTTTGACGATATGGAGGAGAGAGATATCAAATCCTATATCGAGTGTTATGACAGCGGTAGCGGCAACGTTAAACTTCGAAGGATGGTGTCGTATGACTCCAAGATAAAGGCCAGATATACCCGTTTCGAAGTCCTTGAGTCGGATGACGCTGGCTTCGTCCCGGGGACCGACTTAGCTACCCTCCCAGAGAGTTTCTCTTTGGTTCCATGTGATTTCACGGATATGGAGGATAGAAACGTTCAAGTATATCGTGAGTGTTATGCTTTCAAAGGGCAGCGTATTGAGGTGGATAAGGTTGTCTCTTATGACGGTGATCTAGGTGATAGGAAGGCCAAGTATATTGTACGTGAAAGCGAGGACGGCGCTATCTTAATAGATCAGGAATATGATGAGATCCCTGTTGGATGGAAGAAATCTCCTTGCGATCTTGAGAACCTTCGTGACAGGCATGTATCTTACTACGATCAGTGTTATGTCACGGAGAACGATAAACGTGTGAAAATCCATAATATCGTTATATATAACTCTTTAGGATATGAGTGGTATCATTTCTATGAGGTTACGCAGTCAGAGGACGATAAATATGAGGTAGGCGATATTAACTCCTCTATGGTTGGTAAATGGAGTAGGGTTGAGTGTGAGATGCCTGATATGGAGAATCGGTTCTTGGATACGACAGATACCTGCTATGATACAGGGAATGGTACGGTTAAGATAAGGCGTCAGGAGTCTATTGACTATAAGCTTAATGTCCGGGAGTTTGATTATAAGATCGTGGAGTCAACCGATCCTGATCATCCCACCGATACCACCCCTACCCAAGATACGGTTAGTGGTTGGACGGTAATAAGCTGTGACCTTAATATCATGGAGGTAGATGACTGCTATGAGGTTGGTGGCCATAAGATCCATTTAAAGGGATTCAGGACGGTCAATCCGACGTTGCAGGATATTAAGTCCATATTGTATGTCGTGTATTCCGATCATCCTGATTATCATGCTGGCGATGAGCTTAACTCTATTCCAGAGGGGGCTAAGGTCACGATCTGTGATTATGCGGATAAAAGCCAAAGACATATGGTCCCGGTGCGCGAGTGCTATGAGGTAGCCGATGGCCGGTTCTATGTGGAGGGAAGCAGGTTGGTGGATAACAATATGGTCGTTGAGCGGATGTCGGTGATGGTGCTGGAGTCATCCTCCCCGACCTACCCGGTAGGCACGACACTGACCTCCATTCCTGTTGGCGCTACTATCGTGGCTTGTTTATGTCAAACCTGTTAATCTGAATGGCTATGGTTAAAGTATGTAATGATTATTTTATGATTGACGCCTTAGCCGGAGGTCAGGTCATAAGAAAAAGAAAGTATCGTCGTGAGAATACGATGATAGGATATAAGTGGTATGATTATAATGGGGTTGAGGTTATCGACCCCATTGAGATATCACGTCTTGATAGTCTGGCTACCAAACATCAGCGTGTGGATCAGGCTTACGATGACCATGCTGTTTTCATGTCATCAACCAACTACGTTAATAGCGTATCCGGTATCCCTATGGACAAACATATGGTTGTGGTCGAATGGAGGCCGGAAAGCGAACAGGGGTTTGTTACGATGGCTCATGAGCAAGGTCTGGAAGGTGATAGCTATTATATCGTTGTCATCAATACAGGTGATAAGCAAGCCACGATCTATACTCCGGTAGACCCGGAGGAGCCAAAGGAAGACGCTACCCGTGCCGAAGATGACGCCAGCGTCTCTGTTGGAGGATCGTATGTATCTATATCTCCAAGACAAGTGGAGAGAATAAGAGTCACGTTTAGGGGCGGAAAGTGGTATTATGAGCTGGTGACTAAAACATATCCTAGCAATACCGGTGGTATTAAGATCGGTGACGTGGATTTCGTTACGTTCAGATATTTGTGGGATGAAAGTTCGGGAAGGGATTTAGATACCATGACAGAGGCTCTTAACTCGAATGTTCCTACCATAGATAATTTAGGCGTAGGATTCGCTGGTCCCGGTAATAATGACGATCATGTAAGAAGCGTACTTAAATGGGGAGGAGACAATACCGGATCAGGCAAGGAATGTGTATGGATGTCGGTAAAGGATCTTCGTGCTCAATATTATGATATATTACCTGAAGAGACTCAGTTTATAGCCTACTCCACATGGTTTGGATCCAAAGGTACTGGTAAGTGTTCTTTTGAGCTTGTAGGGTATAAGGGCGGTACGATGAGACAGGATAGGTATAACTTTATCAATACCGGAGGATCTGTCGTATATCAAAACACATATGATTTTATCTGCAATACCAGTAAGGGGGCGAGTACATATAAGACTTCTTATCAGAAAGTAGCCCGTATTACTTATAATAAGCTCACCAATGAGGTCTATATGTCTATAGGCGATGCTATAGATCAGGAGGATAATTATGATAAGCTGGAGCGGGAGATCAATAATATAAAGGAAAGACTTAGCGATGTCGAGAGCGAGTTGGCTGTCGTAAGACGTATAGCTGAGGGCAAGAACACGGCGTATATCTTTGATACGGTCGATGCCATGAATGAGTGGCTGGCGGTTCCGGAGAACACGGCTAAGCTCCGTGTGGGGGACAGTTTCTGGATCAGGGAGCAGGAGGTACCTGATTATTGGTGGGATGGAACTCAGGCTTTAGAGCAGGAAGGTCCGAAGGTTGATTTATCTCCTTATTATACGAAAGACGAGATTAATAATATTGTCAATGATATCAATCAGAAGATAGAGGATAAGAGTACGTCTATTATCTTCGATACTTATATCCAGATGAAGTCTTTCGTGGATGATCTAACTAACGCCGATAAGCTTAAGGAAGGTACCATCCTGTTGATACGAGAGAAAAACGTGCCTGATTATTATTACGATGGAGCTGGTATAGTTAAGATAGAGGCTGACGTACAGCAATGTCTTTATGTTACTTTAGCTAACAAGCCTACGGAAAGCACTATAAGTTATACTCAAGATCGGGAGGTGACTAATTTCGCCCCGGGTGCTATAGCTAGATGGGTTGACGCTGACGGCAATGACGTGTTTTATAAGCTTGTTGAGATAGTAGGTGGTAAGGCTAAGTGGATTACCCTTATCGATACTAAATACGGTAATGTGACGCTACAGAGTACTTACGACAAGAATTATGAGATCGTAAATATCGTATCTGGGTCTAGGTTACAGGCTATAAATAGCGAGAAGAATGATATCAAGTTCGTTAATAGCGCTACGGGTAACGTGACTGTCGTGTTGAATGGTACCGTGTCAGGGAGAGCCAAGAAGCTGGTGAGTATGCTGGCGGTGAACGAGGTAGTCTTGACCCCCGGGGCGTCGGTGTCGTTTACCCGGAACGGCGATGAGTTCGTGCTCACCGAGTTGTTTGGCGTTACTATCTTCCCCGATCTGGCGGATGCCAATCGTGAGGGAGAGTGGGTTATGAGCGTAGGCATAACCGGAAAACCGATCCTTATGGAGGTAAAGGAGATGCGTAAGTGGGATGAGAGTATAACTAAGGAGCTTACGATAGATGAGCTTAACGAGAAGTTTCCTAACGTGGATATCGGATTCGCCGTCGTATGCAAGACCATCAACAAAGTATATGAGATGGTTAATGGATATAAGGAATGGGTGTCTTATGATATAACCTCAATAAATTAATGGTATGGCTTTTTTAGTAGGATACGACACGGTAGCGTCCTATGTCACGTTTATAGTGAATGAGGATAGATTCCCTTGTTTTGATGGTAAGGGTGCTGATTATGTGCCTGATCCGATAGTAGATTTAGGTAATTTTAATCGTAATCTCAGGTTCTCGGCAAACAATCCAGGATTCGTGGACGTCGATTGGGGTGATGGGACAAAGGATCAATACCCTTTGGTCAAGATATCTGACGGTCGTTATAGGATAGTATTCAGGTCTTTAGATATTGAGTACAAAAAGAATCCTGACGATACTACATGGTGGTTCAGGAAGGAGGATGGGTCTCAGTATATACCGGTTCCTCCACATAAGTATAGCGATATCAGGCGTAGGGAGGTTACGATGAGGTTCTCTAACGTAATCGATGGGGAGCTCAATATGGATGGTATTGTCCTCCATGAGTTTCCTGTAGTTAATCTACCTGATATAACTTATTTGGCTATGGTCAGATCCGTTCTTAAAAATGGCGATATCCCATATGACAGGATAAGTAAGAGCGTTAATCTTCGTAATATACAGATGGGGTCTTTTTCTCATCCTGGTGTATGGAGTAATTGGCCAGAAAGTTTTTTGAACATGAAAGATCTGAGGTATTTCGGATGCAATAACATTTTTAACTTCGGGGATGATCCTGATTCTAATTGGAGAAGATTCTCTGAATGGAAGAATCTTACAAAGTTTAACTTCAACTGGTGTAACATTCCTTCTTATGATCCGGCTTTTAATTCTATTCCGGCAAAAGATATAAGCATTATAAGCGATAGGAATAATATACCTGTATTTGATGAGGTGGATAAGGTAGGGGATGATAAGACAGGCGTTACCTTTATGGGTGGTGGTAGCTCATGGAAACAAGATCTGGTAGGAGGGAAATTAAATAAGATCCATAATACGTATTGTTATTCAAGTGTGGTGCCGGTAGATGATCTTCCAGATTGGTTGTATGAGGTAAGGGAATTTAGGATATGGACTTTGCGTGATCATGGTAAATTTATAAATACGCAGGAGAGGGCTGATACGTTCGTTAACACGTTTTATGATAAGATAATGTCGTGGAGTTATATAACGATGTCACAGACGGCTTCTGACGGCAACAGGAATCAGTTTTATAAACTTACCTTAGATTTATATACTGCCGCAGCTCCTACTAATAAGAGACCATCTGGCGTTTATCAAGCCCCTGAGGGGTTTGTCAAGGGGGTTAGTAATGGTAATCCTACGACGCCTATGGAGAAGGTGTATGTGCTTACCAACAACTACGGGCAGACATGGGTCTTGGCCCCTGCCCCAGCTTCTAAGGCCGCCCTTACGAGGGCAAGGCGGGCTGGGAAGGCTAGGATTACCCCGTTCGTCCTTGGCGTAAAGGACGGCCATGTATCCGTGTTCAGCGGAGATGTATTGGATGATAATATGAGTAAGTATAATTTCGCCGACAAATACGAGGCCATAGATATCTGTAACGATCTAGGATTGGACAGCTCACCGGTTGTCGAGTATTTCAGGAGAATAGAGGAGGGAGAGGTATGAAATTGATGTGTAAGGATACGAACAACGGATCTATAACCTTTTTCACCAAGGGCAAGCACGCTTTCAGGGGTGTCGACAGGGATGATACCACGGATGACGTGCCTGATCCTATATTGGATGTTAATAATTATAATGAGAGTATACAGTTTTATTCCAAGACCCCCGGCATGTGCGAGGTCGATTGGGGTGACGGGAATAAAGAGCAATTTCCTTTCGTGAAGGACAGGAGCGAATCCATATACGGGCGATATAGGTTGATGTTCAGGAGAAGGGATATAAGTTATCGTAAGAATCCGGATAGCCATCCATGGTGGTTTTATAAGGAAGATGGGAGTGAGTATATCCCTGAGCCTAATCATGCTTACGCTGATGGGCTAGATAAAGAGCGGGTCATTACCATGACTTTTACGAATGATATTACATTCGTTCAAACAAAAAGGATAATGATGGTAGGATTCCCGATATTAGACGCCCCAAGTATTATCAACTTAACCTTATCCATTACCGGCGATGGGAATATAACCGATATCCCTAAAGACAGGATACGTAGATCGGTAAATATAGAGTATATAACACTTAACGAATTGGGTGTAGGGACATTGACATCCATACCGGACGATTGGGATAGGTTGACTAAGTTGAAAGGCATTAATTTAAATCGAACGGCTGATTTTAATGATACGGAGTCTTCTAATATAAGGAAATTCCCCTCTATGTGGCCTAATCTTGTAACATTAGCTTTGGCAGGTTGCAGGGTTAGGGTATACCCAAGGGAATGGCTGTCTTTTAGCAAGCTAAGAGAATTAGATATACCCCCGGGAGTGGCTATGCCATCGTTTGACCCTAATACATGCCCGGCTATGGATGAGGTGGATAAGATAAATCCTAGCTTAAGGACCTTCGATCATATAAATAGATGGTATGGGTCTGTCGTGAGCTGGCATCCGTATATGAGCGGTAAGGGATTGGGAAACATTGAGCGTATCGACGCTTCATACGGTTATAGTAATATAGATGTAAGTAATCTCCCGGATTATATATATGAGATGAGGTCTATGAATAGCTTTTATATGCATCGCAGCTTGTCAACCCAAAGTCGATGTGATACGTTTATATCGACATTATATGATAAGGTGATGGGATTTGATTATCTCACTATGTCTTCCTCTGCTTCTGATGGCGAAAGGAATCAGTTTTATGGATTGTATTTAACTATGTATTCGGCTTCCATTCCTGTTGATAAAAGACCTAGTGGCGTATTACAGGCACCTTCTGGTTTTATAAAGGGTCAGTCTAATGGCTCTCCGTCGACTCCTATGGAGATGGTTTATGTGCTTATGAATAATTATAGATGGAGGTTTAGTATGGCGCCAGAGGCTTCGGTGTTAAGGTCAATACGATCTTCTGATATTGACACGAGGTCGTATAAGCCATATAAGCTTATCGTATTTGACGATGGGCGTACCTTTGTAGGTAATGGAGATGTTTTAGCTCATGATACGGATAAGGTATTATCGTTTGGGGGTCAACCAGAAGGGGAGTATTTATGTGATTCTATGGGATTGGACAGGAATGTTATTGTAGAATATTTTAACAAGATAGGTAATGGCTAAGACATTATATAAATACGAGGCATCATCCAACAAGTTCGTGTGGTTCACTACATGGGATAGGGCACTTAGAAATTATTATACCGATGATTATAATTATGTACCTGATCCTGTCGTTAGTAATCCTTATAATACGTTTGTCGAGTTTAGATCCAGAAAGCCCGGTATGGCTAATGTGGATTGGGGGGATGGAATAAAGGAGCAGTTTCCTATGACCAAGGTTCAAGGGGAGGATAATTATCGTATTATATTCCGTTCTTTAGCGATACAACATAAGAAAAATCCCAATACTACGTGGTGGTTCAGGAAGGAGGATGGATCGCAATACGTACCTGTGGATAATCATGCTTACGCTGATGGGAGGAGGGACGTACAACGGGCTGTGTCGATAGATTTTACTTGTGATATTTATTATGCCAATATCCAAGTTTGCAAGATGACATCTTTCCCGATTGTGGATATACCAGGACTTGAGTTTTTGGTCGTATCCCATACGCTGTATGTTAATGACGGTATACCTGTAGACAAGTTGTCAAGATCCAAAAAGTTAATTTATATCGATCTTCAAAATATAGGGCAAAGAATGACCGTAATTCCTGAGGCTATAACCAGTAAGACGGAGGTATATTATTTAAATATGTTTAATATGCTTGATCTTAGGGATATAGAGGCTAGTGGGATAAGGAATATAAAGAATATGAAAAATCTTCAAACCCTTGAATTGTCTTCATGTTATTTGGATAGGTATATAAAGGAGTTTAATGATCTTCCTAAATTAACTTCGTTGAAAATACATCCTGGCCCTTCTGATATGTGGAATTATTTTGATATAAATACCCTTCCTTTTTTCGAGGTAGATAAGATAAATCCTAACATTACTGATTTTTATTTTTTAGATGACTGGGTAAGTGGAGAAAGGAGGACGGGTTGGAATGATGATAATATGTCTGGAAGGGGATTGGAACATCTTACTAGTTTCATTGCAGCTCATAGCAATAGTCTTAGAATGGATAAGCTTCCGGATTATATTTATGAGATGAGGGCTATTACATGGTTTAACGTGAATTGTTCTACTCATAGCCAGCAACGATCAGATGATTTCGTGGATTCTTTTTATAAACTGGTTACGGAATGGGATCAGATAACCATGACATCGGTAGCTAATGACGGAAAGAGGAATCAGTTCTATGGTCTTTCGGTAAACATGTATACTGCTGCTTATCCAACCGAAAACCAGCGTCCTTCCGGCACGGAGCAGGCCCCAGAGGGATTCGTGAAAGGCTCGTCCAACGGGTCTCCCGCTACACCTATGGAGAAGATATATGTGCTAAAAAATAACTACGCCCAGAGATGGACGATTAAACCAGAATAATATTATGAATATCAATATTTTAAAATTAAATTGGGGGGGGGTAAAATCCTGTTTGCCTTATGATGAGAAGAAGGATGTTACCCAAAAAGAAGATAATAGAGGTATTCGAGGAACTATCTCCTCAGGATAATGGATATTGGGAGGTTCCTGATGGGGTCTATGAGGTTGAGTTCGCGTTGGTCGCCGGAGGTCTTAATGGAGAATATTCCGATGTATATAATGCCGGGAGTGGCGGTAACGGAGGTGGTGTACTGACTAGGACTATATCCGTAAATCCAGGTGTTACATATAGGGTGGTTGTCGGAGATATAGGTGGTGATAGTATATTCGGTATATATCAGGCTATTGCCGGTAAAGGTGGAAGAGGCGGATATGGAGTTGAAGGGGATGGTCATGATCCTTCCCCGGGGAATCCAGGGCAAGATGGATCATATGTTTTTAACAACAAATATCCTGACCGATATCCTTATCCTATGGGCGCTGGTGGTGGATCGGGAGCTTATACAAGAGGATGGAATATGGGCTTTTTATCCGGAGGGAAAGGCGGAAATCACGGGGGAGGTGATGGAGCTGGAGTCGAGGATATTGAGGGTGTTATTATTAATGGCAAAAATGGAGGTAATGCCACTTATTATGGAGGTGGTGGAGGAGGAGCCTCTAAAGCTTCTAGTAGTGGGGCTACGAGCGGTCGAGGAGGATCAGGTTATCGTGGTATTATTATTTTACATTATTTTAAAAATGGATAACATGAATAGAAATGATATTATAAAAGAACTAGGTTCGTATTTTGATATAGTGGAATTGGTATGTCCTCATACATATAATAAGTGGAAGGACAGATCGTGGCAGTTTCTTGATACAGCGTTTCTCCATAATCTTCTTATATTACGGAGGGATATAATTAAACAGCCTATGTATTGTAATAATTGGGACAAGCAGGGGCAGTTTTCCCAACGTGGTCTTAGATGCAACATCTGCCAGATAGTTAAGGATAAGAAAGATGTTTATCTATCCGCTCATGTGTTGGGTAAGGCTGGGGATTTCGATGTCAAGTCAATGACGGCGGAACAGGCCAGAGGCTTGATCTTGGATCATCAAGATATGTTACCATATCCTTTCCGGCTTGAAGGGAAGGTGGGTTGGTTGCATTTTGACAGCCTTGATACGAGGAACGGTATACACGCCGTGGTGTTTTAGGTACTTAACGGTATAGTGGTTAACTTTGCGTATAGGGTATAAAATGAAAGACAAAGACATGATAGAGCGAGTGGGGGCTTTATGGAATATAGCGCTTGCGTATGGTGCTTCTTGTTGGGCTTACTTCCAGCCAGTGCATCATTTATTGACTGTATTACTTATAGTATTAATAGCGAATTTTTTGGCTAGGTTAGCGCAAAGCGTAAGGGGCTGGAAGCTCCGTAGAAGCCGTAGGAGGAGGTTTAGTTTCAAGAGATGGTTTAGGGAGGTCAGGTTTACTGATATTCTTAAGGAGTTCGCTTTGTCTTGTTTTATAGTAATGACATTATGTGTTATATATAAGACGTTATACCCGATCGAGGAGGAGGCTAGCATGATACTTACCGTTACCAAATATGGGGTGTATATAGCCCTTGTTGGATATGTGATGCTTTTCCTGAATACGATAGGGGATGCTTTCGCTGACGCTTATCTGGTTAAGGTATTCAAGGCTGTGTTCAAGAGAATAAACGTGTTCAAGATGTTTAGCTTCTCCAAGAACATACCTGATGAGACGTTTGACGATATAAGGAGAATTGCCGATGATGAGGTTAAGGATAAGTCTTAGGGCGATTGTTTGTTTAGGTCTGTCGCTATTCCTGTCCTCTTGTGGAAGCAGGAGGCAGGTTAGCGACACGTCTATAGATAATCGTTTGATAAGCAGGATAGAGACGATGATAGATGAGGTCATGGACCGGAAGATCGTAGAGATCAGGACATCTGATCTTAATGCTGATATTGTCATAACTGAGAGGAAATTCGATACTACGAAGGAGGTGGATCCATCCACTGGGGAGCGACCCGTGTCCTCCCAGACGGACGCTCATATCGTCATCGGCCGGCGGGATAGCACGGTGACGACCGATTCCCTTGGCGTTGATAAGACGATCACCGGTATTGAGGATATTGATAAGAAGACAGACATCAAGCATAAGGATATAGACGATAAGGAGGAATCAAGGTGGCCGATGGCTATTATCTTTATGTCGATCTTAGGTATATTGGTTGTATTATTCGTGTTGTTGAAAAGATTCAGATTGATAAAATAATAGGTGTACAAGAAACCCCATACACCTATTGGTTATCACCCCAGAAAAGAATTGCAAATATGAGGTCAGTCCCGGATTCGAACCGAGGTATATGGTTTTGCAGACCACCGACTAAACCACTCATCCAACCGACCATGGCGCGAATATATCCATTTTTCTTGACAATATATTCGTTCATCATTATTTTTGGATCTATTTTTCAAGATTCGTCTTTATAGTTATCTTTGTGAAAAAGAAATACGAATGAATCAGATCAATATCATACCGAAGATAATTCATGATAAGTTCGCCGCTAGGATTATCATGGATGATTACGATATAGAGAAACCTATCGTTATTACTGTCGTGGCTAGACGTAACGATGGTGAGTATAATACCCAGATATTGACATACCCGACATCGGGCGTTGATTATGAGGGTAATGTAAGGATGGTGTTTTTTGATGTCGCTAGGTCTCATGTTTGCCAGATAACATCGGTATTTATCAACGGTCATGAGGTCAAGACATATTATACCGATATCCCGGATCTTGATATGCAGGCTCGTTATGACGATAGTTTGTGTAGGTACGATAAGAAGGTTAATATGAATGATATTCGGTTGTCATTTCAGGTGCTAGAGACACGTGATCCAAAGGTATTGCAGGTACTGGATGAGTCCGAGTGGGGGCTGCTGGAGGACAGGAAGGCGATCATCGAGATCACTACCCCTGGGATGTCCGACCCCGTTACGTTGTTTCTTGGCAAGAATCAGGTCAATACCTTTACCAGCCTAACACTAGGTCTCAATTGCTTTAATTACGATGATTGTAATGTCAAATACCTTGACCTCCCAGACGGTATATATGATATCAAGATCATAGGTAGCCCTTCCACTTACAATTTCAGTCGCAAGTATCTTAAGACGGATCTTATACGCAGACGTCTCGACCGGCTATTGATTAAGACTGATGTCTTATGCGAGGACAAGGATAAGGATCTTATAAATAAGATACAGGAGATGGAGACGCTTATGACTGTAGCGGAAGCTAACGTTAGGTTGGATAATATAGAGGCGGCTCATGAGATCATTGATCGTGTCGGAGAGCTTCTTGAGATGGCTACTAATTGCGTGGATTGTTGAATTTTAAAGATATAATTATGGGTTGTAATACTTGTAAGGAAAAGGCGTTAAAGGCCGAAAGGGAAAGGATTGAGAGAAGCATGATGAATCATTCTTCTTCTACCGCTGTTAGCGATATGGAGTACGCTTCTAGAAGCACCGCTGGTTGTATGGTTATGCAAGATCCGTTGCAGACCATGGAACGTGACGTGGTTAGTATATATAAGCAAGTTCGTACCAAGGGTGATGGCGTGGGTGTATCTTATCTTAATATGCAGAAAAAGATCCGTGAATGGATCAAGAACCTGCCGTATGGATGCCCGCCTGACGAGGAGGTACAGGAAATGAGAAAGGAGATTCTGAATGGGCGCGCAGAGCATATCAAACCTTGATAGGACGGATTTATGTAAGTCCGTAGACGAATGGCTGTCCTGCCAATGGGGTAGATATATGAGATACCATAGGTATAGGATCGGTGACAAGCCTGATATATCCTATTGGGGTAGGATAATTCGTCTGCAAAGGTCATTATGTGATAATGATTGCGGGTTATGTCCGGATGAGGTAAGATTGTTAAAGGAACGTGTTAATAAGTTGCTGGCATGAGAAAGTATAATTGTTCACATATAACTCCGTCCACTTGCGTACCTTATGAGGGTGATCTACCAGAGTGGTCAAAGTATAAGGACTCTGATGAGTGCGTTATGATCTCCGACGTGATAGAGGAGATATATGAAGAGCTTACCCGTATTAGGGAGGCTATAGACGTCAGGGATCTTGGCGAGTCTTGCGTGAAGGTAAGTGGTGATAAGACCGTAGCGAAAATCCTTTACGCTATTGAGAATAAGATCTGCAATGGGTAATTAATGTCCTGATTTTAGGATATTAAAAATAGCCAATCGGTTTGTGTTTATCATCCCGATTGGCTATTTTTGTATGTCCGCCGACTCTCACGAGGGAGCGGACATAAAGTAATTAATTATTAATCTCAAAATTAGACTAAAAAATGAAGACAGTAAATGTTTTAACAAGAAAGATGGGCGATTTTAACGTTTTTCAAAGAACTAGTGATGGTTATTTTGATGCCAATAGTTTACTTAAGCAATGGAATGATAATCCCGATAATATAAGAAGAAAGTTTTCTGTGTTTATAGATAGTCCTAAAACCATAGAATTTTTAGAAGCTCTAAAGGATGATGAAAGCCATAGTCCAAAAATGGACAATGGTGATAATCAGTTATTTGTAAAAGTAAAAGGTAGAGTTACAAAACATGGCAAGACACCTGATAAGATATGGATGCATCCTTTGCTATTTATAAAATTCGCCATGTGGATAAATCCTAGATTTGAGGTTCAGGTTTTGAAGTTTGTACATGATCAACTTATAGATTACAGAGATAAGGCTGGTGATGCTTATAGGAGAATGTCTTCCGCTTTATCTAAAATCGTGGACTCGTCAAGGTTTAAAGATAAAATACAGGATTTAGCTAGATCTCTGAATATAATAGTTTACGGTCTTCATGAGACTATGATAAGAAACTCTGTTGGCGAGGAGGTCAAGGCTAAAGAGTTGATGGAGCTAGAGATTGATATAGCTAAGATGATTGAATTTGGGTATATAACTACCGAGGAGCAGTTAAGGGATTATCTGTATAAGGTTTTGAGAAGCAAAAAGGCTCTTCCTTTGTGATTTGGATTTTAATCGTATATTTGTGTCAAAGTGAATTACGATGGTATACGGCAAGGTGATTATATTCTATTTTACACCAAAAGCGTAAAACAATATACATTTATACGGAAATCCGTACCGGGTTCCACCAAAACCCTCTACCTTCTGGTAAGGTACTTACATCGAAGGCTTCTTTTGCCGATTTTCTAATGATGTTAAACGCACCATTGATATCGGCGTTAATAATATTGCCGGAAGATGTCTTGAACAATCCTCGTTTGATACGTCTTCCAGCATATTCCTCATGCTTACAAATCTTCTCGTTATCCAAAAAACTACATTTTGAGGTATAGGATTCCTCAACGATCTTAACATTAATACCCTCAAGTGTAGCTTTATATGATATCATTGAGATAAACATATTAAAAGGAATAGATACAAAATTCTGGTTATTTCGTTTTCCGATATTGATCTCTTGTTTCCAGCATCTGTTATGACCGATTACGATCGTATTAATACCATTAGAAACTACGTGATTAATCAATACCCTACTGGCTTTATGCAGATAATCCTTGATCTTGTTATTCCTTTTGTTGGTTAACGATCTTATTTGCTTTGAGACTTGTTTATTATCTTTTAATCTTGATTTTAGATATGCTAGTCTTTTATTATAATACTGGTTGATAGATTTTAGAGGCTTACCGTTGATGATAAAGCAGGAACCGGTATTTGATACACAAGATGCAAGATTGTTAAGTCCAAGATCAATACCAAGATAATTACCGTTATCATACATAAGATATTTCTCTTTCTTGTTATATACGATTTCAAGTATAATATATCCATTCTTAGGGACGAACCTGAGTTGTTGGATATTTTGCTTATTGGTTCTCGTGGTGAAAGAGAATTGCTTTGGCAACTTAATAACGCCTTGCTTTATCCATTTCTGAGAAAAGGCTGTTGTTGGGAAAACAGCCATAAACATCCCGTCTTTGTCAAGATACTTAGGTATTCTTACTTTCTCAGAATATTCACCTCTGTTTTTCTTGTTAAGAAGATTGAAGAAGGACTTGAAATTCTGGTCGACCATCATAAGTACCTGTTGGGCTACCGGTGACGGTAAAGCACGATAGTCAACGTCATCTTCTATTCTTAACTTCTTTTCAAGAGAGTAGTAGTTGAGGTATTTATACTTAACGGTATTATCATCCTTATATTGAAAGTAATGTTTCCTAACAACATACAATCCTTTGTTGTATAAGTTTTTGCACTTATGCAACAGATCTTGAATCTCATTGTAATAGATTGAGCTTTGCTTGATTATATGTTGTTCGACTAATCTCATGGCACAAATATATAGATTATTATTTATATATAAAAATAATCTATATATTTGTAGTGTAAAGTTGTATATAATCACCTTCCATTTTTTTTGCCAAAAAAACTAATGATTAGGTAACTGTATATTTGCATTTACGGTTATGTGTCTCATATCGGTAAAATATCTATATTTGCGACAAAGTGAATCACAATGATATACGGTAACAAAGAAATAGTTCGGACGTTCACCAGAAACAACCCGCCTGCCGGGTATGTGGGCGGTTCTGTTGACTACCGGGTCCCTCCCAACGTCTATTTTGGCGATACGCAGGAGGAGGCTGACAACAAGGCTGAGGATGATATCAAAGCCAACGGTCAGGACTACGCCAATACATATGCCGACATAATACCGGCTGTATGGTATAATGATCAGGTATGCGATGAGTTTATCAAGAATAATTGCGTAAGCGGTAAGGGATCCAAGGAGCAGGTATGTATAGAGGAAGGTAGGTTTGTCTCTTACGTATCCAAGAAAGATGCCAATGATAAGGCTAGGGTGGAGCTTGGACGGATCGGGCAGGGGGAGGCCAACTCCGTCGGGGCTTGCTGCGAGGACTGGGCCTCACAGCCTCTTCGTGGCTTGTTTTACAAGAACGATTGCGAGGCTGGCACATCGGGCAAGGAAGGTATTGTATATGAATTACTAGCCGGAGCTATCATATCCGATATATCCCAGATAGATGCCGATACGTTAGCCTATAGGAAGTTCATGAAAGAAGGTCAGGAGAAGGCTAACGCCGAGGGTAGTTGTTCACCTGTATTCTATAATACGAAGATCGGTGATTGGTTTGAAAAGGTATGTCCGTTCGGATATAAGTCCGGTAAAGTATATTACTCTATCAAAGCCAACAGGTTTAGGTCATGGATATCGGTTGAGGATGCCAACGCCAAGGCTCGTGAGGTCTTGATGGTAGAGGGACAGGAACATGCTGACCTTAATCTTGAGTGCGAGAAATGGATTGAGAATATCGATCAAGAAGATCAGTGTTATTGGTGATAATACCTTTTTTTGTTTTTCCATAATTTATAGATTAGTGCTTGGAGGGGATCGTGTATCTCCTTCATTTTTTTTGTATATATATCAATGGTATTAAGTTTATATACTGTGATTCACTTGTTTGTATGTTGAATATATTTTATATTTGCATACCTATCTATTCATCTCGAACCGATAGGTATTATGTTTAATTTAAAATATTGTTCAAAGTTATGAAAAGTAGGGTTGAAATCAAGTCTTCCGACAGGAAATTGATGGGCGTTGTCATACCGGCGCTTAGTGATAATGGTTTTGTTAATATCACTTTAGCCATGAAGGTTTTGTCTGATGATAGGCTTAAAAAGGGGCTGTCTCCCAAGAAGCTTAATGATATCATTAAGTATGATGGGTTTCAGGAAAAATGCAGGGAGATAATTAGTAGGCTGGAAAACAGGGATTTATGTAAGCGGATAAATATCAGCCTACAAAATAAGGCTCTAAATCTTAGCGATTTAAATAAAATGGGATTAGCATGTCGAAAAGGTAAGGGGGATGGTCAAATGTGGTATATGAATCCATATCTTTTTCTCGTGGTAGCCATGGAGATGAGTCCTGAGGTTTGCGCTGATGTTGTAATGTGGTTTGTTGATAATGTTGTAGGGACAAGAAATGCCGCTGGTGATGCTTATATAGAGATGTGCAGTAGTGTATCTTCACTTATAAGTGATAAAAGTAATTTAAAGGAGTTGTTATCAAGGATAGCCAAGGGTATAAATTTCGTCGTGTTTGGCGTGCATGAGGAAGGGATAAGGAATAGAGCTTCTTTTGAAGAATTGGATATGATAGTATCAATAGAAAGGAATATATCTTATGCTATTAAGGCTGGATATATAAAAGATTACAATGGTGTTATAAATGATTTGGGAAGGCAATGGAAAGAAAGATGGGGTAATCCTGTTCTTAAATTGAAGTCTTGATTTTATTTCGTCGTTATAATTCGCAGATATAGGGGATACGAATGTCGTATTCCCTATATTGTTTAATGGAGTGTGTTATCTTGTTATTAAATCAAATCTGTATCTTTGTTGAAAACAATAACATTATTAATATGTGTAGTACAAATGGTTGTTGCCATGATCATTCAAGGGAACGTCCCGAAGAGTGTTGTCATGGCGTTAAGATAGACAGGTTTCTTAACAAATGCCCTAACGATCCTTGTGATCCTTGCGATCGGGATTGTCAGGACGAACCTTGTGTTGGTTATGGATGTCCTATAACCTTGTATGATAAATGTGTCTTATACTCAGGCGATGAGTTGGTGGCGGATGGTATAGAGAAAGGTAATGACATTTCTGTCGTTATAGACTCATTGAGGCGTATTATAGCGTCTAGGGATAAGCAGATAGATTTATACCATCGTGAGGTTCTGGATTTGAAGAAGATTATAAACGAGCTTGTCAACGCCGGTGGTAGCGGCGGGGATAGCGGAACTGAAGAGGAGGTTTGGTGATGAACGGTTGCAACAAAAAACAATACAGACCTACTGTAGACGACACGAAAGTACCGTGCTCTACGTACATGAGTACCGATTGTATTTACCCCGGTGATAAGGTACGTGTGGAATCATTGGGATTGTCCCCTAATTGTGATATGTCCGATACCCTTAACGCTATGATAAAGGCTATACGGGATAGGGATGCCGAGATACTTGAATTAAGAAGAATGATCAATAAATTGATTTGATATGAGAAATAATTGTAATCCATGTAAGCCGGAATACAGACCGGGGGACGAGTGCAGTATCTATAGTTCCCAGATCATATATGACGGTCAGTCGTTCCCTGAGGCGGATATCAGGAACGGTGATAGCATGAATAGCGTAATCGAGTCTCTGGTAAGGAAGCTGGTTGCCGTATCTGGCGCCACGGCGTCCATCCAGCGTGACTCGTTCAAGGGCGTTCAAGCTGTCAGATTAAGATACGAGCCGTTGAGCGTGCTCAGCGTTACCTATTGTGGTACTATTGTCCCTAATGACGGATATGTCGTTTCTGGCAGGTCCGTTAAGTTTAAGAAGAAATATTGCATGGGTGATGAGTTCACTGATGTTAATATCGTATATACTACATTGAATAGTAATATTTTAAATACTTCTTGTTATGGCTAAGAGAGTGTACGATACGGTCTTGGCCTCCGAGTGCGACGGCTGGGTATGTGGTGAGACCCTCAAGAAGGGATCTCTCCCCGTAGACAGGTTAGAGCTTGATTCTTTTTCAGAGGCTGTCAGGGAGCTTATAGAGCGTTTTTTCGAGGAGGGATGGTTGCCGGATATGATCTGTGATCTTGGTTGTGGAGGCGCCAGCGTGTTTGAGATTAAGCCTACTAACTTCGAGTATCCTCCTGAGGGTGGCGAGCAGATTCTGGAGATTATCGTAGGTAAGAGTGATAAATGGACTATAACTCAAGCGGAATGATATGAATAATTTAAAAGATATTCTTGCTAAGATCGAGCAAGGCTCCTCATGGGTGTCCTACGACAAGATTTCCGGTACCGGGCCAGACAAGGTCGCTATTAAGGTAGAGCCGGGATGGATGGGTAGGTTGCCTAGGGAGACTTACGTGGCGGTCGAGAAAGGCAAGGTTACGAAGCTCGCTACTATAACCCAGAAGGGTATAGAGCGGGTAAGCGTGGATCCTACCAGTGTCATGTTCGACATGGAGGGCGGGACGGCGACCATCAACGCCAAGCTCAACTCCGCCTCGGTCAAGGCTTCCTGCCTTACCCTTGGTGGCTCGGTGAGCAAGTCCTATATAGTATCCATGAACGTGAACGGCTTATCCATGAAAGTCCCGGAAGAGGATAGCAGATATATAGTGTATGCCGATCCTGAGGATCCCGGAGCCACTGATTTGTATGAGGCTAGCTTTGTCATAGCTATGCCTAAGAATATGGATAACGAACAGCATCATGAGATGTTTGTCTTGAACGGTAAGGTTGTTAATATCAATCAACAGCCTAATGATATACCTTATATCATACTTGATCATGACTTCGATAACGTGACTAGCGAGAACGGTCAGGTTGTCATCGATATCAAGTCCAATACCGAGTATGATATCGAGCTGGTATGTTGCACTTGCGGTGATGGTAGTGAGCCGGAACCGGAACCACCCTTCAACGTGGATCCGCAAAGGTTGACGCTTAATAAGGATGGTGATACCCAAATCGTGAGGGTAGAGGCCGGAGATGATGTTTCATGGAGAATAACTGAAGGATAATATGGCAAGGGAAATAGATAAGAATTGTGTCGAGGGTAATTGCTTTGCCATTAACGACAAGAGCCATGGGGTAGGCGATAATAAGCTCAATATCGTATACAAGGCTAATTATACCGGTCAGATCTGTACGGCTAAGTTCCGTATAACGTCAAAGGACGGTAATATTGTCAAGGAGTATATGATAGCCCAAGACGCCAAGCCCGTTTATTATAATATCAAGATGGTTCAGCCGTTCACCAAGGACGACTGTCTGGCCAACCAGCATGGATCGGTGGTGTTGTATACGGTCGAGGAAAGGACTTACAAGTCGTTTATCTCGCAGGAGGACGCAGACGCCAAGGCTATGGAGGATATAGCCCTGAACGGTCAGAAATACGCCAACGAGCATGGTGAGTGTATAACCGATATCTGGTATAACGAGGAGCAGAGAAAGACGTTTATACGTAATAATTGCGATAAGTTTAGTGACGGTCAGGAGTATGTTTATATCATTCCTGAGGGCAAGTACGTATCTTCCATCTCTCAGGAGGACGCCGATAGAAAGGCTCTTGAGGATATTGAGAAGAACGGTCAACAACAAGCCAATTTGGAGGGTGAGTGTAAGCCTAAGGAGAATATCTATTATGGTAAGTTTAGCAAGACCTTTACCCGTAACAATTGTGACTCCACCCAATACGGTACTGATGTGGTTGTCGATGAGACGATGGTTACAGGGGACTTCAGATCTATCGTGTCTCAGGAAGACGCTAATAGCCTAGCCCAAGCCGCTGTCGAGGCTCAAGGTCAGGATATAGCGAATATCAAGGGTAACTGTGAGAAGATACCGGTATTTACCGGATCGTACTCCAAGGTATTCCAGAGAACCAACTGCCCTGAGGGTTCTACTCCTGTTGACTTCACTGTGGACGAGAAGATGTGTTCTGGATATCCGTTCACTTCTACGGTATCGCAGGATGCCGCCAACAAGCTGGCGCAGGACGCTGTCGAGGCGCAAGGTCAGGCTATCACCAACGAGCGTGGCGACTGTCAGACTAACGTCTACTATAACGTAAGGATGGAGAAGATAGTCACTAGAAACAATTGCGATGAGTTCCATATCGGTCAACCTTATACTTATGTTGTAGCCGCTGGTAAGTACTTCTCTATTATCTCTCAGGAGGATGCTGACAATAAGGCTAAGGCCGATCTTGAGGCTAACGCCCAGCAACAAGCCAACCTAGAAGGTGAGTGTAAGGAGAAGACGATCTACTACGGTAGGTATAATAAGGAGTTCACTCGTAATAACTGTGATGAGACCCAATACGGCACCAAGGTTGTCGTGGATGAGACTATGGTGACAGGAGATTTCAGGTCTACCGTATCTCAGGAAGACGCCAACAATAAGGCTAAGGCCGCCGTCGAGGCTCAAGGTCAGGATGTGGCTAACGTGAAAGGTAAGTGCGAGAAGGTGCCTGTATATACCGGTACTTATACACGTACGTTTACCCGTAACAATTGTGGTGCTGGCACTGGTGGTACTTATACGGTAAATGATAGGATGGTTGACGGTTATCCGTTCACGTCTACCGTATCACAGGAGGATGCCAACAACAAGGCCAAGGCCGCCGTTGACGCCCAAGGACAGGCTCTTGCCAATATCCACGCCCTTTGTACGTACACCGGCCGTGCTTCCTTGGAGTTCACGAGAAACAACTGTGGTGAGTGTAAGATCGGATCTAAGGTGACAATCACCCAAGATATGGTAGAAGGACACCCATTCCAGTCTAACGACTCCCAGACCGCCGCTGACGCTATGGCTATGACCGCCGTACAGACTCAAGGACAGGCTTTGGCTAATACCAAGGGTACTTGTTCTGACGCTACTATGTATACCGGTAAGGCTAGCTTCGAGTTCACGAAGAGCAATTGTGGCGCTAATCAGGTAGGAGATCCGTTCACCGTGACACAAGATATGGTGGAAGGTCATCCGTTCCAGTCTTGCGTATCACAGGATGAGGCTAACTTAGTCGCTATGGCCGCTGTCATGAATCAAGGTCAGAAGATCGCCGATGAACAAGGTACTTGTCATGAGGCTCCTAAATATACCGGTCATTATAGTGAGGCGTTCGAGAAGAATAACTGTCCGTCCGGTCTTATCCCGTCTTCAGTTACCGTTACTGAGGCTGATGTAACCGGAGGTCCATTCTACTCATACGAGAGCCAGTTCGCCGCCGATGAGCTTGCCAAGGCCGCTGTTAAGGCGCAAGGTCAGGCTATAGCCAACGATCGTGGTACTTGTGATGAGTTGAAGATATATGTCGGTAATTATAGTAAGGAGTTCACTCCTAAGTGTCCTACTTGCCAGTACGCTGATCCTATTACCGTAACCCCGGATCTTATGGGACAGTTCTTTACCTCTACCCGTTCACAAGAGGAGGCTGACGCTTTGGCTAAGGCCTACATTGATAGGATGGGTCAGGCGTTCGTTAACAAGAATTATGATGACACGTGCCATACTAAGGATGAGCAACCGGTTTGGGAGACTATCGAAACCGTATGTAAGGACTGTATCTCTAAATTACATCAACGTAATACCAATACCTGCTATACTGATCCTGAGAATCAAGAGCGGTATATAGCTGGTGGTAATAAGACATGCTTCTGGTTTGGTACGGCATCTAAGGCCTTCACCCGTCAATGTACGGATGGTGGGGTTGGAAGCTCTGTTACCGTGACTCAGAATGATGTTACGGATCCGGCTCCTAGCTCTGATGGTAAGTTTAAGTCATGTGTATCCCAAGCTGACGCTAACGCCAAGGCATTGGCCGCCGTGAACTCTCAGGGTCAGGCCGTGGCTAACTCGAAGGGTACTTGTACTTGGACAGGAAGCTATACCGGACAGGTTAGGAAGAACAATTGCGCTGACGGCGGCGTGGGCGACATGGTATCCGTAAGTAGCAGCAAGCTTCCGGGACACCCGTACACCTCCACCGTTTCCTTGGCTGACGCCAACAAGAAGGCTGAGAACGCGGTTCGTGGATCTGATGGTCAGGCTTACGCCAATAAGAACGGAGGATGTACATGGACTTACGTGGCAAGCCGTGACTTCTATAAGAACAACTGCGCCGAAGGCGGGGTAGGCCAGAGGATAACGGTGACCTCCACGCAAGCCAACGGCGGCACGGCTATCACCAGCAAGGTTTCTTTGGCGGATGCAAGGAGCAAGGCAGAGCAGATCCTAGACCAGAAGGGGCAGGATTACGCCAACCAGCATGGCACCTGCGTATGGACCGGTACCGGAAGCGCTACGTTCTACAAGAACAATTGCGGTAGCTGTAAGCAAGGTATCGCGTTGTCCGTGCCTTATAGCGCCCTTGGATTGGCTGATATCACGTCAACGGTATCCCAAGCTGACGCCAACAAGAAGGTTCAAGACGCGTTTAAGAACGATACGGCTACCAAGAACGCCGCTCAGGCATACGCTAACAAGAACGGAAACTGTGAGGATACTCCTCCAAGCTGGTCAGGATGGAGCTATGATGGCGGAAACTATTGCTCCGGAGGCGACGTATGGGCTAGGTATAGAAGGACGGATAGCACAGGGTGCCATTCCGACGAGACGGAGAACAGGCTCCATGAGTCTTGTGACTGTGGATGCTCCGGCGGATCTTGTGATAGCTGTTGTGATCCTAATTCTTGGAGTAGAATAGGAGAGGCTGAGTGTAGATCTGGCGAAAGTGTAGCTTTATACAGAAATGATTGTGGAAGAGAGGAATATCTAAGCTATGGATCTGCTTGCTGTAATACGATCGGTTTCCAAGGAGGATCTGCTACTAGTAGGAATTGCCCATCTGATAGACCTTGTGGAGTAACGATCTCCTATCCGGGTGTACCTTCTGGATCTATATGCGCTTCTAGCACGTCTTCTGCCAACGCTCAGGCTAGCGATAAGATAGAGAGTCTTAGATCTCAAGCTCAGGCATTAGCGGATGCGGGTTGCAGTGGAAGAGTATGTAATGATTATGTAGAGGCTACTGCTACCAAGCAAGGTTGTCCGTCAGGATGTACGGCTCCGAAGGCTTCCGCTTACTGGGTTTCTGGCGGAAACAATGGCGCTTGGTGTGAGTGTAACGGTGATAAGGCCGCACTTACCGCCGCGGCACAGGCTGACGCACAGAGACTAGCGCAGGAAAAAGCCAACGCTATGGAATGCGATTGCCCCAAAACATGGAGCGCCAACGCTATGCTGAGCGGTGATCCTTGTAATGGCCTGTCTGGTTCTACATCCACCTTAAGGTGCTCCTATGAAGTGTCTTACAATAATCAATGTGGATCATCTAAATCAATAACTGTAACTGTTACTGGTAGGAATGATCATGGACAAACCGTTACGGCTGGAAGTACTACCGTAAGTATACCTACTGGGTCTGGTAAAAAAACCGGTGTCATAGGTTTTGATTCAGGAGTACAATGTGGATCTATAAGTGTTTCTGGAGGAGGATCTGGAAACTGTTAAGATTCTGATGTATAACAAAAAAAGGAGAGGCTAATAAGTCTCTCCTTTTTATTAAAAACCATCACAGCAGTGATTGTCAACAATTACCTGAATCATGACCAGAGATTGTTACATCTCCACATACCACTTCTCGGCTAAAATACACACTTCCACTCTTGCTTCCAGATCCTGCGGGAATTGTAAAGCTAGCGCTATTGACCTGCTCTTCTCCGTTTTGTGTATACCCTATACCACTCACAGAACCAGATATAGATCTACCACATTGATTATTATACGTAATCGTAAATCCTCTTGATGTGACAAGTTGCTCATGACTCATGCAATCATTATTCATAGATACAGACCATGACCACGTCTTCTGCTCCGGGCAATCGCATTCCATAGCGTTGGCTTTTTCCTGCGCTAGTCTCTGTGCGTCAGCCTGTGCCGCGGCGGTAAGTGCGGCCTTATCACCGTTACACTCACACCAAAAGTCATCTAAATATTACTCGAATTAGGATAGAATTGTTATATTTGTGGCATGAAAGTTAAGTCGTTTAAAATACTTGATCAATACTTTCTTCGGTTCTACAGGTCTATTATGTCTAAGAACGGAAAGAGGAGGAAGCATACGATCGTGGAGAAGAATGATATTCTTGAATGTCAGTCATTGATCTGGAAGGTCATACGTGATAAGTACTTAGATAATGAGGGCGGGGTTTATATAAATAACATCGGTTATCTATGTCATAAGATTAATCCCAGCCGTAAGATATATCTGAATAAACTTACCGGGACTATAAACAGGCGTGGGACAGGTGGATATTCTTACGTCCATACGTGTATGGATTTTATGCCGAGGAATAAGTATTTTCATCTATATATCTCTCCGGCCTTGAATAAGGAATGTAGGTTGGCTATGGAATCAGGTAGGAGATATAAGTTCTTGTATCGGGAGGTTGAGTCGGAGAGTAAGGTATTTGGGGTTAAATGGGTTTATAAACTGTAGAAGTTTTTGTGATCCAGTTAGCTCGTGAGGGTAGACTGGATTTTTTTTGTATCACGGATTCAAATACATATCTTTGTGCAAAAGACTTGAATATGACTATAAAAGGGTTGTTGGCCGAGATCAAGGCCGATTTACATAAATACGACGATAGCGGAGCTATAGACACCTCGTCTGTTTATAGGTGGGCTGAGATAGCTTTAAAAAGGTTTGGGGGTGTTATAGCCGTCATGTCCGAGGCGGTTGTAAAGACCAGCAACAAACAGGCGGTATTACCTTCCGATTTCTTCGACATGCTTGACGCCTATAGGTGTGAGCCTCTTGTCTGTGAGATTCCGGGGGGCGATAAGGCTAAGGCTGACCTCCAACACGAGATCGGCTGGGTCGAGCGCACGGAGCGCGGGTTTCGTTGGAACTCCTGCACGGAGTGCTGTAAGGAGGAGTTTGAGAAGACGATCACGGAGAAGATATATATCGGGTCTCACGAGGTTCGCTTCCATTACCATCACCCCGTAAGGCTGTCTATAGGTCGTGGGTTGAGACGTGATTGCGCCGCCGACAAGTATCGGGATAAATATGCTTGGGATAATTATGATATAACTATATCCGGCAATACTATGTATACCGGGTTTGATGGATTTATTTACATCATATATCGTGCTACACCCAAGGATGATGACGGTCTCCCGTATATACCTGAAACGGCGTTAGGTTATCTTGAGGATTATGTCGAGACGTATATCAAGATGAAGATCTTCGAGAATGCCGCCGTGAATGGCTTGATACAAGGCGCTGGTGACGCTTATAAATTATATGCTCAGCAGGAGCCGGGTAAGTTCGCTAGGGCTATGAAGGAGCTTAAGATGTCGATGATTACCTTGAATGATTATCGGGAACTGGCTGAGGATAATAGGAGGAGGATGTTGTCTTATGAGCGGATGTGGCCTAACGCTTTTGATAAGTATATTAAAATGGTTTAACAAAATACGATGATATGGCTGATTGGATACATTTAGATAAGACAAGTGGTACCGGTCCTGCTGAGGTTAGGGTTACCGCTGATATCAATGAGACTGGAGAGATACGTCAGGCTACGTACAAGGTTATAAAAGAAGGCACCAAGGAGGAGAAGACGTTCGTGTGCAGGCAGGAGTCGGTTCCGGTGGTGATCATTCCTGAGTTCGATTTCCTTGTGCTTAGGTATATCTGGGCTGACGAGGACGGCATTGACTTCGACACGGCAACCGGCTTCGACAACACCGGCCTCCCGGACGTTGACGGCAAGCTGGTTGGTTGGAGTAAACAGTATCAGACCACGCAGGAACGGGTAGGTGATTATCTTATCCATGGCGGTGATAACATGGAATCAGGTAATGAGGCTGCCTTGATCCAGATGGGGCCGTTGTTGGATGGTGATAATTACGATAAATTACCTCTTGAGATCAGGTGCAGTATATACGGTAACTGGTATGGTGGTCGTGAGAAAGGCAATGTCACTATCAGATTCACGGCATATAAGGGCGGTTCTATGGAGAAACGTGGATATGATTTTGTCAATATCGGAGGCGAGGAGGTTTATACCGGTGATGCCCCTACTAACGTATCCGCTCACGGCGAGGATAATTGGCAAAATATAAAGACCTTGTATTCTAAGGTAGGCACGATGATCTATAACAAGGAATCTCGTGACTGTATTGTAAGAATAGGTGAGTGATTGTTCTTTTTCATAATACAAATATTTATCAGCTCTCTCGTCCGTGAGGATGGGGGAGTTTTTTTTTATTTTTTAGTCCTTTACTTATGACATATTTGATTTTTTATTGTGCAGGAATAATCTAGCTTTGCCGAAAACTAGGATCATGATAACTTTAAATGATGTAAATAACGAGCTCCATGTCCGGTTATATATACTGGATGTGCTTAAGGATTATATAAGAGATGATGATTTCGATGGTCTTGTAGATAAGGCGTTGGATTTTGTCATGGAAGGCGTTTCTATGCCTAAGGTCCCGGCCAAGGACACTACCATGAGTGATATATCAAAGAGCGTTTTGGCTTTGGTAGCGGGTGCCGGATTAGATGAGAGGCTAAGCAAAAGCTCTTTAGAGTTAGCTTATGACAGATGTAAGATGAGGTACGTATTCGATCCTCGAAATCGGGATATACACGGTGTAGTCGTAGGTTATTCCAATGACTTTAATAGTCTGGTAGCTGTGTGTGATGAGGGATCGAAGAAAGGAGTGGATAAAGGATCTAATGATTTTGTGGATGTCAATGAGAGATACGTGACTAACGGGTTCTTCTACATATCCGTAGAGGACGCCGACAAGCAATCAAGCCACATGGGGAAAAATCTATAATTATTATGTTTTTGTATTTTCATTAAGGGTAAACGTTGCAAAGTGTTTAGTCTTCCTCCTGACTTGTGAAAGTTAGGGGGATTTTTTTATATTCGCGTGATTTGAATATTTTCGCATAATATGTATGGTTTTTACTTAGATCCGGCGTGTAAGTGATTATCCGTCGGATTTGTTATCTTTGCGAAAAACATAACATCGTGCAGAACAATTCTAACATAGCGGTTCCCGACTCCGGGATGAACAGGGATAAGCATCCACAGGATCTATCCCCGTCTGAGTACAGCTTTGCCTTGAACGCTACCATAGAGGGTGACGATGGAAGCCAGCTTAAGATCCAGAACGAGCCTAGTACCCTTTTATGCAAGCGATTTGATGGCTATAAGGTTATTGGGTATAAGAATGACATAGCTGGTGATAATACTTATTTCTTTCTATCTAATCCGGATGATAATACGTCTAAGATCACATTCATGCGGTCATTGGATTATATCAAGACCGTGGAGGATCAGCTAGCTGGATCGGGGAAGGACATCCATCGTATCCTTGGTGAGAGGCTTGAGGAGTCGGATGGTCGTTTTGATGAGATATGTGATTTGATGGAGGTCCTGATAGAGGACGGGGTTGATGACCCTTGTCTTAATTTCTCCATTCATCATCCGATCTTCGATATAGAGATCAAGGACGAGAAATGCGGGAAGGTGATATACTGGACCGATGGATATAATCCCCAGCGATATGTTATGGTCGATAAGGCCCTTAACCCGGATGATGATGGTGACTTTTGGTATCATTACCATGGGTATAAGACATGTGGGGATGACAAGCCAATAGAGAGGTGTAGGCTGGCCTGCGAGAAGCTGCTGGTGTTCCCGTTGCTGACGGCCCCGTGCGTGGAGCCTGAGGTCGTGGAGTTCGGGGGAAGCCTGCGTGCCGGGACCTACCAGTTCTGCGTGGCGTTGTGCGATGAGTTCGGGATAGAGAAGACCGGATATTGCTCATTGACCAACCCAATCATGTTATTCGATCGCCAAGATATGGTTATCCGTGATGGTTTATGGGGTAAGTCAACCAATATGGGTATCCGCCTTACTGTATCCAATATAGACAAGCAGGTATCTCATTATAAGATAGGTGTTATACAGAACACGGTTGGGTTTAATGGTGAGCAAAGCCCGGTTCTTGAGTATTTCATAGAAGGTATACATCCGATAACGGAAAGGACTATCTATTATCTTACAGATCAGTATAGTGAGCGTACGACAATGGAGAAGTTATCCAAGGAAATACCGGTATATAAGACAGCCAGAGGCATGACGTCTGTCGGGAATCGTCTTCTTCAATACGGCTTGACCGTGGAGAACGAATGGAATCTTCAACCGGTCGTTAACTTCTTGGGTCATTTCGTTAAATGGCAGACATCTATAGCCACGGAGAATTTGTATAAAGACGGTGTGGCTTGCTCTAAATACGCCTCTTTCATGCGTGACGAGGTATATCCGTTGGGTATAAGATTCTTTACCAATACAGGATACAGGACGGCTAGATTCCCGCTTATCCCTCGTCCGGCCACAAGGGAGGAGATGGAGGTTGTCGTTGATGAGGACGGTAACTCTGACGACCTGTCGGCTGCGTCGGTACTGGAGAACAACCCGCAGTGCGCCGGGAACAGCCGCCGTCATCTTTGGCAGTTTAAGAATACGGCAAAGATCATAAACGACCCGTCTTGGGGATTTGATGGTTTTGGAGGAGAATGCAAGAATCAGCTAGATGTCAAGCAACTCAGATATGTAGAGCAGGAATATGCCACGGTAGGAGAGACCCAATTCGTTATCAATACGATGGGGGAAGATGTTACGGTAGATGATGCTATTGATTATATCGCTGATAATATAGAGAACCTGTGTGATATCATAGAATCTAATGTAGGTATTACTGACGAGTTATGCGCTGCTATATCATTGCCGGAGGATCAAGACGGTATAAAGGCTCCCGATTTCCCTAGTGGATGTGATGATATCGAGAGGATAGAGACCAGGACTATATTGGATAAAAACTCTTTGGTGGATTCTAGGATTGATTTTACGTATAAGCTGGCTAGTGATTACGTGGAGACCGAGCCTACCACCTTAATACAAAGTAACGCCGAGTCACAAAGGAAATTCTCTGTATTGTGTGATTTCGATAATTACTCCAGTGGAGGTAAGAATATCATAGATCTGGTTCAGGAATGGCTGGATGGTCAGGATGAGGATAAATTCCCGTCTGATATAGACTCCTCCGCCTTGGTCTTGTGTCAGGATATGTCTAATGTCCGGCAGTTATATGATGAGGGTATATGTACTAATGGGTGCTCGGTAGGTGATCCTCATGTGAATCCTACTATTAACGATGTTCAACTTCCTACATTCCAAGGGAGTAGGTCATTGGGTAAGTGCACATATTTGTATCAATATCCCGGATGGGAAGGAAATAAGCATACGGAAACGATGCTTGGTCAGTTAATGGATACGATGGAGGCTTATTTCCCCCAATATGAGAGTCAGTTTGGTATCGAGAACGCCATGTGTCTTTTTGGCGATGGTGATAATTCTAAGTTTAATACCGGTATAACTACTGACTGGGAAGGTCGTGTGTCTGTGCAGAATGATATTGACGCCAAGACCAATTGGTTCGGTAGAAGCAACTTGACTTATTTCAAGTTCTATCCACATGTATCCTCATACGCCAGATGGGTGGAGTTGGATTACGAGAAATACATAAGTGGTTTATCCGATCCTGATAACGGTATTATGTATATAGAGATGATGGGTAACTATAATTATCCGATCGGCGACTCATCATCATACAATAAGGTTCGTATAACGTTTTTCTCGGACAAGGAAGGTACCGTGGCTCCTAATCCTTTGGCTAATGATGCCAAGAAAGGTGTTATAGTGAATTACGTGGATCATAAGATATTTATGATGCCAAAGTACTTGTTCTGGAATGATGACAAGACTACTTTCCATAAGATATATGTTTGCATCGAGCCTGCGGTATGCGTGTTCTTCACCGGTTTCGCCATGAGGCAGGATATGAAGGAGCTTGCCGGATTCTATACGGCCGGCACCGCCATCTTCCCCGCCCCGTTCTGTTTTGGCATTCGGCCACTGGAGGTGAAATACGTGTTCTTCTTCACGAAAGAATTGAAATTAAGGAGATTTGTTACCTATGAGGCGAAATGTGTCTCATGTGGGGATAAACCCGCTGACTGCGCTCCCAGGCCATATCAGTATGGTGATTTCGGATATTGGGAGTCTACCAATAAGTACCCGGCTAATTTTGAGTTGTATGATTCAAGTAAGATCGGGATATCATCGGGAGGATCAAAGAGGAAGGACATAATAGATTCTTTGACGAAATACTATGGGTCTCCTAGATCCGTTGAGGGTAAGTCTTATTTCACCGGTAATGGGGGTAACGCTGAGTACCCCAATACATCAACCACGTTTTGTCAGAGACCTATACGTCATTACAAGTTCCCGGATAACTCTGTCGCTCCTTTTATGGGTAATCCGTCTCAACTGACCGGTCAATATGGAGTTGACTCCTATATTTATCCTATGGGGGTGATGCTTGATGACGATATCGTTAATGAGTTTCTGGATATAGCGGTAGAGAACGGTCTTATAGATAAGGCTAGAAGAGATTCTATAATAGGATATGAGTTGTATAGGGGCGATAGGACGTTGGATAAGAGCGTTATCGGAACTGGTCTGGCTTATGATATGTTTAAGTATGATGATCCCGACGGCTCGGCTAACCTTTATCCTAATTACCCTTACAACGATTTGTCTGATGATATGTATATCTATAAGGATATTAATCGTGAGAAATTTATAACGCATCCGTTTAACAGGAGGGGTAATATCTGGTATTCATTCTTAAGCCCTGATATTGCCTTTAACAAGCCTGACGCTCCCACCGAGTGCCTTGTTGATGGTTATCAATTAGGTAAATCCTCCGGTATATTCAGGGAAGTGGAGGATCACCCTAAATGGACGATATTAGGGAGTAAGGCTTACAGTATGGCAACATCATTGGCTACGGTGGAGGCTATGGCTAATTTAATATCCGCTATAGCTGAGTATACATATCAGTCGGCTTCACAGCAATATGTCGGTGGAGGCGTGTTCTTTTTAGCCAACCCTGTCGGCATAGCGCTGACGGCTATCCGTCTGGCTACGGGTATCGCCAAGGCCACAGCCCAGTCCGTGGTGGATATAGGCAAGTACAGGTATCAGTGGTTAACGGCATTGATAGATAGGGGACCTAGACGGAACTATGCTTATTATTATACTTCTGTCGCTCATTATAATTTATTTTACCAAAAAATAGGGGAGTCAGAGTTACGTGGATTGTCAACGGCTAAATATATCAAGAGCGGGTTATATCCGGTAACAGATATCTCTTCGCAAGGGGAGACCGTAGGCGGTAAGCCTATTATCATAAACAACCTCGATCGTGAGCATTCATTGTTCATGTCATTTGGTATGGATAAGTATATGCTTGAATATCCGGAGTTGGTTTCAAGTTACGATACCAGCCGTATTCAGGATGAGTGTAATATTCGTAACGATGAGGTGGCTGGTATGACGCCTCATTTTATGACACGTGAATCTTTCGTATCCTGCCCCTATATGAGGATAAAGAAATATTCTCCGGCTCAATACGGGCAGATAGAGGATATCAGGTGGGTATCGTTAGGTGGTTGCGGGTTGATGGATAAGGATAAGCGTAAACCTGTTTTTGGAGGTGATGTATTTATATCAAGATTCTCGCTTAAGAGGAAGATGCCTATGTTTTATTTGACTCAGTTCGGTCAGGGGGACATGATACCATTCCCTTATTATGATTATCGGAACATCGGGTATCCCCGTTATTTCGTTAATTACGATACCGGGGAGGATTATCTTAATAAGACCGATACGGATACCGGATCGCTATACTCTTTCCCTAGCCGGAAGAGCGCTTATGAGATGGTTTGCAAGACCGGAGATATGTATCTTAGCGGTCGTTTCTTCCTATACTTCTATGGCATACCTCAGTTTCTTGTGGAGTCTGAGATCAATTGCAATTTCCGTATAGCCGGACCTGAGCCTTACGAGGGGTTCTATCCGGAGGTGGGGGATTATATATCATGGACTCAGGAGCGTAATGTCCCTATATCAAGGGATAATGTGTTTAAGATAAGTCCTGTGTATAAGAATCGATTTACGTTAGGTGGCAGGTCATTACCAGAGACGTATGATAGCAATTTTTGGGACTGCGCTTACCAAAGACCCAACGGCGTCATATGGAGCACCGCCGACGTGTCGGAGAACGGCATGACCGATCCTTGGCTGTCGTACAAGCCTATGGATTACCATGAGTTCAAGACATCTTTCGGGAAACTTATAAGCATGAAAGGGATAGAGTCGGATCAGATACTGGCTCGTTTTGAGAATCAGGTAGGGTTGTACAATGCCATAGACGTGTTGGCGGAGAGAATATCCCCGGAGAGTAGCGAGCTAGGGACAGGTGGTCTTTTCGCCTCTCGTGGTATCGAGTATAATAATACGACGTTAGGATATTCCGGGACCCAGAGCCGGGATATGATCAGTTGCGAGTTTGGGCATTTTTGGGTCGATTTAAGGCGTGGTCAGGTGTTTAAGGTAGATTCTAATGGTAGGAATCTTACGGAGGTCACACCGGGGCTTAGAAACTGGTTTAAGGAGCATCTTCAGATGAAGATCATCCGTAGCCGGATATATAACGCTGATACGGACGCTGAGTTGTCTTATTACGATATCGATAACAAGTTCTTTGGTATAGGGCTATCCATGGGCTGGGACAATCGGTTCAAGAGAGTTCTGATAACCAAGAAAGATTATATACCGGTAGGGAATCCGAGCGAGTACCAATTCCGTGGCGGCCGGTTCTACAGGAACGGACAGGCGGTGGAGTTGCAGGACGCCAGCCATTTCACGGACGTCTCGTTCACCGTTGGATATAACTGCCTGAAGGGTGAGTGGAAATCATATTTATCCTACACCCCTGATTATTATATCGAGCACCAGCATTATTTCCAGTCCGGAAAGAACTACTCAAGTGAAAGTCAGGAGATAGGTTTATGGTCTCATGGTTTGACCAACCAATCGTATCAAGTATTTTATGGTAAGCTATATCCGTTTGTTATAGAGGTTCCGGTACGTGAGCAGTATGTGAATAAGATCCTCACCAACTACCAGTATCGGATGGATGCCAGAAGGTATCAGGATGAGATTAATTACCAAATTCTTAGGACTACTGGATTTAATAAGGCATGGTTTTATAATGATACCAACAACAGCGGTGAGCTTCGGATGGTTATCGCCGACAAGAACGATATGAGCCAGCGGTTAAGGTATCCTGTAACCAATGACGATAGCCGTGAGATACTGGTGACGGAGGTTGATCAGAAGATAAATATAAATGACTATTTTAACGAGGTCAAAGACGATACTAATAACCTCCCGGTATGGATCAAGGACGTGAATGATATTGACCGGAAGATCGACCCTAGGGCCGTCGATTATCACCGGAGGTGGCGTGATCGTCTTCGTGGCGATTGGTTCTTGGCTAGGTTCGTGAATGACATTGAGAGTCGGTTCAAGATGATAGTTCGTTGGTTTAGCAATGAGGAGAAAGTTTATTGATTTATTAACATATAGGGGGGGGGGTATTTTGCCGCCTCTCCCTTGTATATTAAAACGATATGGAGGATTTTATTGGTAAGTACGATGGTAATCAAATAGACAGTAGGCTTGATAAGGTCAAGGATATGGTTGGTGCCACGGCGTCCGGGGCTGGCGCTGCGGGATTGGTGCCGGCTCCCGCAGCGGAGAAGCGTACAGCCTTTCTTCGTGGTGACGGCACATGGCAGGATATAGATGTTCATGAGCCGGGCTTCTTGGGCGATAATCTCGATAGCGAGGATGATTTTAGAACTATATTATTTAATTTGGGCTTTGATAAGGAATTTACCCTTACCAAAGCGAAATATGATATAATAGCTTCTAAATGTGAGGTTGATATACCAATTCAATATCTTTTATCCGGAGCATCATCGACGTATGGGGTTGGGGACTTGATATTAATTAAGGATTCATCCGGGAATATTCAAGCCATGTTGCGCTCTGGATGCAATACGGGAGCTGGGGTCATTGTATCTTATCATGTAATGATCAATATATCCAGCGACCTTACCCATACGTCCATTGTCACCAGTCATACCGTACAATCGGTATCTAACCAAACCAAGGACATATCCTTAACGATTGGTGGTGACCCAGTCGGAGATAACAGGAGCATCAACTTCTCTACGGCCGGTACAGGGACCAAGGCTTTGATGGATAATGGGAAATATAAGGAGGTGCAAGCTAGGGGTGATATTGAGAATGCGTTTTTAGATACTGTTTTTCATCTAGCGTCCAATCAACCTTCTACTTTAACCCAAGATCAGTATAATACTATAAAATCGTTGTTTGGTAGTAACCCTACGTCTAATATCAGGATGATAAAACCTAGCGATTCTTTTGTGGAATTGGTAGGTGAATTTCTTATCAATGATTTGATGGTTTTTAATGATCAAAGGAATGATTGTATCACTATTTACATCAGCGGTTCAAATATCATTCTTGGTATGGGACTTATGGATATATCTATTTCTGTTTATCCTAATCTAAGTGTTGGATATATTCATTCTAATTCAAATGTTGCTGCATCAGATGGTTCCGAGATAGTTCTTGTAAATTCTTTGAAGAATACTGAAGATGATATAGATTTTGATAATCAACTTCATCTTAAGATGAAAGGTAAGGGTGATAAGGCCTTGATGGATGATGGGACTTATAAGGAGATAGGTTCTTCTGGAGTGGATATCTCAAGTTATATTTTAGAAGGAATTGATTTTAAGAAAAATACTACCAAGGAAGGTTTCGATAAGATAAAAAGCTGTATTATTAATAAACAGCATATGTATGTGTATTATAAAGTCGAAATGGGTGGCGATGTAGCCGCTTTTACAAGTGATGTTATAACTAATTTTTTGTATGGTAATATATCCTTGGTTATGGTTGATTTTTCGAATATTGAGTTGAAACAAGTAGTAATAAATTCGAGTGATTATAATATAACCGTAACAAAAATTTAATGTTATGATTCAAAAAAGGAAGGTTACCAAGAACTCAGGCAAGTGCCCTAAATCGGGGTGCATCAAGAAAGTAGGAAGTGATTGGAGGGTGGTTAGTAACAAAACTGGAAAGTTATGGCCGGCGAAGTATAAGTCGAGGGATTTGGCCAAGAAAGCTCTGGCGGCTTATCATATGCATTGAGGGTGTAGGAGGGTAGGTGATATGAATCATGTACCCGCCTATTGTTTTATCCTGCATCCGATTATGTATATCTTTGTAGAAAACGTGATTTATGGCTAAGAAAGATAAGAAAGAGGAAATCCCTTCATGGATAAAGGATTTGTATAAGGAAGATCTTGATCGTGTTGTAAGAGGTGAGCGTCCCATGTATTTTAGGGGTATGAATGATGGTCCTTTAAAGAACGTATCCCCGGAGTTTGATGTCCTTAGCGGAGGAGCTGCTGTTAAGGGTATGAATGGGATAAGAGGTACGTTGTCCCCGTTGAATAACGGTATGGGTAATTATAATTTCAGCATCAGGGGTATAAATAAGAAGATAGGTGAGCTGGTTGACGAGGCGGGATTATATCTACCTGAGAAATTAAGGCCTGTATATCGGACTGTGGTGGATGCTATGTCGAGTTCCAAGGATAAGGGGTTGGGTCATATCACGCAGCCGTTGGCCAACGCCCTGTACCCAGCGGACGAGCGACGGGACCGGCGTCTGGACGGGGAGCACCCCGTTGGTTATGTGGATGCCATAGACGGCATATGGCCTAGGGAGAAATATGGGTTATGGGGAGAGAAGATTGAACGGAAAGCTGATGGAGGAGAGATGTATACCGTATCTAAAGGCGATACTCTTTGGAGTATAGCCAAAAGATTGGGATTATCTTTAGACGATATTGTATCGTGGAATAGGGATATCCCTGATATCAACAAGATACAGATAGGTGATAAGATAAAGGTTTCAGACCCATCGCTGTCAATAGAGAAAGAGGATCATGATTTGATGGATATAATATCCAGGGAGGCTGAGATCAATAAGATGAGCGATGAGGATATAATCAAGAGCGTCGGTCATAAATCTAATTATGCTATTGTAGATAAGAAGAATAAAAAACTAACGGTTTATTCACCGAGCGGGGATATTCTTTATAGCACTAATAATATAGGTGTAGGTGCTTCTGGCGATGATTATAATACCTATACCAAGACGACGAAGGATAAAAAACTTATCGCCGGAGCTGGAAATATGTCTACTCCGGCCGGCATAACAAGAGTGTCAGGTATAGGCGAGTATCATGGCCAGAAATCGTTCCAGAGAGCCAGGTTTGATCCTAAGACAGGCAAGTGGGATCATGATATATCGTCATCTATGCATCATGAGGCTTCTGCTGGAAGAGGATCTAATGGGTGTATCAGGCTTCTTGGGAATACGGGGAATGAGCTGTATAATTTTATAAAGAAGGGTGATTTTATTTATACACTTCCGGAGAAAGAGGGAAGTAGGTTTGTCGTTCGTGAGGGGTCGCTTAATTATATAGCGGATAACCCTTATGGCGAGGATTCCGGTGAGAAGAGACTTTGGGATGATTATAATGTTCATATAAACAAGGATTTTAGGCCATTGAATATAAGCGTAAAAAATAGTGATATATCTCCTGATATCTTGCCTAAATGGATTTATAACGCTTATGACTCAAAGAATGGCGTCAATTCTAGCAACGCTTTCCTTGGTGTTATATCAGCCATTGATAATATAGCCAAAATGGATAAGCTGGGCAATATAAAGGAATATAGCGACGCTATATCATATAACAAGGAACGTATCATGAGTGAGTTCGATATCGATAGCTACACTTATGATAGGATGGCTATGCTTGCCATGGGTATCGCCGAGCAGGAGACTAAGTTTGGTGTATCCGCAAGATATATAGGGAAACAAGCTATCGGTGATCAAGGCGTTGATATAGCCAAGAGATTCAGGTCGTTGTTAAATGGTAACGGATGGAATGACAGGTCTTATAACTCGAAGGGTATAACACAGATAAAGATAGAAGGTGATAATGATGAGACAAAGAAGATATATAATAAGTTTGGTATAGATAAGGAGAATATCCTAAAGCCATATAATTCAGGTATAGCTACCATGTTGCGTTTGGCGTCTATATACAAGAATGAGGTTGTCGGTCGTGGCTTTAAGGATAATAAAGGTAATGATATAGACAAATTCGACGCCTTGCTTTATAAATGGATGGGTAAGGGAAGGTTATTGAATAACGGCAAGGCTTCTCCTGATGATAATGATTATATCAATAATGTAAAGAAATATATTGGCAATTTTGATTTCAAGGTTAAATATAAGGATGGTGGACCTATTGGTGATGATCCGTTGTATGTAAGACAGGATGTATCTGATAAGGCTTCGTATTTAAAAGATATCTTAGGTAATGCCATAAGAAGAAGATTGTACGAGAATGTCACCCCCGATGTGGTGGCTTCAAATGCTAGCCTTCCAGACAAGGTCAATGAGTTTATATATGGCAGAAACGGGAAGGCTAACGTTGATGAATATAGCGATCAACTATGGGCGAGATTTTTATCTCAACCTAATAATCTAGATGGCAATAATAAGGAGATACGGATTCCTGATAATGTCATTACTGATATTGAGAAGATGTTCAATCGTGACACTAAGGATGAGATAAAGAGGTTAGATAAGAAGATTCGTGATACGGAGCAAGAAATATATGGTTCTGATACACCGGCATCAGATGAGCTTTATGGTAAATTGGAGTTCTTAAAGAAGTCAAGAGAGTGGGTAGATATTTTTGAGAAGAATCGTAATTCTGTAAGATCTGGTAAGCCTACGGTTTTTTCTGAGTACGATTTTTATCCCGAAGCTGCTGGTGAGCTTACCCCGTTATCAGGGTTTGGCAATTTTACAATTTATAGGCGTCCGGATGGGAGGTTAGGTGTTTACGACGTGTATGATTTTTATAGCGATGATCAAGAGTTTCCTGTCAATATAGCTACCAAGACGCTGGATGCTATAGGTAATAAGTTTGATGAGAGAGGTTCGTTTAAGGATTATAGTCCTCTCCCGGAAAGCGGGAAGGAGGCTCTTGTCCGTAACGCTATTATGTCTAAGAATAAGTTAGAGAATAAGGAAGATGGAGGGCCGGTTGATACAGGGCGAGATTACGGGTCTGGTAAATATGTTATTGATCCAAACAGATCAGAGGATAATAAGATGGCTGTGTATGATGAGATATGGGATTATCTGACTGATAAGAAGGGAATACCACAAACGCAAGCTATCGGCATCCTGTCGAACATCGCCGCCGAGTCCGGAGGGGACACCGAAGCCCTAGGAGCCGCCGGTGATTTTGGCATCCAACAATGGCTTGGACCGAGGAAGAAGGAGCTACAGCGCAGGTATGGTAAGAAACCGACATTGACCCAACAACTGGATTATCTTGTGGATGAGTATCAAGGCAAGGTCCCGGGGTTAGGTTGGAATTACATCAATCAAGGAAAGTTTTTTGACAAGGACGCTCAAGGTAATGTATATAATTACTATATGTATTCTAAATCCGATTTCGATAACGCCGTCAACTACAAGGACGCTACCGTGGCATGGAATCAAGGATACGGTAGGCCTCTTGGATCGACCTTAAGAAATGAAAAGAGATTTGAGTTCGCTGATATGTTCGCTAATAGGTATGGTGTTCCGGAGAACGAGCCAATGAGATACGAGTTCGGACAGCGGGATTCGGGCACGGGGGACGGAGGTCAGCAGCCCGTACCTGAGACGGTAGCCCCTGCCGATCCTTCTTTGGCTTCTCGCCCATCTATGGATATTTGGTGGGAGAAGGAAGGCCAAGACCTGTTATATAAGATGCTAGCTCAATCAGGCGCCAACAGGAAAGCTATAGAGGATATCGCTAATAACATCAAGAACGATCCCCAATCAGAGGCGCAGATAGCGGAAGCTGAGCGTATGCGTAGGGAGCAGGCGAAAAGGCAGTTGGTGCTTAATATGATACCGGGGTTGATGCTGAATATAAAGGGTATGAGCAGAACTCAGAATTAATGCTATATTTGCGAAGTAATTAAACGTTTTAGATATGAAAAGATTGTTATTTTTATTTGCTATGTTATTGACGCCGTTCGCTTTGATGGCGCAAGAGGTAATCCCATCAGAAGGGACTATCACCATTGATCTAACTACCTTTACCGGTATCATGGCTTTTGTTACGATGTCAGCTACCCAACTAGCCAAGGTTGTGCCGTATATTGACACCCATAAGTGGGCTAAAGTCCTATCCGCCGTAGTCATAGGTATGCTGGTTTGTATATTAGCGTGGCTACTAAAGGTGTCTCCATTGCTTATAGGGAGTGAATGGTGGGAGGCTCTATTATATGGAGTGGCTGTAGGTCTCAGTTCTGCCGGTTTCTATGATTTGGTTAAGGCTATAGGATCATTATTCATAAAAAGAATTTAATTCTGTACATAATAATAGCATTTGCTGAGAGACTCATCGTTGTGAAATGATGAGTCTCTGTTTTTTTAAATTATCTTTGTGTCAGAACGAAATTAATTAGACATGAGCAAATACGTAATCAAGAGGAAGATACCTAAATATCAAGAGGCCGGGGAAGTCGGGTCGTATATGCTTGGTAATATGGACGGTATACAAGGGTTAGGTATAGAACCTTTGGTGAATACCAACCAAGGATTACCCGCGCCGGTCAATCCGCTAGGGATATATTCTTTGGATACTCCAGATCAGTTGAGGACTAAATACGCTAATGCTTTTGATCAGGATAATGTGTTTCCGGCTAGCTTCAAGGGTAGTTTACAGCGTATAGCTGAGAATTATCAGGACAATGGTATTACGCTTAATAACATAACTGTTAACGATGTTGATAAGTCTAAGACCGGTTCAGGCGAGACGGATGTTTTTGATTTTACCACCATCCCCTACTATGGCGCTGATGATATAGGGTCTAGATTCACTCAGATGGGTCGTGGTATAGGGCGTATGAGAAGCGAGGGATATGGTGATTTATCCACTGGGGCTAAAACAGCTAATACGATAACCACCATAGCCTCAGGAATTAGTGGTATCATGGGGTTGGCTCGTAACGTGGTTTCTGGGATAGCGTCAGAGAAAGGTACTCGTACCAATATCAGGTTAGCTCAGGAGCGTGAGGCCAGACAAAGAAGGCAATCCCAGATGCAGTACAAGGATGGTGGGGGTGTTTATCTAGGACCTAATAATAGGTTCGATAGCGGAAGCCTTACCGGTGAGTACCTGTATCCGTTACCTAAGTCGATGGAAGATCAAGCCAACGTAGAGGTCGAGAAGGGTGAGTACGTGACGCAGCCCGGAGAGGCGCCGATGGAGGCTATGGGGCAGAAGCACGCCGATGGTGGAACCCCCGTTTCCTTGGAGCAGGGAACGAAGGTTATTACCGACGACACAACCATAGAGCCGGATTTCGCTAAATACATCAGAGATACGTATGGGATCAAAGCCACGCCTAAGGATACGTATGCTACGTTAATGGACAGGTATAAGGCTAAGATCGGTCTTAAATCGGCTTACGATGACCAGAAGAAGGCATTGGAGAAGCTGGAGAAAAATAATAAGATAGATGATGAGAATACAAGGCGTTTAAACGCCTCCGTATTGTCAAAGGCTATAAATGATAGCAACGATATCGTTAATGGATTAGAGGGAAGATTTACGGACTTCGCTAACGTCATATACAAGGAGCAGGAAGACCGGAAGATGAAGAAGGATGAGGATACGTATTTCGCTAAGGGTGGTGAGATAGATAACATCATATCCAGATCCATGAAAGAATACGGTCTTACGGAGGAGGATATAGCTGAGGCCAAGAAAGAGCTGCTTAAGAAAGTGGCTGGTATTCGCCAGAAGATGGAGAAAGGTGGTAGTTCTTTATTCGATTATCTACTTACTTTCCGTCCCGTAGAGAACAAGTATAATAATAAGGATAACACGTTTGGGTATCAGCGTCAAGGTCAGGATGGCTCTTATGGCGGTATTAATACCGATGAGAGACTGGAGTATTATAAGACGTTCATGCCTTTGGCTTATGATGCTTATATGAGCGCTCCGAAGGCTACTGCCGCCAAGGCTCTTCAGGATGCTATATACAGCACTACTGGTGGGTGGATGGGCTTGGCCACGGCGGAGAACCCGATCATCGCCAACGCAGAGGCGCTTCGGGATTATACGACACTCGTTTCCTTTGGAGGCGAGGATAGCCAAGGTAATTACCCGGAAGATAAGAAAGCCTCATATCATGATAGGATGAGAGACAATAAGTTTGGTCAATATTCCTCATCTCGTCCTATGATCGGTCTGGATGTTGTTACAGAGGAACAGCATAAAGCTCTTAACGACGCTGGTATCACTCATTTTAGCCAACTATTCTCTGACAAGAACAAGGATGTCGTTAATAAGATACTTGGCGAGGATATGCTTAAGATGCAGGCATTGAGATCCATGAAAGGAATGGAAGGTCTTGATTTTATACTTGATCCTCATAAGGTGGCTCCCGGTCCTATGGATATAGGTGATGTGGAGGAACCTGATGTTAAACTGGATATGCCTGAGCTGATTGATCCCAATACACTCCCTAAGACCAATACAAATGCCGGTAAGTCGAATAGCGGCAATGGAGGCAGGAATATAGTGGGTGGCGGTCTTGACTTCCCCGAGGTATTTAGGATGACCCCGGGAGCCGTGACAACGGAAGGTCTGGAAAGGCATTACGCTCCTACCGTGGATCCGGTGTTGAGATCGGCTGATCAGTATATGGTTGAGACCAATCGTGCTTTCCAATCACAATTGGATCAGATGGGTAATGTCCCGGATTCCCAGAGAGGAGCTTTATCATCCAACCTACAGGCTATCATGAGTTCCAATATAGGTAGATACATTAATGAGGTAGAACAAGGGAACGTGGCTCAAAGGGCTTGGGCTGATAATGTAAACGCCCGTACTTGGGCTGATACGTATGATAAGAATATAGCCCAACGTCAAGCTTACCAGCAACGTATATTGCAGGGATTGGCTATAAATGACGAGAACTGGGCTAGGTATTTCGATAGCGTAAATGACGAGATCCAGCAGAAGTGGAATACGGCTACGACCATGAATACATTAAGGTCTATATTTGGGGATGTAAAGATTGGTCCTAATGGACAATTAATCGCTGATCCTCAGGGAGATATATTGAGTTATAGGAGATTATATCCTGCTCAGGAAGTAACTAAAGGCAAGAAAGGATAAAGGATGGCTTCACAATATAGTATATTAAGGAATTACGGCAAGTATGTATCGCCCTACAACATGGATGTCATGATGCAGGGGATGGGGTACATGCAGCAGAAGATAGATACCAATCGGCAGGCTATAAACGAGTATGCTGATTATATTATCAATTCTGACATTATAAAACCTCAGGATAGGGAATATCTTCAGAATAGGTTAAATGGGCTGATACAGGACGTGAATAACGTGTATCGTAAATCTAATTTGGCTTCCGACGGTATAGCCAGAAGCATACAGGCTCGTCTTGGAGAAGCTCTGGATACCCGTGTGTTGAATGCTATTGCCGGTACTAGGGAGATCCGGGCTTTTAGCGAGAAGATGGAGGATATGAAGCTGAACAATCCCAAGATGTATAGTCCTATAAACGAGGCTGAGGCTTTTGCGGATGCCGTGGCTTGGATGAATGACGGTCAGGTAGGGACACGTCTTAATCCTATACATTATACCCCTTATACGGATTACCACGCTGAGATTGATGAGAAGATGAAGAATTTCATCTCCCTTAACAAGGGGAAGAAAGTCAATGTACCGGTGACTGATGCCAATGGCAACAGGACGGGCGAGATGCGTGAGATGTATATAGATGAGATGAGTTACGCTCAGGTCAGGGATATAGCCATGGCTTCTATATCTGAGAACGGTAAGGCTCAGATGCAATTAGAGGGAAGATATATGGCTAGAACGAATCCTGACTTATTTAATGTTCAAAGCACCTCAGATTTCCTTAAAGGGTATATTGATGATTTCAGTGTCAAGGAAGAATCCATACGAGCCAAGCTAAAGGGCGTTGGCAATGACAAGGCCAAGAGGGCTAAGTTGGAGTCGGAGCTGGCGGATATTATCAAGCAGAGAAATGATTTCGTGGAGGAGGCCGAGGGCGTTATCGGTAGCAACTACAGCCCGGAGCGAGCCGGCATGTTCATGGTACGACAGCAGTTCCTTCGTGGCGTCGGGCTGAGATGGTCTTATAATAACTCATACGAGACGTTGGGTGTTGATGATTATTATTTCAAGGCTAATCAGCAGATGATGGAGAGAGCTAAGTTTAATGAGACAAAAAGGCATAATCTAGCCATGGAGAAAGCAGCGTTGATGAGAGCCAGCAAATCGGGTAAGTCGGAGAATGGAGGTGGCGGAGGTGATGACACGACCGGGCCTACCGTGGTTACCAAGAGCGCAAACCTTGACGATGTGAGCATAAGCGATGAGTTCATGAACGGGTTCATAGCCAACGAGAAGGCGGTGACTACCGGCATGGGTAATTTCGTTAAGTCATTATCAGATGACGCTGGAAGGAAGATCGACGCATGGGCGTCTGATCCTGAGAATAGTAACGTGGTCAAGGATATGGATAACGATCAGGTTATCATGGCTTATTTCAAGGCCAATGGAGGGTCAAGGAACGAGTTGCTTGATTACAATGGTCAGGATAGTTATTTGAAGCTTCTTGGATTAAATACCCAAAGAGGGAAGTATAATAAGATCAATGATGGATTCAATAAGGCGAGCAATACTGTTTTGGATGGTATTGATACTATAATTCAGAGAGAAGCTAGATCGGACAGTGGGTCAGGTATAGATATTAGTTATGGATTCGGCACATTCAATCTTGGAGATATTAATAACAATGGCGATAAGGTTTTTGATATAAATGGTATAAACGATATAACATTAAATGATTGGAGTAAGTTGTCCGCTTACAGCTCTTTGTTAAATGATAATATAAATACTATTAATTACGGTGTTGAAGGAGAAATGCCTCATGTATCAATGGATTCGGGTCAATCAGGTGTCTTATTGGATCGTGTGAATGATTTAATGGGAACGTCTTTTTCGCTTGATGATATTGAATCTATAATGTCTCTTGCCGTATCTGGGGCTAGTAAGAATAAGCACATTGAGGAAATAAGAGATAGGTTTGCCGGGGATAACAGGGCGATCGCTGTCGCTACCGCTATATATGATGAGGCTCATAAAGAGAGGAATGATTTATTAAGACATAAATGGAGTCGTGGGGATTTAGGTAGGATCGCTGATGACGCTAAACGTGCTGGCGAGGATTACCTGAGACAATATCGTCATGAGTATGCCGAGCGTGAGTATATCTTCTCCGGTGATTATCCGTCTAAAAGTCAAGAAGAGAAAGATTATATAAAGGTTAGTGACCTATTTACCCGTGGTGGCGGTTTTATTCCTAAGGATAAGGATAATGCCAATACGAAGATAACGTTTACCATATCCCCTATAGGTGATGGTAATTATCAGATCATTGGCAATAATGGAGGTGATGGTCGATCTGTTGTTGAGGTAAGCGAGGCTGATCTGGCTGCGAATGGACTTACTTTCTACAAAGAGGATGTAAGCATCCCGTCCGAGACCTATGATTCCGGTGTCGTACCCATATCTTTCGCCAGCTCAAGCAACAACGCTTATGGGAAGATGGCTAAGTCATTGTTGGTAGCTCCATTCGCTTACACTAGCGGGGCCAAGGACACGGTAATGCCTTATATAGATATGTTTACGAATATAAATGACGGTAATATCAGGAAGAATCAGATGATGATCGCTACTGACGTGTTGTTCGATAACGCTTCTATGTACGAGTTAAGGGCTTCCGGATATAAGTATAATAATGGTTCTTCTGGGATAAATGTTGATATATATAGCAAAGGAGGGGCTAGAGAGGGTAATACCCCGTTGTATTCAATTGATCTGGATGGCGTTAACTATGCTGATGAGGTAGCAAGGAAGATCGACTTCTGCCCGCAGTATTATTTGGTCATGGCATGGCAACAGATACTTAGCAAGGAGAATGAGGTGTATTGGAGGAGCGAGGGAAGATCTACTACTGATGATTTCGAGAGCTTCATCTCGCCCATAGCTGATATGATTGATCAGGAGATAAGAAACAGGAATAACGGAAATAGTGGAAATAATGGAAACAATGGAAATCTATAATAATACCTCTAACGGAAAGGATCTTGCCGAGAAGTACAGATATCCTACCATAAACGTAGATAATATAAAGGCTATTGGTACGGATCCCTATGATATACCGGATCGTGACCTGCCTCCGGTATTGGATCCGTATTCCGCTTCCGAGAGATCAAAGTCCCAGATACCGTCATTGTCGGAGAGGATCAAGAATACTGTTAAGACAAATTATTATGATGATATGAAACATATGTCCCCATTAGGATATATGGCTTCTGATCAAAGCTATAAGGGCAGGTTTAATCTTACTGGTCCGGAGATATCGTTGGAGGATTCAAGGTATCGACTTAGTAGCGGTACTTGGATACCTAAATACGAGTCTTATATCCCCGGTGTAGATAACGACACACGTTTATCTAGGAGTCAAGGTAGGACTGAGAAATGGATGAGAGGTTTGGGGAAATTTGTAGGTAAGGCCGCTTTGTATGGATTAGGTGGTGTTATTCAGCCTTTTTATGGTATTTACGCCGGTGTATCCAGAGGTAATTTTAACGCTGTTTTTGATAACGATTTCACGAGATGGTTGGATGATCAGGACAAGAAGATGGATTACGGTCTTGCTCATTATTACAATCGTGAGGAGCGGGATATGAATTTCCTTCAAAGCATGACCACGGCTAATTTCTGGTCTAACGATTTTTTATCCGGTCTTGCTTTTACCGCTGGAGCCATGTTATCGTCAGCCGTATATTCCGGCGCTGGATTGATGAACTTAGCTCGTACGGGAGCTAGGGCGGGCGTGGCTTTGGCTAGGATAGGCAAAGCGGCTTCGGATACCAAGAAAGCGTTCGGCGTCTACCTTAGGGCCGCCCGTACGGGACGGAGGATAGGCAAGGGACTGGACGCCCTCGCTTTCCTTGGCACATCTACCTCGTGGGAGGCGTCTGTCGAGGCCAGAAGCATGCTGATGGAGGCTGAGGAGAATTTCAGGCAGTCTTACCGTAACGCTTATGGAAGGGAAGTCCCATATGAGGAGCTTATGAAGTTCAGAGCTGACAATGCCAATGCCGCTAATGCCGTATTTGCCGCCAACGTCGGCATATTGTCATTATCCAATATAGCTATGTTCGGCGATATGTTCGGCATGGATCTTGGTGTGGATAAGTTCATAAAACGCAATATATTTGGCGTAGGTGCCGAGAGGATGGATAATGGTACGTTAAGAGCCATAACACCAAAGAAATGGCAGAAGGTAGCCGGAAATACGTTCAATATTATCAAGCGCCCAGTGTCAGAGGGTCTGTATGAGGAAGGTCTTCAGGGAGTGGCTAGTAAGTCCGCCAAGGATTGGGTAGAATCAAGATACAATCCTATGGCTATCCGGCAGAATATAGGCTATATGGAGGCTATAAAGAATGGGTTCAAGGAGACGTACGGGTCTAGCCAAGGATGGAAGGAGATCGGTATCGGTATGATTATCGGATCGATTATGGGTGGAAAGACCTTTGGAGGTATAAAGGAATGGAGCCAAGACATGTCCCGTAACAAGGGGATGGTGGAGGCCTACAACACCAATGCCGGCGCTTTGACTACCGCCGCTGTCCGTGCTATTCGTGGCAGTATGGCTCTTAACGCTCAATTATCCGGCATAGACACATCGTACGAGAGTGATGGTAGGATCATAAACAAGGATTTTAGTGACGCCGTATTCAATCGTCTCCGTTATGATTCGGAGATGGGGATGTTGGATGATACCAAGGAGAATTTCAGGACGGTAGTCGAATCTATACCTAATAGCGATATAGCGTCCGATATGAATATGACGGATGAGCAGGTAAATGAGTATAAGTCCAACCTTATCAGTGAGTTTAATAAGAAGGTAGATAATTTTACCATGGCCAATAGGTTCGCCGACTCCCTTACCGATGGTATATCCAATAGGTCGTTTAACGCCTATATCTCCAATATGGTTTATAATGGCCTTGAGGCGAAGGATAATTTGAACGATATTGCCAATCAGTTAAGAAGGATATACAATACGGATATAGGCCCCGCTCTTGATATATATTCTCGTCTTAATCCTGATTCGAGCAGGGATCTTGAAGAACTCAGGAAGCTTACGGATGATATACAGAGGATGGAGAAGAATATCTTGAGGCTTCAACAAAGTGTCGCGTCGAAGGACGCTCTTGAATCTGATAAGGCTAAGTTGGTCAAGGAGAATGATAGGCTTCTTAAATTAACAGAGGATAGGATCGCATTGGAGAGGAAATTAACTACGTTAATTAACTCAGAGGCTGATATATCTAAGTTGTTCTTAAATAGAAATGATTCAAGGATCAGTGCCGCTGATCTTATGGCGGCTTATGATACTATAGCTGATTTTGAGAACGTCGTATCTATCCGTGGGGTTGATAATTATAAGGAGGCTATGGCATTGCTTAGTGAGTATCGTCATAATCTTGTGGCTTATAAGAATATAAACGAGTCTCTTCGTCGTATGCGTGACAGAAGATTCATCCGGGCGCAGGAGCGCGGGTTCATGAAGATATTATCGAACGTATGGGGTAAGACTTATGAGGAGGATGATAGCAAGTATGATTTCAGGAATACTGATAATCCTGATGCCAATGATCTTTACGCCAACGACCAAGCTATAGACAAGGCTTACCAAGATGGTCTTATAGGGGAGGATGAGGCATTTATGTTCAAGACATATAATCATATGATAGCCAGATCTATGGAGAACGAGATTAAGACCGATGAAGGTAATATAGTCGAGAGGGTTCCTGATGATGAGGATATCATAAATCCTTCTGACGATAGAATCAATAATATAGCTATAAAGATATGGAACGGTAATGAGGATGTCTTATCTCCTAGGGAGAGACAGATATATGATAATAACAAGCCTCGTGTCGATAGTCTAGTTAACGGGTTTGGGGATAATCCTATTTCAAGGATCAATAAGGCTAGATCGATAATAGATAGATTGAAGATCCATGATAATATTTATGATAATATCAAGGACGCTGTTGATGATATTGTAGATATGAATATCAATGGTCTTGATCAGGATCAGATCAAAGAAGCTATAAAGACTTATAATGATCTTATGAATGAGGCTGACAATGGCAATGAGATTGATCAGGATAAGCTTAATGAGGCTATTGATATTATCAATAATTATTCCGATGGGCCTCTTCTTCAATTCGTGGAATGGATGAGGTTGTATGATAACGGAAGTATAGCTGTCAAGGATTACGATAAATCCATACCTATGGGTGATGTCCTCACAGAGAGCGAACCCGGGACATCCACCGGCAGGACGGAAGTTAACGCCGCCCAGAATCCGGTGGTGTTGATGGCTCAGAAGAGAGAGATCGGTGGGGTTATGTATTATGAAGTTGGCGGAATGAGACTTGACAAGTTTATGGACAGTCTTGGGCTTAAAAGATCTGATGCCACTGATACTGATAATGGAAGGGTGATGGATTTCACCAACGGAACCGATATATTTACTGTTATAGAGTCGAATAACCACTCAAGATGGATGATAAGCGAGGATGACGCTCAGGCTTTCGAGAACGCTACCGGTGTCATACTGGGGAGGCAGACCGCCTTATCGACCTCCAACTGGTTCATGGTGTATCGCAAGGGGCAGGATGGATCTATTGTCCCTTATTATACGGGTGATACGTTTGGATCTAACAACGAGTCGGTGAATCAGGAAGCCGTAGCTAATCTCCGTAAGGATAATATCGTAAGGTTTAAGATGGATATGTCAGATCCATATACCAAGGAATTGTATGATAAATACAATAGCCTTAACGCCGTTGACCCTAATTCTGATGAGACTAAGTCGGCTTACCGAGAGCTGGTTGATAATATGGTTATTAAGATCGTGGATAGCGACGGCAATTTCGTCTCGGTACTGAAAGCCAATGACCCGGATTCAAAAGGAAGTAACGCTGATTTAAGGAGTAGGGCCTTTGAGTTATATAGGGATAATATAGGATCTGTTACTGGCGAGATTGATATACCGTTCGTAGGTACAGTTACCAGTGTTTTGCCGGGAAGACCTAATTTTAGCGTAAGTGATGATAATGGTACGTTGATGGTATCCGAGAATGATTTTACCAACGAGACGGTTGGTAAAGTCGAGAGCGTAGGATATATAGAGAATGGGGAGGTTACGATGAGGGATGATATTAAGTATAATATATTCCCGTTCTGTACGGCTATCGTCAGGGACAAGTATGGTGACTATAAAGATTCACGTATCCCGGTCGTAGCTATAAAGACAGGAAATGGAAGAAATTACCTGTACCCCGTAAGATTGAAAAATCAGGATATATCGTCATTCTCATCCATGATCGGATCGATGGCTGATAGGATTACGGAGGGTCTAGGCGGAGGCGTAAGTATTGATGATATAATGGATCTTAATAACGCTATAGCCAGATCAGGGTTGGATAATAAGACATATATGATTCCGCTGGCGGGAGACGTGGATGTTATCAAGAACCGGCTTAAAGCTGTCAAGGAAGCGGCTAGCAGGATGCCTATGACCGCTGACGTAAGAGGATGGATAGGTGATTCCAGAACTAAGGAGGATATTTTGATGAATGACGTTACGATCAACATCGATCTTAACAACGATCCTTTCATAGCTCCTAAGTTTAGGATGAGTATCAAGGAGAACAAGGTATCCAAGGAGGAGACGGAAGTCTCGTTCCCTAACCTGCCGGATCTGCCATCGGAGTTCGCCTCGCCTACGAAGGCGGCCGAGGACAAGTCTTTGGTTTCCGACGGTAACGTAGTATCCGGAGAAAATGAGGCGGAAAATCCTTGCTAAATAAAATATCTTGACTTATCTTTGCGGCGTCAGTCCATCACCTGACGAGTAAGATATTTAAAAGTTGGTCCCTGTCGGGTGTGTGATGGCCCCGGTGGGGACTCTTTATATTATGCAATTAGATGCCTTTTTACATCGGAAGATCATGCAAGACCTACGCATCCAGCGAGCGAAGGTCTTGATGATGTTATACACCAGTCATTATTTTGTCAATAACAGACAAAAGCAGTTGCTTGACCATACATACGCTTTAAGCAGGGATCAGGCTTTTGATTATATGACTGAGTTCAACAAAAGGCTTAGTGATAAGGTGGGTATAAAATGTACGATGGATATCCTTCTACCTACCGATGACGATAACGCTAATATCATAATCGAGTACAATGGTATCATCAAGAAGCTGATGAAGGAGGCCGAGAAGCTGGAACTTGACACTGACGCCATTAAGGAAATGATGCGTGATCTTCTTAATGAGTTGAAGGATGATATTGATCTTAATATCCTGATATTTGACGTAACCCAGTTACTTATAAAATACAATCTATTTAGGTTGGATGCCATAACCGAGCAGGAGTTCAAGGACTCTTTCGTCAGGATGGATAGTAGGAATATGGAGATAAAGAAATTAACTTTATCTGATATCAAGAAGGTGGTGATGATGATGGAGGATAGATATAGTTATATTTCGTCTATATGATGGACAAATATAATTGATTACGTTTTTTGTAAAAATGTCTCCTGTTTGTTTGTAGTTTCAAAATAAGGTCTTATATTTGCGGTGTCCATCCGTTATTGGGCCATAAGAAGATATTAACTCGCCTAAGCGTAGGCGATAGATGAGGGTCATTGGTGGAATAACGGACGCCAATGGCTCTCGTTGTTTTTATATCATGAGTGAATTATCTGAGATTTTTAGTTACAATGGTAATGATGTAACTTTTAAAACGGTTGATGATGTAACCTATGTTAATGCCACGGAGATGGCTAAATACTTTAATAGGAGAACAAACGACTATTTATCGTTAGTATCTACTAATGAGTTAGTTAAGGCAATTACCAGAAAAACTGGTAAATCTGAAAATCAGTTAGTTATAAAGAAGACTGGAATGCCGGTTTTTGGAGGTGGGGTATGGTTGCATGAGGATATAGCTATAGATTTTGCCCAGTGGCTTAGTGTAGATTTTAAGCTGTGGTGTACAGATAAAATAAAGGAACTTTTATTGAAAGGGCATACATCAATAAATAGGAGTAATTCTGATATAAGCAGAAGAGATCTACCATCCGATTATATAGAGGCATTAGAAGCGTTAATTAAATCGGAGAAGGAGAAAAAGGCATTAGCTGAAGCCAAGAAAGTGGCAGAAGAAGCTAAGAGGATATCTGATAATATTATCAAAGAACAGGCTCCTATGGTTGAATTTGCTAAGACAGCCGAAATAGCCCAAGAGACAGATATGTTGATCAGAGAGGTTCGGGAAAAGCTAGAGGCTCATGGATATGATATAGCGGAGAAGAATCTTCGTATATTGCTTGAGGATAATAAGTTCTTCGCCAAAACCGGTAAGAGATGGTTGTTATCCCAAAGGATGATAGATCGTGGTTATGCTCGTTACAGATATCGTGATGACGATGAGTTTTATGGAACTAACACTGTTTATGTGACTCCTAAGGGATTCCAGTGGATCGTGTCTAAGATATCTGGGGAATGGATGCCTAGGTTCTTGGAATTGAAAGGTAGGGTTCTGAGTAGATCAGATAAAGATATTTTCGCTAAACGATAAGTTTCATTTTTTTTTGTTATTTAGGATTGAGTTTTTTGCCTGTCCGTGAGGATCGGCAAAATGATTTGTACTTTTTCAGAGTAAACATAAGGTTTGTTATTATTGTTATTTGGCTCCCGTCCGCTCGTGAGAGTAGGCGGGATTTTCATATCTTTGTAACAAAACGATTTAGCTATGGGTAGATCTTGTTATGTTATAAAAAATAAGGAGGGTGGGGTAGATAATGTCCTTGCCCCGAACGACCAACCATCCGGATTATACCAAAGGGCGATGGAGGTGCTTGGCGACCAGAAGCAGGCCTTATCGGTCTGGGGTACGGCCTACTCCCCCGACTTCGTGTCTTTCTTTGGCGATTGGATGTCCATGCCATCAGAATACGGCTTAGATAGCAATGGGGAGCCTAGGTATGATGATGTCATGTCCTTTATCAAACAAAAGAATTATGCTGTGGGTAATTTCATGGCTGACGAGGTTAAGGATATCAATAATACCATTACTTCCCTGGGCGTTGATAATATCAATGATCTTAACGATATGATCGTATCTAACTTCCTTTCCGGCGGTGATATATTCATCAACAGATATAATCTTGAACGATCCGGGATGTATGATGCTGATGAGATTGATAATATCATGACTAACCGATTGGAGTATGAGCGGGTAAGGGATATGATGAGGAGGATTGTCGATTTTATGTCTGAGGGGGATCTCAATGAGAAGGATACATATTTCTTGTCCTCCGAATCAGGCCTTGGTGATGATTATATGATATATGAGGATGTGTATGATTCATTGGGAAAGAGAAGAGTCTTGAATCCAATGGAGGTAAGGGATACGATCATGAGGGCGGTAGGCGGTATCAGCGACCGCCGGGAGTTCGATCAGGCTTTCGCCTCAGTCCCATACCCTTCCTTGGCGCTCCGGTATCAGGAGGATCAGGATTACGCCGATCGGATGTATGACACATATCGTAATATGACCCGTATGGAGGTCAGGGATCAGGATGGGAATACGATTACCGACTCATATTCCAATAGCACCATACCGTATATCAGTATGCCTAAGGATATGAAGGGTCTAAGGGATAAGGTTGGGGAGATAATCGATATGGATGATTTTAAGGACATCAAGGACGTTGCCGGACGTCTGCATGACATAGCCATGGATCTTGCCGACATGGGCGTGGATATAAGCGAGGCGATCAGCGATGAGATGGTTATATCCAGACCTGAGGATATCCGTGATCTTATGGCGTCGCTGGACGTCATGTTGTCTTCCATACAGGCCGGCAATTCGGTATACGATAGCTTTATCTCCGATCTTGATAGGATAATAGGAAAAGGGAATCCGATATACGAGGTTCAGGATACTTACTCTACCGGTGATAGAATGGTGTATGTAAGGTCCGGGAATACATCCCCTTCCGATATGTATGATAGGAGCATGTTGTATATTAGTAGGAATACGTACCATAACACGGCCCCGATAACCGACACCGATCAGGCCTATGAGATGTTGGCCGATATCGGGATAGAGCGGCCCTCGTACTTGCCGGCTGGCGTGGTTCCCGCAGGGGCTTCCCGTTCCGATATTGGCGTGGTCAAGGATAACATAAAGAAGCTAGTTATGTCCAACATCTCATCCTCGAATACAGAGAACATGATCCTTACCAGATTGATATACCAGCATCCCGTAACCCCTAAGATGGATGATGTCGATATTGATCGGGAGTTCAGGAGATACGAGGCTAGGCAGGGAAAGGATCGGGATTTTATCAAATCCTGTACATCGTTGAGGAAGATCCAGATCAAGGAAAGGTTAAAAAAATCGGATTTATATAATAATGTCTTACGTTTCCTTGATTTTAATGGATTTTATAATGTATCTTTGAACCACCATGACAGAGGTACGTTAAAAAGCATGGAGATGTCGTTGCCGGAAGGTCAGGTAAGGGATCTTCTGTTTGACGTGGCTATCGAGTCCGGTGATAGTAGCATGAGAAACCTTTTCTATCTGGATAGTCAGGATAGGATGATGGATGCCGGGTTTTACAGGTATCTGTGCCAAAGGAATCCGGGCCTGCTCCGGGAGGTCAACGGCGGCGTCGAGGTGAGACCGGACGGTTCGTTCTTGGCTCGTGGGAGGTATGATGATTTCGCGTCATTCCAATCCGGTTTATATGAGAAGGTAGGTGAGACGGTTGATGGTGCGATATACAGGTTCGTTGATGATCTTATATACTCCGATCCATCATCATATCAAGAAAATATGGTACGAAGGATGGGTGATGTTACGGTAAGGAGTGACGATAACCGCCTGTCAAGGATAGAGGATAATCCCTCATCCAGTAAGATAGTTAATGAATACACTGCTAATACAAATAAGTTGATGCGAGATTTTTCGTGTAGTTAATCTCTCTTTGGCGTCGTGAGACGTTTTCTTTCGAGCATTGAAACATTGAATTTATGGATTTGCATGAATCCGGGTCGTAGTGATACGTTCCGGATTTTTTTGTCTTGTATCGGTTCTTATTAATCCCATTTACAAGACATTAAGTACTTTGATGATGACACATATCACGATTTTAGGGCTGTTAATTTTTGAACTTTGTAACGCCCGCCATCAGGTGGGGTTATTATTAATTCAAAAATAAATAGACATGGGTACAAGTGGAGACAAAATCGTTTTGTTAGACGGTATGGGTTCCGGTAGTGGAAGCGCCACTAACGGTTTATTATCTATGATTCCGGGGATGTTCGCCAACTTAATAGGCGGAAATAAGATGGATCCGAACTTGGTAGCGGCTTTGATGAACGGTCGTAACAACCAAGACGGTTTCGGCGGGGCTAACGGTTGGTGGTTGTGGATCATCGTCCTGTTCTGGTTATGGGGTGGCCGTGGCTTTGGCAATGGTTTTGGCAATGGTAATGAGTGTTGCGCTAATGGTCTTCCAGCTCAATTGAATAACGACTATGGTCGTGAGTTACTGATGCAGGCTATCCAAGGTAACAGAAGCGCTATCGATCAGATCGCTAACGCCTTGAACTGTACTACCACTCAATTGCAAAGCGCTATCTGTAACGTACAAGGCGCTATCGATAAGGTAGCTGGTCAGGTAGGTATGACCTCTCAGGCTGTTATTAACGCCGTACAGCAACAAGGTTGTGAGATCGGTAATCAAATTAGCTCTTGCTGCTGCAATTTGAGTTCTTTGATCAACCAAAGCACGTGCGCTACTCAAAATATGATAACGCAGCAAGGCTTTGACAATCAATTACGGACGTTAGAGCAAACCAATGTTCTTCAGAGTAACATCAACCAAGGATTGACAAACAATCGTGAGCAGGCTACTACGCAGTTCAATATCTTGAGCGCTAAGATTGATGCTCAAACAACCTTGATTAATGATAAATTCTGTCAATTGGAAATGCGTGAGATGCAGAATACGATCAATCAGTTGCGTGATGAAAGGTCGGCTTACCAAGCCTCCGCGTTGACTCAGCAACAGACTCAGAATTTGATCAACCAGTTGAGACCTACCCCTGTGCCGGCTTATCCTTCATGCTCTCCTTACCAGACTTATGGATGGGGTCAAGCATTTTATGGAGGTAATTACGGATGTGGGTGCAACAATGGATGCTGCAACAACGGAAACGCTGCTATTTAACTCTATAAAGGAAGGAGGCTATTATGGCTTGTGTTTCTAAAATAGGGTCTCTTTATGAGTTGGTCACGAAGAACGTGGTAGTGACTACTACCAACACCATCTTCGGCATCAACCCAAGGATATGGCTGTCCTTGCCATGCGAGGGCCTTCTGCTGCTGAAAATCCGGCAGGTGGTTCCGACAACAGGCGAGACATTGCCAGTGCAGATAGCTATTCCAGCGAACAGCACCGTATCCACGGTAGGTGATGACACATGCTGCCCGGTAACCGGCGTGGCTGTGGTGAATCCGATCAACGTGGCTGTGACCGGAGCGGCTATGGTTAACAACACCGAACGCCTTGTTTATTTCAACAAGGTAAGGGGTGTATTGAGGCTCATGGATTGCTGTGTGCCTACAACTTCCGCCTCGGCGTCGGAGACGACTGTTGATGAGGGATAGGTTAGATTGGATGTCTAATGGGAGGGTATTCCCTCCCGCTTAAAAATCGAGATATGTTTAGAGACTTAAAGAAAGGATTTCAAGTATATACGCTGGATACGTCCGATGTTCCGGTGTTCAGGATGGGGAATGTGGTTAACGTGTCCGAGCCTAGGTTCCAGCAACCCCAGATGGGTCAGATGGGGCAATATCAGCAACTACAGGATAGGGTGATAGACCTTACCGTGGAGATAAACGGGTCTTCCATGACCTATGTCGTACCGGAGAGCAGGGATGTCGCTATGTCCAATAACATAACTTTGGCCTGCTCGGTCGATCCGATCATGAACCAGCTTAACGCCGCTAAGAGAACCAGCTCCGATATTCTCGATAGTATCGATAAGCATAGGAGGACACTAGAGGCTTGTGATTCGATCCTTGAGGAAATCAATCCGGCTTTTAAGCAGACTAAGGATCAAGACCGGAAGATCAAGAATCTTGAGGAGAAAGTCGATAGGATGGGATCCTCTTTCGATGAGCTAAAAGAGTTGTTAATTAAAAAATTAGGTTAAGATGAGAGTTATAGATTTAGGCGGCGGTCACGAAGAGGACTACAATGACGAGATCTACGATCGTAGAGGCGGCCGTGGACGTAGCAGACGTTCGGATGGGACTTACATGGGTTATGGTGGTGGAATATACGACCACTATGGCAAGGAGCATGACGGCAGAATGGATGAGCTAGAACGCCGTGAGCGTGATCTTGAAAGACGCGAGAGGGAGCTGGAACGTGACGAGCGTGAGCTTGAGAAACGCGAGAGACTCCATGAACGTGAGGACGAGATGTATCGCAGGGGATGGTTCGGTGAGCGTGGCATCCGTGACGAGTTCGATGGTACCGAGCCGTATATGCGCAGGGGACGCAGGAGTCGTTACTACTGAGGAGCAGACGCCGATGACCCGGATTATAAGCGGTATATAGACACCCATGGATATCACTTTTCCAAGGAGCTGGCTAGGGAAGCCGCTGACAAGATGCTTAACGCCGACGGGTCCAAGAGAAGATGGACGATGGAGGACGCTAAGCAGATGTTCGATAAATGCGGGGCCAAGAAACCTGATAACGCCACTTGGGGAGATATCCAATACCTGTTCGCTATGTTCTATAGCGACTACTTTCCTAAGGTATTGGATTGCGACCAGAAAATAGTCAAGGCTGTCTTGGCTTATCTGGAAGACCCTGACGCCCCGGAAGGGACGGCGTTCGTAAGGTATCTGGCGGTGCGGTGCTTCGTCGGTGACACAATCAAATGGAGTGATATGATTTAGTTTGATACAACGTTGGAGAACCCTGTCGGCAATAGAATACCGATAGGGTTTCTTTTTGACCGTAGCCTTATTATGATTACATTTGTTCGAGGTAGATCTTTTGTTCATAGGAAGGGTGGGCGGGAATGAAAAAAGGCATCCTCACGGACACCCTTCCCCTTTGGTTGAAAATCACTTAAAACATTATGAGTTACTACACTGCAAATATAGATAAATAAACATAAATAGCAATGGCTAAAGGACATTATTGGATAGAGCCTGTGGATCAGACGTTAAACGATTTTCAGTTTTATAAGGCCCGTATCGTAGGCGATCCTGAATATGACGAGAAACATCATCGAGTTATATTGAGGACTGATAAGTATTTCCCCGTTGGGAGTATCTTTCATGTCCTTAATGATAAGGAGATGTTTGTTATTGAACGGAAATTCAAAATCTGGGGCAATAAATATGTCATAAGACCTTGTGAGGGTGAATGGGAATGGGAGTCTGTTCAGAAACTTAAAGACAAGGCTATTATATTCCGTGCCGGGTTCCTGCATGGGAACGGCAGCTTCTAACACCTGCCCGTATCTACCCCCCCCTCGATTTCTTGGTGTTTATGTATATAGTTATATTTGAGCAAAAAATAAGTTTGATATGGAAGATTTTCAAGGTAAATACAATGGCAAGCAGATAGAGCAGCTTTTGGATAAGGCTAATGATATTGATCTTACCAAATATGCTCTTAAGACGGATAATGCCCCTACCGCCACTAAATTACGGGCGGCTAGGACCATAGCGCTGTCCGGGGCTGTTACCGGTAGTGTTTCATCGGACTTCGGAAGCAACGTAACTATCTCCACGACATTGGCTAATTTTGATGCCTCTAAGATCGCGTCCGGAACCATCAGTATAGATAGGTTGCCTAAGGCGGCTTTGGAGAGATTGATCGTGGTAGCTGACGATACGGCCAGATTTGCCCTTACCACCGCTACGGCTCAAAGTGGTGATACGGTAAAGGTAACGTCTACAGGTAAGATGTATCTGATAAAAGACGAGTCTAAATTAAGCAGTGAGGATGGATATGAGCCTTACACGGCCAGTCAGGCTTCCTCCGTGCCTTGGTCCGGGGTTACGGGCAAACCAAGTACCTTCACCCCTCCCACGTCCTCCGCTACCGTTCTTGGCGGTATTAAGGTAGGATATACGACTTCCGGGAAGAACTATAAGGTGCAACTGGATTCGTCCGGCAACGCTTACGTCAATGTCCCATGGACAGATAATAATACCACGTACAATCAAGCCACGGCTGATACTTTAGGATTGGTTAAGATCGGTTACGATACTAGTGGCAAGAATTACGCCGTGGTGTTAGACGGTAATGGGAAGATGTATGTAAATGTTCCTTGGACTGATAATAACACGACTTATGCTCAAGCCACGAGCGATAAGTTGGGTCTTGTTAAGATCGGATACTCTGCAACTGGGAAGAACTATCCCGTTGTTCTTGACGGTAGTGGTAAGATGTATGTGAATGTTCCGTGGACGGACACCAACACCACATATTCCAATATGGGGGCGGCTACTTCCTCTGCCGCAGGAAAGGCCGGTTTGGTCCCTGCTCCTGCCGCCGGAGCGCAAGGTAAGTATCTTCGTGGTGATGGAACGTGGCAGACACCTCCTAACACTACATATAGCAACATGGGCGGAGCGACGTCCTCAGCCGCAGGATCGGCGGGATTGGTACCAGCGCCGGCTGCCGGCAAGCAAGCGTCGTTTTTGCGTGGTGATGGCACATGGGTGGTTCCGACAAATACCACATACGCTAAGGCTAATACCACGACCTTAGGATTGGTGATGATCGGATATGCGGAGAATGGCAAGAATTATCCGGTGGAGCTGGATGGTAGTGGGAAGATGTTCGTCAACGTGCCTTGGACGGATACTAATACAACGTATGGTGTTGTGGGAGCTAATGGATCAACAGGTCTTGTAAAGAACGGAAGTACCGTGACAAGCGCTTCTGGCTATATCGCCTGTCCTATTGTCAGTGGTGTCCCTTATTATAAAGACACTAATACCACTTACGCCAATATGAAGGCAGCTACGGCTTCCGCCGCCGGTGCTGCGGGATTGGTTCCGGCTCCCGCTGCGGGCAAACAGACATCCTTCCTTCGTGGCGATGGTACATGGGTCGTACCTACCAATACCACATACGGATTGGCCTCTACTACAGCCAACGGCTTATTGAGACAGCTTAATGGTAGCACCTCTAATTTTATGCGTGGAGATGGTACATGGGCTACCCCTCCTAACACGACATATGCCGTAGCCAACGAGTCCACTAACGGTTTGATGGCGGCCGCCGATAAGAAGACCATGAATAGGCTTATAGGAGTTAATACGGTCACGACATTAGCTAACCTGCCTATTAGCAAGAGAAGTATCACGGCTACGTTATCAGCCGCTACCACCCTATCCGTGCAGTCAGGGATGCAGATAGGGGAGGAGCTGATGATCAGGTGCGTCCCGTCGGCGGCCTTCACGCAGGCTATACCCAACTCCGGGGATTATGTCAGCATGAGCGGAACTTCTATATCCACTACGGCCAACAAGCCTTTCGAGATAAATATCTGGTGTTACGCTTCAGGTAAGTATAGCATCGCCGTTAAAGAACAAGATTAAAGAACAGATTATGGCATATACATATATAAACAGGGAAATATATCCCAATCAATTAGTTCAGGACGATCCGCTTGATGATAATTACGCCAAGGGCTATAGTTATGATGATTACATTAACGGGAATCCCGCCCCATGGATAGAGCTTGGGGAGGAGCAATTGGCGTTCAAGGAGGCCAATCCTAAAGCTACGGTTAAGGAAATTATCGAGGCTAAATTGGATGACTCAAGGCTTCTTAATGAGGAGAAATCGGCTAAGTATGAGGAGATCAGGACTTATGAGAATAATAATCTTCATGAGTTTTTCTTGGATGACCAAAATATCTATATCCCTGAATATGATAGGAATAACGCTTTGTCTGATGGGGCTATAGCTGGTAAGATAACGATCATAGGTCTGGAGTTTGATATGACGGAAGGCAAGATCTTGATCGGGATGATGGATAAGTATGATAATGACCTGATGTCGGCGTTAGGAGTCAAACAGAGGGAAGTAAGCTTAGCCACTACCGTAGAGCAGGTGAGGGCTATTGACGCTCAGTCCGGCTATCCAGATAAGGTAAATATCACCATGACTTATGTCCGGCAACAGGCAAAGGAGAAAGATGCCTCCGATCCTCAGAAAGTGGCTGTCAGATTCTCCAGAATGGTGGTTAATAACAAGGCTATATCTTTATCCCCTAACGAGAAATTGGATGTTAAGGTCCTATTCCCTATATGGGGACAAGAGGGAGCGGAGTTCGGGTTGTCGGTGGATGCCGGATTCTGCCTCAGGGTGGTTAAGGACGATACGGATATCCTTTATGAGGTTATTCAACAACATACATTATCAAAGGAATGGGAACCCGGATTGGATACGGCTTCCTTATACAAGGTCATTGATAAGGAGCATGCCGGGACCATAGGGGATCCTATCCCGTATTTCCCTCCAATGGAGATATTCAAGGATAAGTATTATATCCAGAACGCTGATGTATATAAGTGTACTAGGGATAGCGGAACTCCTCTTAGTCATAATCTAAAGGACTTGATCGGGTTGTATGTTGAGGTTGTACAGGGCTAGTCGTATCTACCCCCCCCCTATATTTGGCTTGTGATATGATACAAGTTATTTTTGGCATAATAAAATGACATTTGTAAATATATTTAAGTATGGCATCACAAAAATTTGGTTTCGTAACCGTCGACCCGGTATCAGGATCAGGAGATCAGGCGGTTAATTTCTCCGGTGAGAAACACACCGGTCGTCTTCAACGCACTATCAACCTTACGGTCACCACGAACGGCGGGGCTAAGAAGGCGTTGGTAGTTAATCAGGCAGCGGCTGCTGAGGTGGTAAGATCAGACAGCCCTAACGCTTCCGTGCAAAAGACAGGCGGTAATGTTACCATCACCGGTAAGTCTAACAGTACTAAGCTTACGTTCGCGGTCACGCCGGCTGAGGATAACGGGCTTACGTTACAGCTCCCGGCTAACTACACGGCGGCTGGAAAGACTACGGCTAACGGAGCGGTTATCGCCGACGATCCCGGAGCCGCTGGCGAGTTCGTTTGGAGCATCACGATCTCGGACGTACCGGCCAACGTCACGATCGAGGAACTGACAGCTACATTGAAAGTAACCGCCGCTGGTGGCCAGACAGCCAACGTGACGGTAACTCAAGCCGCTGGAGACTCTACTATCGAGCTTGACAAGGAGACTATTAACTTGGATGTAAATGGTACTCAACAGACGGTTAACGTAACATCTAACGACAGCTGGACTTGGGCGCAAGCAGCCGCCAGAACCGTATTGAGAATGATGGGACGATAATCAGTTTCTTTTCGTTTACTCAGACCCCGATCGACTAAAGCCGGTTGGGGTTTATTTGTTTTGCTATCTTTGCAATAGAACAAAAATAATACAACTATGGCTAATGATTTGAATATTAATTGGAAGGACGGGGTAGGCGAGGTAACGGACCAGCCTCTGACCGTCAGCCCGGGGTCCGGGACCGGAAGCGCCCCCGTTTCCTTTGGCTCGGTGATGAACAACGGTCTTGATCGGACTCTTGAGCTGGAGATAACAACTCCAAAAGGTGTTAAGAAGACGCTCACGGTGAATCAGGAGGGATGCCGGCAGGCTTATATTACGAGTGACGGCAAACGATGGCTGACTAGCGACAATCGGGTGTATGGGGTTTTGAAAAGCGATGCTCCATGCGAATGCACGGGTGATTGCCCTTGATATTTTGTTTTTACGAATTTTGTAATTACATTTGTGGCGCATGTCCATCACCATGCTTTTCGTCGCTAATTTATTATAAGGGATACCGGTCTGTGATGGGATCGGCATCCCTCTGTTTTTTTTAATATGGAGAAGATAAATGTTTTCGATGTTCAGGTTCCTGATGGGAGACAAATCCGTTGTATGTCGTATAATAAGGTTACTTATTTTGATCTTGACGATATATGTAAGTTATGTTTTGACTCATACGATCTACATGATGTGGCTGACACTAAGGTAATGAGTGAGTTCCTGCACCGAGAGGGTGGTCGTTATTGGACTACGATAGATGGCGTAAGGCAGTTGTATCGTAGGATTGAGTGCAAGATGTGTTTTGAGGTTATAGAAAAATTAAAAAAATTATGAGAGAGCAGGAATTTGATTTCGTGGTATATCCGTTGAAGTTGATTATCACGGTAGGATTGGATTACGAGACGTTATGTAACCGTTTCGAGAACATGGAGCCGGATCATAAGGGAGAATGGGGTGATAAGGATGATATGGATAAGGAAGCGTCTTTCGTGAATCTGGTAAGGGATAGGGACGATGATGGTAAATTCGCCATACTTTGGAATTTTTCAAGCGACGATGATATAATGATGAGAAATATATGTCATGAGTCGTTCCATATAGCCATGAGCGTGTGTCAGTTCTGTAATATGTCGCTTGGATTTAAGGTCGGGGAGGATGAACATGCGGCGTATATAGCCGGCTTCGCTGGTGATTGTGTTAGCGAGTTTATCAACAATAAGGATATGGATTAGACTATAAATTCATACAAGGGATACAAGAATATCAGCCTCCGCTTATTCGTGGAGGCTTTTTATTTATCTTTGTGAAAAACATTTATTTATGAGCAGTTGCGTAATTAAAAGGAATAAGGAAGGTAAGATAGCTCGTGTCTTGACTCCTTCCGGCGAGGTATCCACCTTGTTCGATAAGATAGCGGGTATAGCCGCCGTAAGTGACCTTAATAAGGCCGCTGAGGCTTATATGACTATTTATAACGATAAGTTCAGGTCTAAGTTCGGAGACTGGACGAGATCCGTGCCAAGAAATAAGGAGGCTGCCAGATCCATAAGCGCCAGACTTAGCGCCAGCGAGTGGGGGCAACTTATGTCAGCCAAGGTCCTGTCCGCCATAAGCGACATGGATGCCCCAGCGTTGGCCAGAAACCTTGGGAATAGCGACAGTGTCGTGGCTTATCTTACCTCCGGAGAGGTAGGTGATGTCAATGATATGGCTGTGGTAGATACATCCACGGTACAGGAGGTGGATCTGGATTCCATAAACGAGGATAATATTGGCGATACGATACTGAAAGAGGCGTCATGGGATGATATAAGGGCTATCAGGGAGAATATAGATATTAAGGAGACAGCCCGTATGCTATGGAAGGCCGTGGAAAGCGCTTTTACCGGGCAACGACCTAATATTAGGGTTAAGGGCGGAAATATAGATGGTGAGATTATATTCTCCGGGAATGTCTTGCCGTTAAACGATATTGAAGATTATACGCCCCCATCTTCAAGATTGGTGTATGATTCCGGTGAGCCTCGCCTGTTCTTTAAATCGGATGACGGCAAGATATACGACTCTTACGCCAACGCCATAAAAGGCTCGTCCGGCGGGCGGATCGAGGCCGGGTTCTTGGCCGGCAGTGTCGAGGAGAGCGACGTCCCGTCCGGTACGGCTGACATCTCCTTTGGCTCGTCCTCCATAACCCTTAACAACAGTGATTCGTTCATCCCGGTCCTTGGCATCAGCTCAGATTCTAATATAAGTACCCGTGGAGGGTTTGTCAATTACCTTATCAAGAAAGGTCTGTTGAGCGGGGAGCGTATAAGGCTAGGAGATAGGTATTATCTTACAGGGACCGGCAACTCTGATGGTCTTAAGATCTATAACGCTATGGACGCCTTGTCTAGACTAAGGAACAGGTTTGGTAGTATGTCTTCTGAGATGAACGTATTAGGCTCCATCGGTTTTGATACGGAGGTAAATAACGATCTTGATCTTATCACGACATCAGGGGAGAAGGTTACGGTAAGCAGATCGGAGATAAAGGGCATGTTAAGGCAAGGTAAGTTTGAGGAGCTTAATAATAAGTATGATGGGTTCATGGAGCTAGCCTTGTCGTTGATGATGGAGGATAACGCCTTGTACGGAAGTAATGTCCGTGGGGTTATTGAGAATGAGAAGGCGGAGGATCTTCAGAACAGGACTGATATCACCAACATCTTATCCACGTTAGGTATTCGGGTGATGGGTATGTCCGAATATATGGATAAGTATAAGATGCGTAATGGTGTCGAGCCTTCGGCTAGGGCCTTATCCGATATGGCTAATGGGGTTATTGCCCTGGCTGAGGGAGCTACGGTAGAGGATCTTAATGAGGAGGTGGCTCACTTCTTGATCGATACTTATCGTAATCAGCAGGAGATTGACGAGGTTCTGGACTCTGTTGTCGACACGCCATTATGGAATCAATTCGCCGGTCGTTACTATGAGGTGTATGGGAAGGAATACCAAGGGGAGGAACTGGATCGGATGGTGAAGCGGGAGATCCTAGGTAAGACGTTGGCTCAGCGGTTCGTACCGGGCATGGAACAGGCGGTGGAGGATCTGGCCTCGTCCGAGGACGCCCAGCTCTCCTTGTTTGGCAGGATAATCCGGGCTATAAGGAATTTCTTCTCTACCCAAAGATCAGACTTGAATAAGGTTCTTGATAGGATAAAGGAGTCGGCGTTAGCTGATGATCCAAGCGCATTTGACGTGCTTCTGTTAAAGGATAGCGACCATCTTATGTACTCATTATCGGATGTTGATGTGGCTAATAAGCTGATCAAGAACGGTAGGTCATTGGAAAGACTATATACCAGATTGCAGAGGATGAGGTCAAGCCAGAGTCAGAGGATCGGTGAGAGTATCTCCCTTCTACGTGATATAGGCGAGAAGGTAAGACAAGTCGGGGGTGAGCTAAATAAGAATAACAACCTATTATCCACCAAGAGCGTCATAGCGACCGCCAAGGCTGAGGTGGAGTATTTGGTCACTGTCGCCAGTAGCCTACGTAAGAGCGGAAAAGGATTGGATTATGAGACGATACAGGTTATCGATAACGTATATGGGGAGATAGTTCCTCTGATCAGGAACCTTCGTGGATTCGTCAATAATCAGGCGGCTGATTATTATGGCAGCAATAAGGTTGGTATGGTAGAGGATATGGATGATATATTACGTATGGCTGAGACATCCATGTCTGATATAAATGCTCTTCGAAGTGATCGTAATGAGGACTGGCTGGATGGACAGCTCAGGATGTTCAATATCCCGGAAAGATATTGGAATGGGATAAAGAAGTTGATAAATAACATCCATAAGGATATCAATGTCATGTCCCGGTTCTTTGGTACGCTGGAGCATAGTGGTAACGCTATTTTAGGTATGTTAGGCCAACGTCTAGCCAAGGCCCATAATGAAGCCCATATCGAAGGTATATCTAATATCAATAAGATGACTAGGATGATGAAAGAGCGTGGATGGGGGATAAAGGATAATGAGGATCTTATACAGAAGATAAATGGGAAGAACTCGGATTACCTTGACTCGTCCCGTGATTTCGCCAAATACGATTTACTATACAGGACCGAGCAGGCTAAGGCTATTATCGATATATATGATCTTAAGAATGTTACGGGTAAGACCGAGAAACAACTTATCGACCTTCTTCTATCCGATAGAGGCCTTAAGGTGAAGACCCGTGACGACATAGTAGGATATGACGGGGATAAGCCTATCACTAAGGAGGTATATCATATATTCAAGCCTACCATCCAGAATTTCGATATCTCGGACATGACGTTCGAGGATCAGCAACGGTATCTGGATACGATAAATAAGTGGTTGGATGAGAACCGGGAGAAACCTATGGTGCAGGCTTATTACGATAAGATCGAGAAAGTCAATAAGAAGGTCGAGGAAAGACTGGGTCGTAGGGTATCGCAAGCTACGTCCGATTTCATGACCCGTATCCGCAGGAGCAGGTATGTGGCTATGGATAAGTTCGTGAGGAACGGGAAGGTCGATTGGAAGGCGTTTCAATCCGATCCTATAGCTTGGAGATCTTATCTGGATATTTTACGTGATAGGGCTATAGCCAAGAGCGAGTGGTATTCCGATGGGACACCAAAGGAAGAGGGATCCGAGGCTCTGATGATGTCCGAGGAGATCAAGGCATGGGACGAGGCGTGGGCCGAGGAGTTCGGGAATACCAACGAGGGTCGTAAGGCTTCCGCCGAGTTCAAGGAGATACTTCGTGGGATAGAGCGGTCCGAGGGCGGTAAGGCGGCGTTCGAGTTCCTGCTGGCCGGTGGTCATCTTGGTTTCTCCAAGGATATGTGGGGATCCGAGGAGGGTGATTATTACGAGAATCTTGTTGATAAGATCACGGAGCAATCTGTATCATCATCAAGAATAGAGAAGGTAGAGGAGGCGATGGCGACAATAAACGAGATCAATGACCAGCTAAGGCCTTTGCTTATCCAGTACCGGGATAGCACGAGATACGGGGAATATGATTTCGACAGGCTGCGCGGGTCGGCGTCGCTAAGGAAGATAAACGAGTTGTATGATCGTCTGGCAGAAGCTAAGAGCGTCATTAATGCCGCCGCTTCCGCTGAGGATATTGAGATGGATATGCCTGATACGGTGGAGAGTGGAGTCACGGATTCCTACCGTAACGCTCTAAGGGACGCCATGGCGTACGACAATGGCATGGATGAAATTAAATTCGCCAAGGAGCATATGTCCGCCCGCTCCCGCAGCCAAGTGGAGCGGATGGCCTCCAAGCTATCCCGGAAGAACCCGTCATGGACAACCGTGGAGGTGGCGTTCTTTAGAAAGAAGTACGGTCCTGACTTCAACAATAAGCTGGCTAATGATATAGCTATGGGTAAGGCTAATAGTATACTTATCGAGTACGCCAGAACTCGGCTATATCCTTATATGAGAAAATACTCTCCCAAGGGGTATTCTGGCTTCGTCAGGAAGATAAATAACGGTACGTATAAGGTATCCGAGTTCTTTGATGCCATGGAAAATGGTATATCAAAGGAAGAGAGCGTATCCCGTTTCGGGTTCGATATTAATATGATTGACTTATCGATCAATAACCAGTGGCTAGAAGAGGCCGATGCCGAGAGTTCTTTCCGTAATCCTAATTATAATCCCGATCTGGGTTATGGATATCATACGCCTAGGTTCGATAAGTACAAGAACGAGGCTTTTTTCAAGAAATACGGTATTACCAACGAGGGGGAGGAAGCTACGATCAATAAGGATAAGTGGGAGATGAGGAAGGAGCTGCTTAACATAAGCCGTAAGGCTATGGAGGATTATGATGAGCGATTCCGGAACATCTACCAAATACCACAGATATCCAAGGGCGGCGTGGAGAGGATGGTGCAGGCCGGGGTTGACCCGAAGGCGGTCATCGGCAACGCCGTACGTGATATCGTTGGCGAGAGGGTGGATGACCCTATACATGGTCAGGGGCAAGACCTAGGAGGGATTGATGAGAACGATAACAAATATCGTATGATCCCCAAATACTATCTTAGTAAGTTGGAGAACGCCGATGACGTGTCCCATGACTTCGCCTACTCCTATTCCATGTTATCCTTACAAGCGACCTCTTACAAGTATAAGAGGGCGGCCTTGGATGATGTCATGGGATACAGGAACATGATGCTGGAGACGCAATACGACGGCGGTAAGAACCCAGAGGCCACTCACGCCTATAGAATGTTTCAGGACTGGGTTAACGCCAGTATCTATGATGTTAGGATAAATAATAAGCGGGCAGAATGGAATATAGGTAATTATAAGGTCGATCTTAATAAGCTGGCTCTTATGTTTACCAAATTCGTATCCAAATCCAACTTAGGCTTCTCCCCGTTCGTCGCGGCTACCGGCGCCCTTACCGGGCAGGCCAACTTCCTTTTGGAGGGTATGGTAGGGCAGTATATAAGCAAGGACTCCATGAAATACGCCTATGGGGAAGCCCAGAAGCAGTTAAGTACGTACGTGTCGGAGATCGGGGATATAAACCGTACCAACAAGCTATATGTCGTTGGAGAGGCTCTAGGCGTATTCAATGTCCGCAACCGTGTACGATCGGCGGCGTATAACAAGATCTGGAGAACCTTATTCCGGGACCTGCCGTTTAAGATGATGGAGGTTCTTAACTCCCCGTTGGATCCGCAGGTCATTATCTCGGTCATGGATGATACCCGCCTATACGAGGGTCAGTTCTGGTCATACTCCAATTTCAAGGAGATGATGATGAAAGACAGAAATATGTCCGCCAACGAGGCTAAACGTGATTGGGAGCGTTTAAGGGATTATTCTATGTGGAACATGGTAGATGTCAAGGATGGAAAGATCGTGGCTAAGAACGAGGCTAACAAGGATATTATAGAAAGATACATACCTACCTTGTCCAGCAGGGTCAGGAGCATGGTGCAGATCTGCGACGGCGCATTGAACGAGCAGAACCGGGTGGGGGCTAGCCGGAACGCTATCCTTAACATGGTGCTGCCTCATCGTGGATGGTTTATATTGGCCGTACAGCGGGCGTATAAGAAAGCCGGTTTCAATTTCCAGACCAACCAGTTCGAGGAAGGATATATGAGAACATTATGGAGATTGGCCGGAAATGTCTATGGCTCGATGTCCGAGGGTAGGATGGGGGAGGCATATGACGTGCTTAAGGAAGAGTATGATAAGCTTACCCCCTACGAGCAGATCAATATCAAGAGATCGATTATCAATATGGCGGTATTCGCCACGATGATGGCTATAGGACGGGCTTTGATGGGATATAGGGAGGATAATGAGGATAGCTGGTTCGGGCAGTTCATTACCTATATCGGGTTCAGGACGATCAATGAGATCGCTTCCCAGACATCCCCGTTCATGGAGCTTAATGCCATAGACATGCTACAGGATCCGCTGGTCACCGCCCGGAAGTTAGGCGACCTCACCGATCCTCGAAACTGGGATCCGTTCGCTACCGTCCAGACCGGCGTGTATAAGGGCGAGAGCAAGCTATGGAGGCAGCTCATGAAGTTCTCGTTTGGTAAGCAATGGTATAATATCAAGACGGCTAGGGATATTAAGCAGACATCCGACTACTGGTTGATGACCAACGGCATGACGATGGGATTCTTTCTAGGTGGTAGGAATAAGGATGAGTCCGGAGAGGACGCTAATTGGTACTTTGACAGGGGAAGATAACTGCTGATATAGCGTGATGAAAAAAATAGCCAGTAGATTGCTTAAAACAATCATATTGGCTATTTTTGTATTCCCATCTATCCATCCCGGACGGATGGGAATAGGTAATTATTTTATGAATACAAATGTAGATCTTTTTCATGATTCCACGAAGAACAGTAGTGAAATTTTGACGTCCGAATCCAACGAAACAGGGTCTTTGAAAATTATCATGCCTGATAAATTGAATCAGTTGACAGCTCGATCGTCCTACATATGTCATATAGACGATTTCGTTAAAGGGAATAAAGATTATTATGGATTTGATATACAATCTGATAGCGAAATGGAATATGATTATGAACTAATCATAAACAAAATAAAACATATCAATAACAATACTGGTAAACATGAATATATATCAATATTTAATAATTTCCCTGTATTAGGTTTTATGTTATGTCAGATAGCTAATTTAAATGACCTTAGGATTCTTGGTGGATACAGATATAGCATAAGATTGAAAAATATATCAGAAAGGGATATTGT